TTTAGTATCATTTTGTATACATATATATCCATGCGGACGGGTATATTGTGCCCTTATGTATGGTTTTGCGCTTGAATCGATCCTAAAAGGTATATAATAGGCGGTACTTATTGTATATTTTTTATCTATATCTAGGCTTGTCTTTCTTTAGAGGTAGCTCTAGGGGTTGATATATATTATGTTGTTGATACTCAATTATTTGTATTATTTGGTTATTGTTTTTAAATTACGGTTACTTATTGTATATTTTTATGGGTGTATTTATATATTTGGTGCTTACCTTGTTTTGTGGGTATATGGCGTTTGAGTTGGGGCGGTATGTTATAGCTACGGGCGACGCCCTGCCTATAATCATAGTTTCTTTATTGGTTTTATTATCAATACATTGTATTAGGCAAGTATATAAGGCAATCAAGAACAAAGACCTCGATATCCTAGACTGAATCGGCGTTCCACGTGGAACAAAGTAGCGGAAGGTCTTAGGATTTCGTGGGGATTTCGAGGGAGGGGTGGGGTTTGCGTGATGGGACACCTCCAAACAGGAAACAAACAGGAAAAAAACACCTCCAAACAGGAAAAAAACACCTCCAAACAGGAAAAAAAAACACCTCCAAACAAGAAAAAAAACACCTCCAAGCAAGAAAAAACACCAACAAACAAGAAAAAAACACCAGCAAACAAGAAAAAAACACCTCCAAACAAGAAAAACACCTTTCGAGCAAGGGAAACGCCTTTCAAGCAAGGGGTATCTTCCGATCAAATGCAAAAGCTTACAAATGGTAGGAGTTTCCGGTCAAGGCAAGGCGGAGGAAACCAAGGGGAACGGGAGGCGGCGATGGCGTGGGGTTGGCCCCGCTGGTCGTCCGTCTCCGTTCCCCTTTGGCGGTAGTATAGTAAATAATCTGCTGTCGCTAGGTGCTGAGCCTACCAACGTGGAAAGGCAAGACGGGTTGATAGAATGGAAGAGTGATGGATATATAGATGTAGGAGGCGTACAGGTATGGGCTTACTATTATTTCGAGGATGGTGAGGATGTTGATAGATGTGATTGGGAGGATCATATGGAGATAGAGGTAGAGGAATGTTGGATTTAAAACCGGTTGATGGTGGTGGAATAACACCAAGGGGAACGGGCGGCAGTGTCACGGCGTGGTAGGTCACGGGTGTCGGCTGCCGTTCTTTTCTTTGGCGTGGTAATATAAAATACTAATAACATGGACGAGATTATGAAATTACAAGATGAAGCGCTGCTTTATCTGCGTGATAATATTACAAAGGATGAGGCGTATTATATCCTTACGACTGACAAGGATATGATAGAGATTCTTATATCAGATAAGAAGGACGGGAGCAAACGTATCAAGATTCTTGATGCGGAATATACTATAGAGAAGGATGATATGTTATTGTTATTCGATACTGATGGGGTGATAGATGAGTGTCTTTTGGTTGCCAGCTACATAGGGATAAATATGTATTTCCGCAGGCAAGATGTCAACGCTATTTTGAATAATATCAATAGAGAGAAAGTTATGAAATATCCTTACATAGCTATTCAGTTAGATAATATACAGACTATAGAAAAGCGTAGGGTTATATTCGAGATAACCGGTCATAGGGTGGATTATGATAAGGTGGATTTTATGTTTGTTTATTTTATGGCTAGAATATTATGAGAGCGAGAAGGACTGTGAAGGAAAGAGATATTGTGAAGATATTGGTGTTCGGGTATGATAGGACGCTTATAAAATCCATTAAGGATTCCGGATTCAGAAGTATGTCGGATGTAATATCGTACGCCAATAATATGGTCGGGGATAAGCCCATTGATCATATTAGGGTGTCGAATGAGGCTCGTGGGTGGTGTGGATCATATACTAATTATGGTAAAATGATAGATTAGTTTGATAGGATGATATGATATGAGAAGGATTATAAAAGAGAAAGACGATATCAAGGTATCTATATTTAGTGGGGATAGATTGGCTCGTGTTTTCATTGATTCTGGGTATAGGAATATAGCTATGGTGATAGCCGATTGCGGCAGAATAGCTAATGGTTGTTATCATATACATCATATTGAGGTGGTAAATATGGATAGGGGATGGTATGGTACATACACCTTATATGGAAGGAAAATAGATTAGTCGGATAGTGAACAACAAAGGAGGTATATATGGATAATATTATAACAAATGTGGATGGCGTGAAAGTAAAAGTAAGAGTATATGATTTTTGCGATGAAGTGGCTGATAGATATACCATAGTATATGTAAATAAAAATATAAAGGATGGTTATGGGGTGGTGTATTATCCTGTTTTCTCATGTAGTGAGGATCCATTCCATCCATTAGGAGTGGGGATGTATGCGGGAGATTATTATCCGCATAGAAGTCATATGTACAATTTTGGTAAAAGAGTGAAGGATATAGATTCACTGCCAAAGAAAGTGATTGAATTTATAAAATATATTACACGATGAACGAAATAACTTACAACAATTACGATTTGGTTGCTTTTGAGCAGAATGGAGAAGTGGTAGTAGCCGTAACATTCTACAGGTATTATAAGAAGAAAGCTAAAGGTGAGGTTAATTATAGGTGGAGAACCAGATGCCCGGAGCTGGTGGATAAGATCGTAAAACACCGTACCAAGGTGTTTACCGGTCAACTTATCCAGTTAGCGAAAGCGTATGGGGAGAAAAAGGTTATAAAATATCAAAAGGAGGAGGAAGAAGTATGTCAAAATACGATAGAGACGCTATAGAGATATATATACTGGATCATATAGATACAGATAATTATGGTAAGCAGTTTAAATACGATAGGGAATATATGTCTTTTATGCTTAGTGTATTCAAGAATGAGTATAAAGAACATATCAAAAGGGCTGGAATTAAGAATGCTTTTGAGGATTACATAATGAGCGTTCCGTCTATATTCAGGATTCATATAGCGGATTGTGATATTAGATATTTATTACGTTCATGGGGAGTGGAGTTTGATGAGGATGATGATGAGATATACATCTTAAACAAGAAGATCATAAGAGAGGTCTTTTTTAAGATGTGTGAGGATATGAAAGTTTGTTAATGTTGAACCAAACCTTGGCGGGGCGGAAGGATATATCATGATCGTACGTGTACGGATATGATCCGGGGTCGGTTCCCGGCGCCTTGGCATAATTTAAATATAAATGATATGGGAGATAATATTTTAAGAAAAGCGGCAGAGGAGTTAAAGAAGGCCGGTTGCAGGGTTTTCGCATGGCAGGATGATACTTATAACAGGGGTTGGAGCAAGGGTGATTACATAATGTTATATTACGCCTTCCCTGATTCGCCTAACATCGGGTATCTGAGTCATGGGGAATATGGGATGAGCGTAGCGTATAGTAGAGCTTATATACCGAGCTGTGGAAGTGGATCGGGATGCTGTGTCAAGGAGGAAGCTACGTTTGACCTTGAGACGGCGTTAGACGTGCTGAACGGGCCGTTACCTAGGTGGTGTAGGTCTTATGGGGTTTATCCAAAGCAGTACGATAATATTGATAAATGGTATAATAGCGATAATCATAACAAAAAATTATTTAAGGAGATTTGATATGGAGGTAAAAGATTGGGAAAATCTGGTTTTGAATACAGAAGTAGGATCACATTGTTTTGTTACGCTGATTGATGATAAGGATATCAGTAGAGGTTATGCGCAAATCAGACGTGCGGAGCATTTCGGGTATAACATCTGTTTTACAAGGTTATATGGGAATAAGTTTTATTTCGAGAAGATAGAGGAAGGTCGTACGCAACAATATATCAATAGGAGGAAATAAAATGGTAATAGAGTTTGATTTCGAGATATACAAAAACGGAGATTACGATAAGGTATATCTACGTAACGGAAAAGAGGCAAGAGTATTATGTGATAATGGGAGGGGTAATAGTCCTATGGTCGTGATGATTGAGGATGATAAAGCGGATGATTATATTATTCTTCGTTATAACGAAACTGGCAGGAGGAATATCAATGGTCAATCGGGTCTCGATCTTATGTTATCGGTAAAAGAACGGGAACCAGAATTATGGGTTGTTGTCATATCTTATATGGATAATAAGGATAAGAGACAAAAGATGGTCTTACCTAATTTTTTCTCAAGGAATATAAGAGGGAATATATATCTTCAAGGAAGCTCTAAATCAAGTGTATCATATTATGTTGATAAGCTAGAAGAAGATGGGTGCTTCGATGAGCTATGCGAGAAGATAAGGGTAAAGAGAGATCGCATTTATAACATGGAAATAATATCACTATCAGATGACGAGACGGCAGTTTAACCAGTTGATAAATGATCTGGACGGTAAAAACCCGTTTATCGTGTTGCATAGGGATGCCGTTGCGCCTAAATACGTAGGCGTGGAGGTCTCGAAAGAAGGCGTGGTATACAACTACTCGGTTATAAGCATAAACGACGAATATAAGCCTAAAAAGGCTCTTATTTCGAAGATATTGGGTATAGCTGATAATCTTAATAGCGATAAAGACTTAAAAGAGGATTGATTGGATGTATTTATGGCATGCGGCATCATATACGATATAATGCCGTGAATAACGTTGCATGAAGGATATGTATGGCAATATGATAGATAACGTATTTGTGTCTTGACATCATAATATTATGCCATTATATCCTCTTTTTGTATAAAAAGAATAACAAGTAATATAAATATCTTGAATATGGATGAGATTAATATAGGAGATGAAATTGTGTTTAATATAACCGGCAACCATAATATAGGATACACTAAAGGAGAAAAGTATATCGGGACAGTGTTAAGTAGGGATCACCGATCACGCCTTTATGTACGGACGATAGGAATGCCTAGGGCTTGTATTGATGAACGGTACGTGGATAAGATTATTGATACGGGTGATGATTTTGATATGGATGAGGCGATCCCGAATCCTGTGGCAAGGGAGTTGTATAAGTTGATGAGCAGGTATATTTATACGTTCGGAAAGTCTCATGAAAATATAAACGGATATATCGTGTATGAGTGTATAATGATGGGTAGGGATTTAAGACACAATGTTATGTGCCTGTTACATGGTCGTGGATTTGAGATACGGCATATTGATAGTTATTCTTGGTGGATGACTAATGAGAGGCTGATGTCCGAGGTAACATATGCGGAGGGGGATATTCATATAGTTGTTCATGAGTGTATGGAGGATTATGTGGATAATGTGAGATTTGGAGAGGAGTTTTATAAAAACAAGGAAGTATGATAAGATGCTTACTCGTGACGGCGATGATAGTATTGACACCGCCAAAAGGGAACGGAGGCATGCCCCTCGCCCCGAAGCCGGCAGTGGTCGAGGCACGGGTATGGGATAAGCTGGCGGCCGCCCTATCTTTCGTGGAGTCAAGGGATGACGATCGGGCGTACAACGCCACTTCAGGGGCGTTAGGGAGGTGGCAGATGAAAAAGGTGTATGTAGATGAGGTTAATAGGATATTGTGTCTTAAACGGGAGAAAAAGCGGTATAGATACGATGATAGGACAAATCCTGTCAAGGCTAGGGAAATGTTCGAGATATATCAATCTCATCATAATCCTAAAAAGGATATAGATCGGGCTATAAGATTGCATAGGGGGCTACATTCCCCTAAATATGTCAAGGAGGTTAAGAACAAATTGAGAGAATAAAAATATAGGAGGATTAACATGGACGAGGATAAAGTGATACGACCAATGGATTTTGTTAGGCTTACGAGTATTGACAAATCAAAGGTGATTAAGGATACTGAGAACCATATAGGGCTGGTCAAGGAGGTCAGTCGGGACGGGAGAATGAGTATAATATGGATAGGTGAAACTTACAGTCAGTTGGCGTGGTTCAAATCGAGCGAGTTGGAGGTGGTGGATAACCTTGTGAGCATCCTGACATGCGGGCTGGCTAACTTTCGAGGAGACGGAAAAGAGAGCGCGGATAAATTTTATTCGATTGGCTAGAAATAAGGACAATTAATTAGAGGAGAAAATCATATGGATCGTGAGACATTAGTAAATATCGTTTATAGCGGTAAAGTAAGATTTATACCAGTAAGAAGATGTTCATTATGTGATGAATATATAGGATATAAATTCGTTAGGATGTGCGATGGGAGTATGATTCCAGTATTTTCTAGTGGATGTGGGTGTTGTGGAGTTAATAATGGACAATTGTTTGAGAGGACATGGGATGAGTTGCTTGATATTATCAATAATCAAAACAAGCCTATGGATAAGAGGACAGAAGTGGATGAATTATATTAAATGAATTAACATAATAAAATGGCTATAAAATCTTATAAGGGATTCGACAAGAATCTTAGATGCAGAGGCTTCCAATACAAAATTGGAGGGATATATGAGATGGATGGAAAGATCAAGATGTGTAACAGAGGCTTTCACGCTTGCGAAAGCCCGTTTGATGTTTTTGATTACTATACTATGATAGATTCTAGGTTTTGCGAAGTAGAGCAAGACGGGAATATATCCAAGTGGGATAGAGGGACAAAAATTTGCTCATCGAAGATTAAAATAAAAGCAGAGTTAAAATTGGCTGACATGATCAATCTTGGAGTTGAGTGGCTAAAAGAGATCACATCACCTGAAAAAATAAAAACGAGCATAAAGGATAATTCATCCGGCAACAATGCCCAGATCGGCTCATCTGGCGACGGAGCCCAGATTGGTTCGTCTGGCAACAATGCCAAGATCGGCTCGTCTGGCTACGGAGCCCAGATTGGTTCGTCTGGCTACGGAGCCCAGATTGGTTCGTCTGGCTACGATGCCCAGATCGGTTCGTCTGGCAACAATGCCAAGATCGGCTCATCTGGCGACGGAGCCAAGATTGGCTCGTCCGGCTACGATGCCCAGATCGGTTCGTCTGGCGACGGAGCCCAGATTGGTTCGTCTGGCTACGGAGCCAAGATTAGTTCGTCCGGCTACGGTGCCAAGATTGACAGCACTGGCGAAGACTGTGTCATCATGTGCGCAGGTATTAACTCAGTGGCAAAAGCCTCAAAAGGATCATGGGTAACACTATCCGAATGGTCTTATTCTGAGGAAAAACAAAGATATATTCCCATTTGTGTAAAAACGGAATTTGTTGATGGAGAAAAGATAAAAGCAGATACATATTACAGTCTGAAAGGGGGAGTTTTTGTGGAATGGATCAATGATTAAGAGGAGGTGTTATATATGAAATGGATGGTAATAAAAGGGGTTAGATATCCTAGTTCCGTGATATCAGCATTTGCGGCATATAATATGGATAACCCCTTCTTGAAGGTCAGGATAAGAAACAAGTATCATATAGTGCCTTTTGATGATGTTAATAAGATGGCTAATCAGATGGTATATTTAATGGACAACTATCCTGATTTCGTTCAGATAGGGAGATGGTGGATATCCAAGAAACATGTGATGTCATGGACGCCCAAGGGGGAGACCGTGGACGGATCGGGCTGGGTTATATCCTTCACCCTGTCCTTTGGTTTGGATAATGGGACTCAAATTAAGTTTGATAAAGAAGATGAGTACTTAAATGAGATAGATAGGCTAAACGAGTTGTTTAATGTAATATTATGATATGAAAAGCAAGAAAGATTATATAAGCATGCTTAACGCTCTTGGTAGTTCTTTGTCTAGGGAAGAATGGATGATAGGAGGCAAAGATAGATATACAGGTAGGGATAATTATGGAGTTATGTTGAAAAGATATGATCCTATAGCTTTTGAGGTAGGATATAGAGAATGGAAGAAACAATGAGTAATACTTGAATCGGGATTGTGGCGGTTCGTGAGAATAGCTACAATCATATCTCTAAACGTGAACATAAGGAGGTACGTATGTCATTCGATTGACATTAGGGATCTAATTATATTAAAAGAGGAGGGATTTTGAAAAAAAATGTATTAAAACTGTATGAGTTTGATGAGTTACCAAAAGACTCACGAGAAAGGATCGTAGAGTGTGAGCGTTGGAATGTAATGAAGCAATGTATGGATGCTTATGACATAGACTATAAAAAGTCAATGGAAGCCTTTGAAGATCTGACAGATACTAAGGTTTATGATTGGGAAGTTGGATACGAGAGATATGATTTTAGTTATGAGTTTAAATACGAAGATCCTATTTATGAACATCCTACAGATTATCATCGTGATATATTCCCTGAGAATCTATGTGACAAATTACTGTTCAGATATATCAACAACAATATTATGCCATATATTATCAAGGGCAAGTATTTCTCCACGTCAGGTAAATATATTGATGGGAAATACAAATACAAGCACAAGTATAGTAGGGTGATGTTTGACTATGGAGATAATTGCCCATTGACAGGGATGTGTTATGATTATTATCTCCTGAAACCTATAATTGATTATTACAATGCATGGTGTACTTATCCGGAGGGTTTTTCTTTAGAGGATCTGATGAGACAATGTTATGATAATTTCTTCATGTTATGGCGTAAAGAATATGAATATTGGGTTGATAACGAAGACGCTATACGTGAAGAGCTTCATCATAATCAGTACGAAGATCAACTTTATTATGAGAATGGGGATGTGTATGTTGAACCATTAAATGAAATAGTATGAAAGTAATATGTACAAGGTGTGGCGGAACAAACATTGCTTGTGAAGCGATCGTAAATCCAAACACAGGGAAAATAATAGATTATCTTGATGAATCTTTTATGCATGCTAATTGTGGGGATTGCAAGGAAGAGGTAGTGATAACGGATGTAGATAGAGTCAAGAAAGATATTGATTCTATGTTTTTCGAGTTCGTTAAAAAGAATGGGAAAGAACCTGAATACGTAGAATGTCAGATCGTATGGAAAGACACAGGGGATGATCAAAGAACGACAATAAAATTATCATTAAGCATCAATGATGATGATAATGATAATGTTTTCTATTACTGTAATGGGATAGAATCACTTAAGTCACTTGTGGAATATGGAGTAGGAGAGTTTATTGTAATAGATTGTTGGAGTTTTTTTAGTATTGATAATTTGTAAATTGATGAGATTATGAATATAGAGGTAATAAGATACAGGCTTCCAGTTTATTGGGCTTGCGCTCTGATAAATGATGACTATACTGGATTATGTAAAGAAGAATGTCAAGAAATAAAAAACTTCTTGAACATCGCAGATGGCTATCCGGTAGATGTGGATTGGGAAACAGAAGGGTTCTATCAATATAATGATGCAGGAACACTTCCGGGAAATTGTGCCGATTTTATTTTTCATAAGTTAAACGATTAAACATAAAAATATGAAAACTGCAAATAAACTAACTTTTTTTAAGTACAAAATTCTTTACAGAAAACAAAAGGGAATACAGAATAACAGTCACGATATCGTTAGATGATGATTGTCATAACAATATGTGTGATTGGAGTATAACCGCTGACATTCGTTGGAAAAACGAATATGGGATATATAAAGAGTATATGGGAGGCTGCTGCCACGATGAGATTGCGAAACATTGTCCGGAATTGGCGAAGTTTATACCATTACATTGTTGTAATCATTATGGTGCTCCTATGTATCCGGTGGAAAATGGCATGTATCACATAAAGAATAGCGATAAGTCTGTGGCTATTGAATATTTACGTATATCAGACAAGGAATATTCCAAATTATCTGAAGCGGTGGATGATAAGATGTATTTCAAGTATCTGCTTTTCAATCTGGGGATTGTGGATAGATGGAAACGTGAATCATACGAGCTGCTTGTTGAACTTGAAGACCTGTGTGGCAAGAAATGGGTAAATCCGTATACACCAGAAAAGGAAAGATTTACTTTGATATTAACGGACAAGGAACGTTTGCTTATTGAAAAGCGTATTAAAGCCGGGTATTATTCCGCAGAAAATATCGAAAAACGTAGGGAGGAAGCTCATAAGGCAAAGATGTTGAAAAAGCGTACTGAAATTTGTGAGCGATACGATAAGGTAATCAGGGAAGCGGAAACAGATAAAAAGATAATGCTCTGTGTGTTTGATTATGGATTGTCAACCGATAATGTGATATATTATAATCACACGAACACTTTATCTTTCAACTGGCGTGATTATGGGGAAAAGATCACACAAGAAGAGTTTGATGATTTCGTGAATAACGTGGATCGTTCTAAGTTACCAGAAGGGATTAAATTCGAGTTCAAAGCATGATCAAGAAAATGGAATCCAAAGAATATGCTTTAGGGGTGGAGCGGATGGATAAGGAGGTAGGGGCGCCAATCGATATCGCTCAGTCCCCTATGCTTATGGCGGCTTACGAGGCCGGACGGGAGTATCCATGATGTTGATGCATTTTCAAAAGTTCCTGTAAAAAAGTTTTTATTCGCCACTCGAACGTGGACGGAGAACATCCATAAGATAGGATGGATAGGATGGTTGTTTGAGACGGACGAAAACGGAATACTCACTGGAAGATGTTTTGATAGATGTAATGTAAAAGACTATCAGAACGGATATATGCCAAAAGGCAAGAAAGAAATACCATGCAGGGAGATAGAGATATCGCCGGACAATTGGATTATGACAGTTGAATCAAACAATGAGGCTTTGATTGAATTGTCAAAGATTTATGATATAGTCTGGCGACAATGCCCTTGCTTGAAAGGCATAATGGATACCAACGTTACACCGGAACTTGAAAGATTGGCATGCGAACAAATAAAGGGATAAACAATGAATGACAAATTTGTAGACATGCCGAAATGCATGGTGGACAAATACGAAACCGCCGACTTTATTGCCAGCGACCCCGTCCAGTTCCCAAGGCGGTATTCCGGGAGGGACGCGGAGGTCAGTGGGTTCATTACTTCGTGGCTCTCGTTCGGGAATCGAAAGGCGATCATCGGGGCGGCGGAGCGGATGGACAGGGAGTTTGGTGGCAGTCCTTACGGGTGGCTGATGGATAGGCAATATGTGAAAGTATATAATTACCTAAAATATAATGATATGAAAATTCAAGTAGAGTTAAATTTAGAAGATGTATTTGAGGAAGCTGTGTACAACGAAGCGACGTTGAAAGAGGAGTTTACCAGCTCGGTCATGTTAGCCGTAGTACGTGAGCTTAAAGAAAAGTTCAAGAATGAGTTGATGAGGGAAATATCCAATCCGATATCAGAGAAAATTGAGGATATAGCGAGGGAATCAATAAGTGATCTCATCGAGAACGCCAGCGAGAAGAAATATAGATTCAGGCTAGATTATATGGATGATGAGTTGACGGTGGATGAGTTTATAAGAGGTAGGATGAAGAAAGTTGTAGACGGAGGTGTTGGGACAATGATAGAATCAAGAGCTAAATCTTTTGTTGATGAGTTAAGGAAGAGGTATGATATGGCATTTGCTACCTTCATCGTGGATAATATGAGAAAGCAAAATATGTTGAAGGATGAGAAGATAGCTGAATTATTAAAAGATAATCCAGATGAGAGGTAGGGAGGATGCCAAAGGAAGGCTACGATCGGTGCTCATGACGCCGGCTGTTCCCGAAAGGATAAGGGTGTTGTCTCCGTCATGGTACAGGGCGGCGGTGGAATTTCAAGGGAAGCCTGAGTCGGAACAACTGGATTTTTGTTCGCGGTGCTGTTGTACTGGAGAATGACAGGAGAAAGGATAGTATTAACTATTAATAATGTTTATTTAATTTAATTCAAAAACAAAATGTCTACTTTTGTAGACACATAAAATTACATATATGAAAAAGAGTGAGTTTGTAAAGGCATTGGAGAAGATCATCGATATGGTTAAGACTGAAGATGATGGTTTCGAGTATGGTGGTAAAGTCATCTTCTATAAAGAAGATGATGATGACTATGAAATCTCGGCAATGAACATTGAGATGAATTTGGAAGTAGAAGCCAATGTTATGGCTAGTATGGATGATAGAGCTTTTACCTGCCTTATGAGTGAGGTTTATAAACAAAAGGCGGTAAAGGCTATAATGATGGAGAAGGATGACGATGAAGACAATCGATAAGATGACCGATCAGGAGATATATGATCTTACTGACGAACAGGTAGAGAAATTGATCGTAACAAGATGTGCGGAGGAAGGTGTAAGGTTCATAGATGAGCCTCCAATCATAAAGACATATGACTATAAGCCTATTTCTCCATCACATTTCTTCTACTATTTAGAAGGTTTGAGTATAGCCGTTCTTGATCAGAATGATGCTATTAAAATAGCTACGTTCTTAAGTAAGTTTGATTTATACAAGACTACATACGATTTCACTATATCCAATGATAAGATATATAATAAGTTGGATATAATCAATATCAAACATATTCCAATGTTTGACACGAAAGATGAGGAGACCTATAAGTCTATCAAGGATAAGAACGATGAGATCGAGAAGGAATATAAAGATCAGGTAGATAAATACAAGGAGAATACAAAAAAGATGTGTGAAATCCGTACCGAGATATGGTCAAAAGTAATTGATGTAAGGCGCAAAATTGATCACATAAATCATCTTAGAACTCTTTTTGTAAAGGAATATCTTCCGTTGGTGGATCACGACACGGACAAGGCTATGATATTTTTCAAGAAGGCTTATGATGTGGATGATGATACGGAGAGATATATTCGTGAAGGAATAAAAGATTATTCTTTGTTTAATAATAATATAGATTAAAATGCACAATTGGTTTAAATGTACGGTTTCTTACGAGACCGATGCCGAGAACGGCATGAAGAAGAAGGTAAAGGAAGAGTATTTAGTAGATGCCCTTTCTTATACCGAATGTGAGGCTAGAATCATAGAGGAAATGAGACCATTCATCTCCGGTGAGTTTAGCGTTGATATCAAACGATTCAGGATAGCGGAATTGTTTGCCATGGATGGAGACCGGTTTTATAAGGTCACGGCTGATTATATTACGATGGACGAGAAATCGGGCAATGAGAAACGCAAGGCGTTTAACTACATCGTTCGGGCCAATGACCTTGATCATGCCAAAAAGAATTTCGAGGAAGGCATGAAAGGAACCATATCAGATTTCATTGTAACTTGTATCAAGGAAGAGAAGAAGCTGATGGATTTCTATGAGTTTGACGGTAAGATCAGGAACCTGGAGAAGCATGAGGATAGTAAGCAACAAGGCTAGCTACGAAACCATGTCATCCGTCGCCGAGAAGTTGATGGAGATAAGTAAGATGGAGGGTACGATTTATCGTATCCTCACATTATCTAATAAGACTTATCTGGCTTCCAAGTTAGGGTATAGTAGGTCCGGATTCTATAAAAAAATACAGAACAGGAATTTTAATATCCGAGAGCTGGCTCAGATATTCGATACGATCATCAACTTCAAAGATCAAGATTGGACTGAGGGTAAGATTAATAGGCTTAAAAGATATAGGGCTATGAGCCTTATGGAGTTCAATAAAAGTTATAAAAAGAAAAAGGCATGAGAGGTAGGATGTTGCCGTGTGAGAGATGCGGGAGGATGGTAGCCATAAGGAGCAAGGGGTTATGTCCAGCATGCAGAGCCAAGGAACTACCGCCAAAGGGGAGAACGGCGATACGGGCGAAGGCCAAGCCCCGGGGTAGGAGCCTAGCCGTGTTCTTTGGCGCCCACGTAGCTAAGTTAAGTATGATAAGAAGATCTGCTACCGGCGCATATATACCATGTCCTGGGGTAAGCAACATATGCCACTTATACCCTAAACGGAAATATAAATCGGTCGCCGAGGATAACGATAACATTATTTACTTGACGGATTATGAGCATACAAGATTCGATTATCTATTAGATACGATGGATTTCAGCCGGCTCTTGGACGAGTTTGGCAACGTATGGCTGTTGGCAGCCAGAAGGATGAGGGATCTCGCACCTAAAGTCGAGGAGGATGGTAAATTAAAAACCAGATTATTATCATGGATAGAAGAAAACAAAGATTACTTTTAGACCTAGGATATAAGGCTATAAGTGACACAGTATATAGTTATGAGACGATCATGGAAGTCATAAGCGATCAAGAGTCGTTTGATGAGATGAAAGTTCGTTTATCCGAGAGACACAATGTGATTATTGCGGATGATGGGGAGGTGGAATGGTCGGCTTTAGGTAAGATAGCGGACGAGCATCGGTCATCATATTACTGGCGATCATCATTACCAGTATTAAGATCATATCATACAGATCCTAAATTTACCGCTTTCTTTGGCATATTAGACGTTTTATCAACGGTCCCAAAGAAAGATATGGTCGAGGAGGAAAAGCCTGTTGAAGAGCCTAAAAACGAGCCTAATGAGGAGATGGAGGTTGAGTATGATCTGGAGACAGAGCAACAGTATTATGCCGCTGAATGGATAAAGGATATCCCGACACCTGTGTTATATAGAATGACTGTAGCCGGCAAACGTGTATATTATGAGATGGATGTTGATGGGTATCCTATTATATACGATGGAGCTACTAACAATATCGCCAATGGGTATTGTGATACGTCCGGAGCCTTGGAGAAATGGAAGAATGAGATGAGGCTCAAGGGTAAGGATCCTGATGAGTACGCTAACTACAGGGCTGATCTGGGTACTATTATGCATTATCTATTTGGGTTGTATCTGACCGGGGTTAACATAAAGTTGATCCCGACATGGATAAGGAAGGCTGTCAAGGAGGCTAAGCTAAGGATAGACAAGTATAGGATGGAGCGGATATTAGTGGATAACATTGATGAACTGATAGAGGATCTAATATCATTCGCTATATTCTGCAAGGAAAGACATGTAAAACCTGTGTTGATTGAGAAGATGTTGAGGTCAAGGAGATTGAAAGTAGCTTCTTCGGTGGACGCAGTGGTGGAGATGGATAGCGAGCCGGAGATGGTGGAGATAGAGGTCAAGACAGGAGAGTTCTATAAGACGGGAGCCAAGAAAGGTCAACCTAAGACGGAGAAAAAGAAGATAAAAAGATGTAGGAGGATATTCGCTATATTGGACTTCAAATCAAACAGGAAAGGCAATTTCTATGACGAGTATGCTTTCCAACTTGAGTTATATAGAAGAATGATACTGGAGAACTATGGAAAGATATTGGAGATAGAGGAGATATATAACTTCGCTCCGGGTGATCCTACCGCAAAGACCAGCCAATATAAGTTGAAGAGACAGACTGACAACCCTATATTGAATATGGCTACCGTAGTATATCTTCAAGGAAAGTATAAGTTCGAGAAAACTAATTATACGGTTACATCAAGAATCGGATCCTTAGATATAGAAGGCGAGTTTGATGTTAATAAGTTGGTAAGGAAAGAGCCGCTGAGGGACTATATATATAGAGTCATGAATGAGAGGAGAGGGTGATGGAATTTAGGGAGTTCAATAAGAGCGTTCATCGGTATGAGCTGGATCATAGCAAACCAAGGAGGAAGCTGACGTGCCCGCAATGCGGCAAGGATAAGTGTTTTACGCCGTACGTGGACGTAACCACCGGTCAGATCGTTGGAGAGCAGTTTGGGGTGTGTGATCATAAAAATAAATGTGGTTACTTTAAATATCCAACAGGGAGCGAACTTGGGAACAATGATCTTTTTACCGATTCAAACAAAGTATTAAGGAGGTACAGACCTCCTATGGATCCGGATATAGCCAACTGCATTCCGGTAAGCAAGATGTTTGAGACGCTTAATCCTTTCGAGACATCCGATCTTCAGGATTATCTATCCAATATCTTCGGATCGTATCATACCAATAGGGCATTTAGCTTGTATAAAGTTGGGATGATGAGATTCGGGGACTGGGGTAAGTGCTGTGTGTTCTGGCAACTGGATAAGAATTGGGTAGTGCGGACCGGGAAGATAATGGACTACGGGCCTGACGGGAAGAGGGTAAAGGTTCCCATGGATCATGTATGTTGGGTGCATATACTGGACAGTCAGGATTACCTGCTTAGGCAATGCCTGTTCGGGGAGTTCCTTATCAACTTCTATCCCAATGACGCTCCGGTGTATATAGTAGAGTCAGAGAAGACGGCTGTTATCTGTAACATCATGTACCCTAGTAGGTTGTTTATGGCCTGTGGCGGTATCCATATGCTGAAAAGGGAGATGATAGAGACATTGGGTAGGAGGCGGATAGTCCTGTACCCGGATAAGGGCGACGCTTTCAACGAATGGAGAAAGAAGGTAGACAAGGATATGAGGGGGATGAATATAGAGATAAGTAATTTTCTAGAATCAAAACCCAATATAAATGAGGGAATGGATATAGCGGATTATTTTATTATTAAACAAATTTACAATGGCAAAGGTAGTTGACAATTACAAGAAATTCAAGGTGCTTGAAATAACAAGACAGGAGATGATGGATAAGCTCACCAGATATGGGTGCTTAGGTATTTGCGATATGTGTAACAGACCTACATCCGTGGGCTATTATGTAGCAGTAATCAATCAATGGATGTGCGAGGACTGTTATAATGATTTCATCAAATCAGTTGACAGGTATGAGAAGGATATGAGAATAGAGAACAGGAATTTTAATAGATTCTGTGATCTATTTAATGTCAAAATACAAGAAAAGGCATGAGAGAGCTATCTTTAGCCCAGAAAGCTATGTTAAACGGATCCGTATGCCCGTATTGCAAGGCCCCATCCACTATGATAAATACGGTGGAGGGAAAGCAAGTTGGGTGCGAGAAGTGTGGGGCTTGGATGAGATCCGATTCTACGGGTAAACCTGTAGGTAGGTTAGCCAAGCCGGATCTCCTTAGGTCTATGGATATGGTAATGACCGAGATTAACGTATTCTTAATAAAAACAGGACAGGATAGACATGATCTTTACAAAGAACTATCTGGTGAGCTTATGATACCGGAGGAGCATATATCCCCTTACAAGATGTCTTTGCCATCATTACTTAAAGTCATGAGACATATCAAGGCATATAGTGATAATCGGATACAGATATATGATGGAGGGAGGAGGAATAACTGCCCTAGGCATAATACGATAGCGATAGGCGGTAGCGCATGCCACGGATGTCCGGAGTATCTATTCCATGTAGTGGATAAGGTAACTGACTTGGTGGTGTGTGACGCTGACATGAGTTACGGTGATTACAAAAAATAATTATTATATTGATAAAAATTGACAGAACATGAAAGTAATTTTTATTCATAAACAGACAGGGTTTTATGTAGGAGGATCAGTGTTTAACAAGACATGTGGTTTTTACAAATGCAGAGATAAGATGATAGAAAAAGGCATAAGCGAGGATAAGGCCAACATGCTTATTGATATAATAGGTCCGTACTTATGTGTGTGGGAAATAAAAGATGGGGATGATCCTTACGAGAGCATGAGAAGCAGACTTGGAGATAAAGCCTCATATTTAGATGGAGAGGATATTATCGTAGAGGATTATGATTATGACGAGGAGGACGATAATGGGGAGATCGACTGAATATTATAGGACACATCCGGAGGCCAGAAGAAAGAAAGCCGAGACGGATAAGAAGATCAACGCCCGCCCGGAGCAGAAAGCCAAGAGACGGGAATTAGGTCGTAAGAATTATAAGACCGATAAGCTGAAGGGTAAGGCTTATCGGAAGGGAAAGGATTTATGCCATACGGCTAAAGGACTTAGATATAAATCAAGATCAGCTAACAGAGGGTCTAAATCCGATACGGCTGGCGATAGAAACGCAAGAGGATGAACGATAATAGGATATGGAAGACGTCCAAGGAAATTATCATGGACGCCTATGAGAGGATAATGAAATATCAGTCGGGAGAACTTCTCCCGGCTCGTACTGGATATCCTTATCTAGATAAAGCTTTGCTGGGAGGATTTTACCCTCAACATGCGATAGCCATAGGAGCTAGACCAGGAGTTGGTAAATCCTATTTGGCGCAAAAGATCATGAACAATGTGATGAATGTCAATATCAATCCACAAGCAGATGATTATGTATGGTTAAGATGTGAGTTCGAGATGAATCCGGAAGACTTGGTATTACGTTCACTATCAAAAAAAATGAACAAAGACATAGAAGATATCCTCCTTCGTAAAATGGATGAAGAGGAGATGCTGGAAATGCAAAAATGTCTTAAACAAGAAAATTCAAACAGAATAACGTATATACCCATACCTACAACAGTTGATGAGCTTAAAGATTTTCTATGGAATGTATATATGCCGGCGAATAGGGATAAGAAAATTGTATTTGTATCCATAGACCATACAGCTCTTATACAAGGTTCGGGTGATGCCAAGAGGAATATAGATAGTTTGATGAATATGTGTAATATAGCCAAAAGAACGTTCCCAAACATCTTCTTCCTTATCGTATCGCAACTCAATCGAGAGATAGAGGGCAGACGTGATCCAAAGGATCATATGCCAAGGCAGTCTGATTTCTATCAGTCTGACTCATTGGGACAGCTGTGTACGGCTATGGTAGTGTTGAATATTCCAAGGAGATACGGGTACTCCTCATACATGCAATTTCCGCAAGGATGGTATCCTAATCTGGAGCGTTTCAAGAGCGAGTCAAGACGATCCTTCCGTGTGGATGGGTTATTATTCCATCATATCGTAAAGGTCCGTCAAAGATCATTGGAGGAGATTGACGCGATACATGTAGATATCATGAAAGGATATGAGCGATATTATCCTGATGGAGGGGTGGTGCGCCAAGAAAGACCGGGAGGCTCGGATGCCCCCGTGGGTAGCGGCAAGCCGGACACGACCGTAGTGACGCTTCCGCCCCCACCTCCCGGTGTTCCATTGGAGCAACAATATATACCGCCTAGCGATGATTTCAATGTAGTACATGACGAAACACCATATTAATCATGAGACTTAGAAAGAATTATTTGCTTGTTATTATGAAAGGCATGGAGATGTTGTTAAAAGCCAACTTCTCCACCGAGAATAAGATGGGCATACGGGAGATTATATCCTATTTAAAGGAGATGTCTGAATACAGCATCAGGTATATCATCAACCGGGAACGGGAAAAGGAGATCATTAACATCTGCGAGGAGGTATCCAAAAAAGTTCAGGAGTATAAGAGGATGAACGACAACTCTATGGTATTGGAATTGGAGAATCTAAAGCGGGAGGTTGTAGCGGTAGAGGATCTTCTTAGCTCCTACAAAGGCGTTCTTGACGCTGAGCTGGTGATAGCCGAGGATGATATCAGGATCATACGGGATAAGATCGCTATAAGCCTGAGAGAAGACGGGACATGCAAGAGTATGACCGACGCCGATAAAAGAGCTAGGGTGGATGTAAGGTACGAGCGGGCTTTAGAGGATTATCGAATCCTTCTAAGATGCGCTAATACGGTTAGGGCTAAGATGTCTGTCATAGGGCATCTTAATCAATCAATAAATCAATCTATATCAGTTGGTAGGGTTAGTATGGCTAACGAGTCTTATACAGTTAAACAATATGAAAAAGGGAAAGAGATTATCGAAAGCAGACGCCCTTAGGGTGTTGACAAGGGCTTACAATCTAATAAAGAATGATAATTATACGTTTATGTGCGGAGCAATAGAAAAGGCAGCGGTTGAATTATCACTTGCTGAAAGATCATGTGTGGCGTGTTATCTTATACCAGAACTGAAGATGTTCAAACCTGTAAACAGAAAAAAATGGAGATTTTTGGTTTCATTCATCAAAGAAAAACATAAGGTTACATATAATAGATACGCTAATAGATATATATAACGGAAATGATCATCCCGATATAGTCGAGAGGGTAGCCAGAAAGATCAGGTCAATATTTTAACTCATTAGCTTATGTATATAAATTTTGAACAGATGATGACATCAGGATTAACGATGTCTGATGTCGGGTATCTTTTGATGATCCGGCAAAAAGAGGAGATGGCTGATGTCATTCCAAAAGAGAAAATAGACAGCTATAAAGCGTCTGGTTATATTGAGCTTCAGAAGAACGGGAAGTGGAAGATAACACCAAGAGGAGGATCGCTGCTGATGCTGATAGAGACACCCGGTCTGACACCGGAGGTCGAGGGGATCCGGGATCGTATAGTTGGGGTGTATAACGATATGGGTAAGGATACAGGAGCTATCAAGGAGGTGGAGAAACGGCTCGTATGGTTCGTGGCTAATACCAACTTCAAGGAAGAGCCTATAGTAAGAGCCGTAATATCCCACATAGATCTTAAACGTGAGTATACGATGAGATTGGATAACTTGATATGGAAACCATCAAATGTATATAGTGTGCATATGAGTTTATCAGAATCAACGTTATTCGATACGATCATAAAAATGTATGGCATGACGTCTGACTTGTATCTTAGGGAGAACAAGAACAAGGAACTGGCATGGTTGTTCGCCATAAGCCGGCTCCCGGATCCTCCCAAGAAAATGGATAAGGAATACGCTATCACAGGCGATGTTAAGATGGACATCGAAAGGATATCGGATATAAAAAAAGAATTAGGTAGAAGATTAAAAATGTCGATTTAGTATGGAAAGAAAAGAAGTTGAAAAAGTAGTCAAGGAAACGATATTCGAGAAAATGGGTGAGTTTACGGGTCTTAATCATGCCGCCGAGATCAATAACGAGGATGATCTGGAAACTGACATGGGTATGGATCCCTTGGATTTCGTAGAGGTGGTGATGGGAATTGAAGAGAAGATGGATATAAGGATTCCGGATGATGTCTTTGGCGATAAATCTGTTGATGAACTAACTGTAGGGATTTTTGTGGATATGTTGTATGATTGGGTTAAGGGTAAGTAATGGATTTCGGATATGATGATTGGGAAGAGGGGTTAGAGACCCCTCTTGTCGATGATTGTGATGACGATCATGAGGAGGAAGAATATGATTTCAGTTAAGGAGTTAAGACCGGGCAATCTTGTAAAAGACAAAGCTGGTGATATATGGAGAGTAGGGTGCGTTACCGGTATGCGTAATGAAAGTGGATCATTAATCCTTGAACGTGAGGTTGATGATGGGAAATGGTATTCCGGGGAAGATGATGTCATACCTATTGAGATAAATGATAATATACTTGATACTATCTATTTCAAGCGTGATAAGGGGCGGGATGTATATCGAGGCTACGGAATATCTATAGAGATTTTTGATGATGGGTATTATCTTAGCCTTAGGGATCTGGAAGACGATCTAAGCGATCCTATTCAGATTAAGGATCTTCACCGTCTACAAAATATATTAATAGACTTATACGGACTTGATATAAATATAGATAAACTTTATGGTAATACCGGAGAATAATTTGTTATGTAAGGTTATAAACGGAGAAAAGGTTCTCGCCGCCTCTTACTCGCAGATAGACACGTTCGTCCAGTGCCCATATAAATGGTATAAGACTTACGTGGAGGGTCATAGGTCCACGGAGAAGCATGAGGCTACGTCATATGGTACGGTTATCCACCAAACGATGGAGTATTTCTTCAAGAACGGATGCAGACCTTCTTATGAGGATATGAGCAAGGCATTCAACTACTACGCTGATATAGAGAAAATACCTTTTGATAGCGTAAAATCCCAAATCGAGTCCATGCAACATGCGGCTAGACTAATAAGATGGATTGTAGGATTGTTTGAGAAGGATGCTGCTGGCAATTATAAGAAGGTATGGTCCGATCTTACGCCAATGGAGAAGGTAATCCGGGGGTCGAGACCGGCCGGCGTGGAGGAGGATTTCGTCTTGCCCTATAAGCTGCCCAAGCCCCTTACTTTGGATGGTGTTACGTACGATAAGGTACATATCATAGGATCAGTAGACTGGAGAGGTGAGTATAAGACAAAAGACAGAACAGCTATGTATACGATAGACTGGAAGTCTGGGAGAAAATTATTCGATAAGGATAAATTGCTTCACAATCTCCAGCATCCGATATACGCCTTTTACATATACAGGAAGTATAAGGTATTACCGGATATGTGTAGCTATTTCTTTACCCGCATGCTGGACAATCAAAACGTGAAGGTAGATAAGGAAAAAGTGGAGAGATCGGTCAAGGAACTTAACGATATTCTCCTTGATATGTATGATTTCGAGACAAATAAAATAGATAGCTATCAAGCTCACGTTTGGAACGACGCCAAGCAAGGGTATAAGTACGAGACACGCTACCTCATGGGACGCCAGCCGGCCTGCCTTGAACCCCGCCCCAAACCCTTGTGTTTTTGGTGTGATTTCTCGACCCACAAGCAAGGGACATGCAGATACTCATCAGATTGGGACGAGTCTAAAAGAAAGAATAAAAAAGATTAGCTTCATTAAAAAGCCTAGGTAAATATCTAGGCTTTAATTATATTTGCAATACAAAAAGATCAGATCATGGAAGAGAAAGATGTATTAAATTTATTAATGTCGAGAAAAGATATCAGAAAATTGGTAGAGAAATCGAATGAATGTTATTCTAAAATGGATTTCGTGGGAGCCATGAAATACCGGAAACAGATAAAGGATATTATTGACAAGGAGTCCATGATCATGCTAACAAGAAGCGAGTCGCTTATTGAGCTAATGAACGGCTCTGGCGATGAGTATAAGTTCAAGATGTTGGTATGGCTACATTCCATGATGTGCATGGCGGATGTATTTAACGGGATATTGGAGGATTTCAAGGATGGGGTAAGGAAAGCCAATGGCAACTCTAAGTTCGTTAAGTTCGATAATCTGGATAGATTGATGACAGAATGTAAGAAAGAGATTGATTACCTGATGAAAGGCACAAGTAAATCATTCCAGATATCTTTTGCCGTAAGGAGCGATGAGATGAGGGAGATGATAGAGAATATGGTTGGGAATAATATCCGGGAAGGGTACGACATGTTCAAGGAAGAGGCTGAGATGGTGAATGAGACAGACAGGAGTAAGATAGAGGAATTTAATAAAAAACTTGACCATGATCAAATGTAATATAAAGCTAGGCGATATAGTCCATACCCAGATAGGAACAGGAGAGGTGATAGCCATAAGCAAGACCAAGGAAACTTTAATGGTGAAAATGGACGATGGTCGGGAGTGTGCGATAAGATTAGAGTACGTGAAAGACGTTTTTGATAACTACAGATCCAAATGATTTACAAATTAAGACCATATCAAGAGGAATGCGTTAAAAGTATCTCCGATTACATAAACTCTGATAGGCATGATCCAGTGTTAGTCATCGGACCGGTAGGTTGCGGTAAATCGATCCTCATAGCAGAAGCGGCAAGATTGATGGGAGATAAGACGCTGGTTCTCCAGCCGTCTCGCGAATTACTAATACAAAACTACTGCAAGCTTACATCATATGGCATACCGGCGACCATCTACTCCGCCTCCTGTGGCAAGAAAGAGCTGTCTAACATGATATACGCCACGTTAGGGTCTATCAAGAAGGTTGTTGGTCAGCTTAAGGAGATGGGAATCAGAAACGTATTGATAGATGAGGCTCACGCCGGATACAGTCCTGAGGATGGCAGTGAGTTCATGACATTCATGAATGAGCTGAAGCCGAGAAAGGTGATAGGGTTTACAGCCACGCCATGTAGACTTAAAAACATGTCGATAGGACAGACATCATATTCCCAACTTAATTTCATCACTCGTATGAGACCGGTATATTTCAAGAACCTGATTCACGTGATACAGGTAGAGGAGATGATAAGGCAAGGATTTTGGACACCTCTTAAATATGAGACATGGGATTTCAATGGAGATGCCCTTAAACTCAATTCTAACGGCTCCGAATATACGGCTGAGTCTATTAGTGAGGCGGTGAGAAAAAATGGCTTAAACAACCTTATTTTGCGTCGATTGATGGTATTAAAAGATGTATGTGGATCTATACTGGTGTTTATGGATTCTGTTGAGAGCTGTAATACTGCCGCCGAATGGATAAACGCCAAGATATGTGCCGGCATGGCGGAGGTGGTTCACGGAGGCACGCCAAAGAAGCAGCGGGAGGCTATAGTTGAGAGGTTCAAGTCGGGTAAGACGAAGGTAGTGTTCAACTATTCCGCCCTCGGTACGGGATTCGATCATCCGGGTCTAGATTGCGTGATGTTTGGAAGACCCACGTTTTCTTTTTCCACATGGTATCAGGCGTGTCTTGATATGGAAACAGAGATATTAACAGAAAGAGGGTTTTTAAAATATCATGAAATATCAAAAGATGATATTGTGGCATCATATGATAATGGTGATATATATTGGGTAAACATTGAAGATATTGTATATAGGGATGTTTATGATGGTGAAAGGTTTGTAACATTTAATAGTCGTCATGCAAATTTAAGGGTAACAGAAGATCATGATCTTCTAGTGAAAAATAAATGGGATAAACAAAATGGGTATCCATACAAAAAAGAGGAAGCGATAAAGTCTTATCAAAGAGGAACATCTTTCTATATACCAGTAGCTGGAGTTGACAGAAAAAGAGATTATCCTTTTTTGAGAGATTGCGATATAAAATTTCTTGGCTATTTCTTAAGTGATGGTAATTTAAGTAAGTATAATAATTCTATCACAATAGCCCAGTCTCTTGTACACCCGGATATAATTGATGACATAGAAAATACAATCAAGGAATGCGGAATGAAATATAATAAGATAAGGCTTAAAAGGAAAGGGGAATTAGCTAATTATGAAGATATGATTCATTTTAAAATATCAAAAGGAATGCCTATAAAAGATCAAAAAGATAAACATGGATGGGAATATCTTGGAGATTTTATAGATAAAAATTGCGGTAGTATATACGATCATTTAAGCGAAAGACAGTTTGATATATTGTTAGATGCTATAGATAAAGGAGATGGTCTAAAGAAGAAAGACATGGGTAGTTATAAAAGAAGAGGGTATACAATATGTCTTAAAAACAATAAAATATATGCAGACAGAATACAACAACTAGCTGTTACAAGAGGATATAGATGTTGTGTTCATAAGGAGATAACAAAGACAGGATTTGTTTATAGAGGATATTTCAAAAAACAAAATTACATATGTATAGATGGTCAAAATGCTAAAGATCAAGAAAAAGTAGGTAAATATATATATAGTAGAGCCAAGATGAAAATAGATATTCCCAATGAGAATGAGAAAGTATGGTGCGTCAGGAATAGAATAGGTACAATAATTATTCGAAGAAGAGGGGACGTAGCTATAGTTGGTAATTGTGGCAGGGCGGTCAGGATAAAGGACGGTAAAGGCAGCGCATTAGTCGTTGATTGTTGCAACAACTCGTCAAGGTTCGGTGATATAAGGAAACTTAGTATAGAGAACTACAAAGGATATGGATGGGGAATGTTTGTCAATGACAACCTAATCACCAATATCCCGATGGGGGATAAGGTAACGAAAACGGATCTGGATATCAAAGCCGCCAAGAAAGACCGAAGGAGGGGGCTGGCGCAGGGCGTAACCGCAGCTCCTATCCCAGGGAGACCACCCCATCCTCTTGGTTCTACGGTAATGGCATTTGGGAAGTATAGTGGATGGATGTTACATTCGATCCCAGTATCGTACTTCAAATTCATAAACGAGACATTTGACTGGGATAATGATAGAAATAAGGAGATAAAAGAATACATAGATTTTTTAATTAAAAACAATAGATTATGACAGGATGTATATATCATGAGGCTGATCTTGACGGAGTAATGTCAGCGGCTATAGTAAAAAAGTATTTCAAAGGGGACATTGATCTTCTTCCTTACAATTACGGAAAGGAAATACCTGACATGAATAAATATGATAAGGTGTTTGTAGTTGACGTGTCATTTGGAAACAGAACAAGATTCCTTTTCGATGAGTGGAAAGAGAAAGGTATAGATGTCGTATGGATAGACCATCATAAGACCGCCATAGACGATATGAGGGATTACGAGGTAAAGGGCAAGAGGCGTATCGGGACGGCGGCCTGTGAGCTTACGTGGGAATATCTTTTCGATGACATCAAAACTCCTAATGTGGTAGAATTATTGAGTGCTTATGATGTATGGGATCACGACCGATTCGAGTGGAGTGATGTCATGGCGTTCCAATACGGGATGAGAGGATATTGTGGTCTTGACGTGGATATGGCGGCAAAGGTCATGGACGGCGATCATGACTTCATATATGACATGATAAGGAACGGGGAGGCGATACTGGAGTATATCGTTGAGAAAAACAGGGGCGAGATGAATATGTTCTCATTCGAGGCAGATATATTTGGATACAAGGCAATATGTATGAATACCACGGAGTTTAACTCTACTACATTTGAATCTATGTATAACCCTAAGAAACATGATCTGATGATGCCATTTTGCTGGAACGGAAGATTCTTTAGATGTTCATTCTATACCACCAAAGAGGAGGTGAATGTCTCGGCGCTGGCACGCAAGGCCTATCCCGGGGGAGGAGGTCATAAGGCGGCGGCAGGCTTCCAGCTTAGTGTGGAGGATATGATGGAGTTTCTAAAAACAAAGAAAATGTGATATGATATGGGTCTTGCTTAGTATGGCAGTGATTATATTATCCATAGCTGTAATGGTGAAAGGCTGGGATGATTTACATGGAGGTATGTTCCACGGAGGATTAATTATGATAGCTATAGGAATAATATCAATATCTGCATCAATATTTTATATGAATGAAGGGAATATTAAAAATATGGAGAATATGAAAAATGTGTATAAATTCAAGAGACTTAACGAGATGAAGCTAGACGATTATGGCTTCGGTTTGTTCGAGTACAATGGCGCTCTTTATTTCAAGGAGGCAGATAAAGGGAAATGCTTTGATGTAAGGAGCGGGAATGAGGTTATTATCGGGAAAGATAAAATTGTAACGGCCTTGGAGGATTGATCATGAGAAAGCTTAATGACACCAACAGGACAAGGAAAAGGAGCGTACGGCACTCGTGGGTAAAGGCAGGCCCGGGGGTCCAACGCTGCGCTATTTGTGGAATTACGAAGCAAAGCGAGTGGAGGGACGGGAAGACCTCGAATTGCGTATATCTATCATCTGGTGAGCTTTACTCTATGACAGGCGAGACACCAGAATGTAGGGATTTAAGTGAGTTTTATTAATATAAAGAAATTTAAAATGAAAGAGGAATTTAGCAAATACGACAAGGTCGTTTATGGTGGTGAGATATTTGAGGTACTTGAGACCGCAGACAATACGGGGATGATGAAAATAGAACCGTTATTTGATAATACATATAAATTCATTTGGGTTGATGAGGAGATGGTTGTCTCGTTAAGCAGGGCTATCAAATTAAGGCTTGTTGATGATGAGACGGCAGATGAGGCGATGAATTTCGGGAAGCCAAAAATAGGAGACGCAGTGGTGGAAAGCGGGCCGCTCGTAGGGAAAGACGGCAGCGGCAAGGACGACCGGGCCGACGGTAAGCTTAGGTGGGACCTCCTTCCTTTGGCTGAGATAGAAAACATCGTAGAGGTATATACGAAAGGCGCCAAGAAGTACGCCGATAATTCATGGCAAGATATACCTAATGGTTTTAATCGTTACTTTGGGGCGCTCCACAGGCATCTGGTCGCTTATGTAAAGGGAGAGAGATATGACAAGGAGGGATTCATGCATCTGGCGGCAGTGTGCTGGAATGCCATAGCGTTATTATATTACGATAAACATAACAAAGGGTTAATAGAATGGAAGAGTCAGGAGAAAGAGTAGTAGATGAGAGATTAAGAGCTATCAATAAAAAAACCGGTAAATACGTTGATTTAATCAAGCGCACTATTTATGATGATACTCCATTTCCGATAGTTAAGTATCTCAATTATAGTTATGATGAATTGAATTATGATTATGTAAGGTATCTGAATTTTGATATAGACATAAATTGGGAGCAGCGCAGATATCAAATCGTGAAAGATTTATTATCTAACGATTTTGATGGAAGGAAAATAGATATGGATGAGATAGATAACGCTATATTTACAGCGGATTTAATTATTAATAGATTAAAAACTGTTTAAAATGGTAAGAATCGATTTTTCACGAAGAAAGACGCTGAGTACAGCGATTACATGCGATATATTATCGCCAACACGTTACAGGAGTATGAGGGTGAGGTTACGTTGAACCAGATCCCGGAGAACAAAGCCACGGAGGAGGAGATATCCAAGTACGGTATAGAGGTATATCCTACTATCATCGTCAGCGGAGATAACATGGATGGCTTTAATAAACTTGAGGGGATGGCCAGAAAAGCTGATCTTATTAACATCATGTCGTTATACGACAAGAAATAGGCTTATGACGATAAGGGATAAATATTTTGGCTGGAAAGATATATTCTTTGACAGGTTCGTGCATTGTTGTAATGAAAAAAGTGACCAACCACAAGGAAGTAATATACCTCTAGCCAAAATAAACTTCGATAACAAGACAGGATATGTGGAGGACGGGACTATTAATATAGCCGAGCTTCTTCAATATCTTTGGATAAATAATAAGGTCTATGGGTGTGAATATGCACCCATAGAGATATCCTCTGCCTTACAAACATTGGTTAGATTAGTCGAAAACGCTAAGCTCATATTTGACGACCAGCCCGGCATACATGACATGACTATGTATAATGGATTCTTCCTTAGGGATGATTTCCAATCCGGCAAAGATTATTCACTTAATCTGGACAAAATAGTGAGCGGGATGGGAGGATGGTATGGAGAGGATGAGGATCCATGCTACTCGATGTTCGTCAGCCAAGATCAGATATGGAACTTGAACCCGATATTGAAGGTATTAGCTGATGAGGGATCTATTCTAGCCAAGGAACTTGGGTATGATATGAACTCATATGTCAGCGATAATGGATACACGATATACAACCCATATCTGTCATGGATCAATCATTACTATCATTATTGCCCGACATTTAATGAGGATAAATTAAAGCCTTGGGATAGGGTAGAGGATAGAAAGAATAAGTTCAAGATGACGGATAAGGTCAAGAGAGGTGCCAATAACTGGTACTATTCAGGCGGGACTATATCTTGCGTGGATAGCTTCTTAGGGAAGAAATACAGGAAGAATCTCCGGACTTTCATATATCGTGGAATAGTGTTCTTTCTGGATCGGATATGGCATACGTCTTTATTTGAGAGGATGGGCGTGAAAATGAAATACAACGCTTATTATTGTTATGCCGCTACTTCCGGGATATGGTATGATAATGGATTCAAGGAAAGACTAGCCAAGAGATTTAACAAGTCGCTGGGCGGCGACGGGGATCTGTTCGGGGCTAACCTAGCCTGCATGGTATGCGACCGGCGGGATATCGACTGGGAGGCGCTTCGCCTTTGGCTTGACAAATACGATGATCCTACTGATAAGGGTATGGTGAATAGTCCTATCCAATTTATGTATTTATATTTATATTACACTTTTAACAAATAACTTGAAATGAAGAAGATAAATGACTGGGTTATAAAAACATTTGGGTTGAGAGGTTCATGGAGCTGGGCTAAGAAACAGATGTTAAATGGAGCGATCATTAAACGTAAGGCTACTGCAGGGACATACAAAATAGCTATTGATAATGACAAGAATAGGTTACTTGTAGCCACATGGGGTCATCTAGATCAAAACCCTGTATGGGAAAGGTGTCCGCATAGTTTATTAGATGAAGATGCGGTTGATTATTTTGTTACAGCTCATAAGGAATTATCATACTAAATAATTTTGGGGAACTGGAAATAAATGGATTGAATGAAGGTTTATGCATTATACCTAAATACGGGAACCAAATTGTCATAAAGAAACAGATTTAAAGCAATGTATGACGCTAAGAAAGAAGCAATATAGGTGATGAAGGGTAGATATGAAGGTAATTATATACCAAATGGAATTTATGAAAGCGGAGAAAAATATGACAGTACAAGATTTGATAGACGAATTGATGCTTGTCAAGGATAAGAGTAAGGAAATAAGGGTTGTTGTAAATACGAATGATTATATAACATCATACCCTGCTTCTTTATTTGATATGTCTATAAAAGAAGGGGAAGATATAGCCAAAGATCATTTTGATAATATAATTGCTATAGAATTGTATAGATAAACAATAGACAATATGAAGGTATTATCATTATTTGACGGGATATCATGTGGGTATCTAGCATTACAAAGAGCCGGCATACCTATCGAGACTTACTACGCCTCGGAGATAGACAAGACATGTATAAAGGTAAGTCAAAAACATTTTCCTAATATTATTCAATTAGGGGATGTTAATAACTGGAGAACATGGGATATCCCTTGGAAAGACATAGATCTGGTCATGGGAGGGTTCTGTTGCCAGAGCTTCTCTAGCTCAGGTAAGGGTAAGGGATTCATGGACGCTCGTGGAAGGCTTTTCTTTTGCTTCTCGGACATCGTAAAGCATTTAAGAAAGGAAACCAAAGGTAAAATCCTGTTCTTGGGCGAGAACGTCCGGATGCGGGACGAGCACCGCTGGGTGATCACCGAGGAGCTTGGCGTGGAGCCGGTGGAGATCGATAGTGCCTTGGTCTCGGCACAGACCCGGCATCGCCTTTATTGGTGTAATTGGCCGGTAGAAATGCCGAAAGACAAGCATATATCATTGGATGATATTCTAGAGCATGACAAGGTTTGGAATCCGGGAGCCATAAGAGGGAGATATATAGGGACCATTGTCGGTAGAAGGATAGGGGATGACGGGTATCGAAAGGATTGTGACATGGGCATAAAAATAACGCAATGTCTGGAGATAAGAAAAGATAAGAATACCACTCCCATCAAGAAAAGTAATTGCCTGACAACGGTTATGAAAGATAACGTAATCTCATCGTTACCTCCCGGAAGATATCCTAACGCCTTTGACATGAAAGACAAATTCAGGTACCTTACCCCGATAGAGATGTGTAGGCTACAGACATTGCCGGATGATTACCTTGACGGGATAGCCCCGAATACGGCCATGTCTTTAACGGGCAATGGATGGACAGTGGATGTGATAGCCCATTTGCTAAGAGGCATAGAGCGTAGGTAGAATTTAAAACACGATCACAGCGATATGATTATAAACAAAACATGGTCGATGCCGAATAAAGAGACATTCAGCATAAGACCGATAAGGGAACTTATAGACAAATATCGAGAAGAGGGGATGGTTATAGTGGATCCGTTCGCCAGAAACAGCGATATAGGGACGATCACCAACGATCTTGACCCTGAGACTAAAGCTATGTATCATAAAGACGCCACGGACTTCTTGTGTCATCTTGATGATAATATAGCTGATATAGTATTATATGATCCACCATATTCTGCGAGACAGGTATCTGAGTCGTATAAAAGACTTGGAGGTGCTGTTGATATGCAAACAACACAATCTAGTTATTGGGCTAAGCAGAAGAAGGAGATAGCTAGGATCACCAAGAAAGGCGGGGTGGCCATTACCTGCGCGTGGAACTCCGGCGGTATAGGGGCAGGGCTTGGCTTCGAGCAGCAGGAGATTCTTCTCGTGGCTCATGGGGGATGGCATAATGATACGATTGTTACTGTAGAAAAAAAGATCAAAGGTTAGATGAAAGAAAGGATATTCACCACAAAAAAAACAGGGGAGGGTGCTGGTTGAGGCCGGCCTCCCTATCTCCACCGCCATCGGTTTCAGAGACAAGTATCTGGATCAATTACATTCTATGGAGGATGACGCTGGTCGTATAGGACTGATCGAGGCCGTTACCCCAGACGTATCCAACCCTGTTTGGGATGTAGGGACGTTACTGAATTTGCTCCCATATGAGATAGAGGGTTGTACATTAGAATGTTATAAGCTAAAACATGCATGGTCTGTAGCGTATAGAGATATAGACGAGATCCCTATATATTGGAGTAGCGAGAAACGTCTTGTAGACACATTGTTTTCGATGATGATGGAATTACTTAAACATAAGATTATATGAGCATAAAGCAAATAACAAAATTAAGGTACAAAACGAAAGATAAGCCTCCTATGGAAGGTGTTCCTCTTTTAGGATACAACAAAAGATATGACTGTCCGTGGACAGTAGTGTACAGAAGCAAAGACAAGTACTACACTTGTATGAAGTACGACACCGAATTTGAAACATATCCACCGGAAGAATACGAATATCTATATCCATGAGAACATGAAACAAGTAACAAGAATAAGATACAAAACGGGGGATAATCCGCCTATGGCCAATGTCCCTCTTATAGGATACAGCAAAAAATATGACTGTTGGGTAGCGTTAGTATACAGAAAAGGGGATAACTATTACACCAATATGGAGTGCGATGTTGAATATAAGACATCTCCTCCAAATGAGTACGAATACGTATATCCGTGAGAACTAGAAGGAATATATTTATATTTAAGCATGATTAATATTATTTTAATATTATTCATGCTTTTATTTTTGTTTAAATCTTACTTTTGTATCAACATTAAAAACCAGATTATTATGGATGGAGACAAACAAAAAGTCAATGAACTTACGATGAGGACGCTGGGTTCTCATTATGGCGGATATACCTATGTAAAGGTAAAAAATCGTCAAACTTATGTAACGATAGATTGGAAGTTGTTGAGAGCTATAGAAGAAGGAGAGGTGGAGATAGACAACGAGAAATACCATCTATCCGGAATAGAGTACGTAGCTAAAAGATATCAGGACATGTTTTACGCTGGTCGTGATATTTATTATTTCAAGGGCATAGGAGGGCATGGGATGACCGATCTTCTTAGAAACGCTATAGATGATTTACTAGACACCATAAGTAGTAGAGAGGCTTATCGTAGTGCAGAGCATAAAATGTACGCCCAAATGAATCAACTTACTGAAGCGGGAGCCATGATCAGCTTGGCTATAGAATTACTAACATCTAATATCCGTCATAGTTATGGAGAAATTAATTTTGAACGATATCCAAGACCTGTGGAGGTGGAGGGAGAAGATAAACATTGATGACTTCAAAGAGGATCCTATGGCTGAGGATATGCCATTATATTTCCCGTGCGCCGTCGTATGGCATGTGAATTGGGGTGAGCATGACGCTGATAATTATATATGTTATGGATTTGTTTATGTAGCAGAAATATTAGGGATATGAGCATTAAAAAACAGATAATTCTTGACGATAAAGACTATGAGCGATTAGTGCACGATGCTAATCTCAGTAATGATGAGATAAAAAGCAAAATCGCCAGCGCTCTAACCACTGATATGGTATTTAGTTTCGATTTTGATGTAAACAAAAAAGTTACGGGGAATACGAGGATCGAAAGCGCCACCCATAATCTAGGATATAATGAATATGATAATATCGTAAGGGCTAGAGACGAGAATATTCACCATGCTGTCTATACAGCGATATATGATTATCTTGAGAAAATAAAGAGAGATAATAATGAGCTAAGCACAAAAGATTGGATATTATTCACATCTATAATCTTATCTATTTTCGCAATGGGATTTGCAGGTGGATGGTTGGCATTTAATTGATTAAATCATGGGTAATTTAAAAGACATGCAAGATATAACCGGTCTTACGTCAGAAGCTATATTCGATATACGTAAACCTGTTGATTATATGTGCAGTGATATAGACAGTCATATAAAAGATATCAGGACACAATGTGATTATATTATGGACGGGGATGAGGAAGATGCTAAATACTATTCAAAATCAATCAAATCAGACGTAGATTCTTATTTCGAAGACATACGGTCAAAGGTAGAGAATCTCCGTGATTGGGGAGAGCAGTGGAAAATATTGGCTAAAGACCTGTTTAATGAGTTGCTGGAAATAGATAGCGATAATACTATAGACAGCTATCTATCCTATGAGGCATTGGAGAAGATTAAGGAACATTTAAAAAATCAATAGATATGAGCAAATTGCTATTTTTCGATTTAGAGACAACCGGGGTTAAGTTCTGGAGAAACGGGATACACCAAATAGGAGGGATCGTGGATATCGACGGGCAGGAGGCCGAGAGGTTTGACATCCGCCTAGCCCCGAACCCTGCCGCCACGATAGAGCAAGAGGCACTGGACGTGGCCGGCGTTACCTTGGAGCAGGTGCAGTCGTATCAACCTATGGAAGACGGGTACAGACAGCTCGTTAGTATATTGTCCAAATACGTGAATAAGTTCGACAAGAGGGATAAAATGTATTTAGTGGGGTATAACAACGCTGGATTCGATAACAGCTTCCTACGGGCTTTATTTACCCAATGTGGGGATAAGTATTTCGGATCATGGTTCTATCCTAACTGTATGGATGTATATGTTATGGTGACACCGTTCCTGATGGGTGTAAGAAACGATATGGAGAACTTTAAGTTGATGACCGTAGCCAAAACCATGGGTATTGAGATCGACGAGAATAAGCTCCATGACGCTACTTATGATATTGAGCTGACTAGGGATATTTTCTATCGTATAATCGGTAAAATGGATGTTAAGTTATGAGAAGTATCTTAGAGGCGATGCATGATTATCCGGATGAGGCTCTTGGGCTATTTTTCTTTTTGATAGTGGTCTTCTGGTTATTGTCAGGTGTATTTGAGAAAAAAGATGAATGATAAACTTGATGAGATACTGGATCTCCTAAGATCTCAAAATGAGATGATTAAGGATATTCACGATTATGTGAAAGAAGTTACCAGCGAGAAATATATAGGGGAATCTAGAATGACAAACTTTTCTATCAACTTAGCCGCTGATATACTTACCGAGGCTATCAGTCCTAAGATAAAAGGGATGATGGTGAATTTATTAAAGGAACAGGGATGGAAAACTGAATAGGATATGGGAACATATGAGAAGAAGGTAAATCAGTTAAAAGATTTGATGATAAGGAAATACAAATCGGCTTACAACAAATCCAAGGAAATAGACATAGATATAAGCTCGATGACATATCTTCCAGAACCGGACGTATTCAATGTTATGTATACTGAGCATATGTCCGTTATTCTTGATCGGGTTAATAAGATCATAGATGATAACAAGGATAAGCTTAAGAATCCGACTTGCGGCACATGCGTACATCTGCATGATAATGAATGGGCGAAAAGATATGGCAAGGTATGTTGTTCTATTTGGCAGGTGTGTGACCATTATATAAACCCTAACAGGAAACATAATAGGAAACAAACAACATACGTAAGGCGTCCAAGCAACAAAGCTTGTCCTAATTATGAGTATGGTGATGATAATTTTGAAAACAGAAGAAGATGTATAAAAGAAAAGAATACCCGATAAAGAGCTATGTGCCGATGCGCACCAACAAGGATAGGACGTGTATCTGCTGTGGCGATACGATCCCAGCCGGCAGCAGCAGGATGATACCTAGACACGCCAAGGCAAATCACGGTCTATGTATCCCGTGCTTCAGGAAATGGAGAGATACCGGAGGAGATCTTAAGCTTATGGACAACCCAGGAGATGCGAAGAAAGAGCATGTCATACATATGTCTAATATCCTGAAAGGAAATTGTGATATAATAAAAGGCCGAAAGCTTTACGTGGCTTTTAAAAAGGCGATAAACGGCGGAAAGAAGATCGTTATCAAATTTGACACTGATCAACCGATATCTATGTCAACAAGAGTCATGAATCCTTCATTCGGGGAGATTATGGATGAGTACGGCAAGGACATATTCCGAGGTAATCTCAAACTGGTAGATGTCCCAAAAGGAGTTAAGGACTTGATAGTTAACTATATAGAAAGATATAATTATCATAAACAACAATGAGGATAGTAAAACGTATGAACTTCAAGACATTTATATTCATGATCCTGACATTCAGGAGAGTAGATCCTATACCTAAAAATATAGGAATCATGTTAGGTGTAACATTTTGGATATCCGTAATATGGATAATATCAAATTTTACTATACTGATAGCTAAATTAATAAAGTAGGCAAAATGAAACAAGGCGATGTGATATGCGAGAATGGTATGAGGCTGCTTGTAGTATCAAGTTACGACCATAAGGAGCCATGCATGGGCTGTTTTTTCTACAAAGATGGAAAGTGTGGATCGAAAAAATTGATAAAATGTTGGGATTGTAACAAAGAATACATATTTACGGCTATAAAAAAAATGAAATATTATGCAAATGAACAAATCAAACAAAATAGAAAATTTAGCAAACCGGTATGTTGAAAGACATATAAAGGATAAGCATCTAAGCAATGATACGATAAAAGAGATAAAAATAGCTTATATTATGGTTATAAAAGATTTTATAGCTATTGTCGATAAATCTACATCAATGAATGAAGATGATATAATATACGTCGTTAACAACATATCATCAATATTATATGAACCTATAGAAATCTCTAATACCGATAAAAAAATATTGGAGATAGGGATAGCGCTAGGCCTAAAGGGTGCCATATCATGTATATTTGGTTCATTATTAAAAGATGACTGCAATATAAAAGATGAGATAATTGATATATCTAAACATATAAAAGAAAAATTAATATCAGATAATCATGGATAATAAACAACTTTATAAAATAACGTTGACAAGGGAACAACTGATGCTTATATCCCGGTGCGTGGAAGACATAAGCAGATACGCAGCCGGAGACATGGATCTTCAGCATACCACGGAAACTTTGATAGATGATATGGACAGGACGGAGTCGCTGGGGATAAGAAGCTTTATAGCAAATAACTCGATGGCTATAAGAAGAAGGCTGTTCCCGGATCTCGAAGACTATGAACATATAGGGTATGATGGAGGCAGTAAGGATAAGATAAATAGAAAGAGGCTTATCGGAAACACCTACCAGATATATAGATCTATACTGCATCAATTGGCTATTGACGAGAACTGGAATAACGTGTATAGCGATATTACGTTACCTTCAGGTGATATGGGAACAATTAAAGTGGAGAGGGTTGATGATGAACGGGAAAGTAAGGGCGTTTAACGGGGATATGGGTATGGCGATGTCCGTATTCAAGGATATGGTAGGGAAGGTAAGATTTGTTTTTGCCGACCCTCCTTATAAGATAACCCAAGCAAGATACGACAAGGAGGGATTTGATTATAAGGCGATGTGGGAGGTAATCCAAAAAATGCTGTGTCCGTACGGGGTGGTAACCGTCACCTGTTCCCTCACGGCGGCGGTCGAGATCATGAGGGTCGCCCCAGCGGGATGGTACCGGTACGACCTTGTTTGGCATAAGACTACCCCTACAGGTTTTCTTAACGCCAAGAAAGCTCCATTAAGGAATCATGAGTTGATACTTATCTTCTCACCTATGCCACTTGGGAAGCATACATATAATCCCCAAAAGACTTATGGTCATGTCAGGAAAGTATCCAAGGCCTCCAGTAAAGCGGGATGCAAGGAAACGGAATTATATGGCAAAGCCGGTCTCACTACATACGATAGCACGGAGAGATACCCGCTATCGGTCATGACATTTAAGACAGACAGGCAAAAATCAGCCATCCATCCCAACCAGAAGCCGATAGAGTTACTAAGATACTTGATACGAACATACACGAATCCGGGAGATGCGGTAATGGATCCGGTAGCCGGGAGCGGAACGACAGGGATAGCGGCTTACGAGGAGGGAAGGGACTCCCTGCTTGTGGAGATAGACCGTCAATTCTTTGATGAGATGATAAACAGATTTAATAACAATAACATTAAAACAGATAGAATATGAATAAGATTGAAGAATTAGAAGCCCAATTAATGGCGGAAAGAATAAAAGTACAAATTGATCTAAAAGAGAAATATAAATGGGTTATTGGAAAATATACAATCATATTGATCTGTATTCGGTAAACTACAATCCTGAGCCAGTATCATCATCACCAAAAGTGTATTGTGATTATTATATAGATGATAGGAATATCGGCACTCCACTTACGGATAAAGGATATGTGGATTGGGATGAGATGCTGGTGTTATTAAGACAAAATAATTTATTATAAGATAGGTAATTATATATCATTTAAATTTTGAATCATGAAAAAGTGTAAATTGTTAATAACAGATTTAGATGGGACACTGATTGAGACGGTATCAGGGGATACATTCCCTAAAGGTATATGGGATATGAAAATCAAACTCGACGTGTTTGAGGCTATCAAAAATTACGCTCCTGATGATATACTGATCATATCAAATCAAGGAGGCATAGAAAAAGGATTCGTAGACAGAGAGATGTTTGAGTATAAATTCGATTACATATCAAACGCCTTGGAAGATTACACGGATATATCCGTAAGCGCTTATTACTGTGACAGCAATAATAAGCGCAATGCCAATAGGAAGCCAAATACAGGGATGATAAAGCAGTATATGGATTTCGTAGAATACATGAACGATGATGAAGATGAGGAAGAAAAGATCGTATATGATACTATCTTGATGATTGGGGACGCTTCCGGAAAAGAAGGGCAGTTCTCCGACTCCGATAAGAAGACGGCGGAGAACTTCGGGTGCGAGTATATGGATGTGGATGATTTTGTGTATAAATATAATAACCGATAACGAAAATAAGAAGGATAGGATGATAATCTCCTATCCTTCTATTATTATGTAAATCCATTTTTGGATTACATTAAGCATCAATAGTATAACTATATCTTTTTATCTTTAACACTATTCCTTACCCGGATAAAACCATTTTACCAGTATTGTTATTGACATGTTTTATTTTGTTTATGATTAATTCATAATCATATTCCATTTCTCTATCAGATTGTATATCAAATCCATAATAATCTTTATTCCCTTTAACGAAATCGTCTATATGGCATATATAGGACGATCGAGCTGCCAACTGATTCAATTTATCAGGCATGATAATTTTCAAAGACCCTATTTCGTTGGATTCGGACGTCAAAATTCCGCTACTATCCTTCACAGAATCTTGATAAATGCTTACATTTGCATTCATAGTTGATAATTATTTATTCCCATCCGTCCGGGATGGATAGATGGGAATACAAAAATAGCCAATCAAATTGTCTTAAACAATTGACTGGCTATTTTTTTTGTCATACTATATCGGTTATCTTCCCCTGTCAAAGTACCAATTAGCGTCCTCACCGGACTCGTCCTTATCCCTGCCTCCTAAGAAGAATCCCATCGTCATGCCGTTGGTCATCAACCAGTAGTCGGATGTCTGCTTAATATCCCTAGCCGTCTTGATATTATACCATTGCTTACCAAACGAGAACTTCATGAGCTGCCTCCATAGCTTGCTCTCGCCCTTATACACGCCGGTCTGGACGGTAGCGAACGGATCCCAGTTTCGAGGATCGGTGAGATCACCTAGCTTCCGGGCCGTGACCAGCGGGTCTTGTAACATATCTATAGCGTTAAGCTCCATGAACGGGGATGTCTGGGAAGCGATCTCGTTGATCGTCCTGAATCCTATATAGGTAATGAACTGCCCGAACCAGCTATCCTCATTATCCTCCCTATATCCCATCAATGCCCGTCCTATGGCCATCATCGTAGCGAATACCGCCATGTTGATAATCGATCTCTTGATATTGATCTGCTCGTAGGGGGTAAGCTTATCATACTCTTCCTTAAGCACGTCATATGCCTCTCCCATCCTGCCCTCGGACATCGATCCATAGACATTACCGGCCAATCTCCATAACGTTCTCATATATCCTTCCTCAAACTGGTTGGTTTGGAAATTGAAACCGGCTTTCTTATACGCCCGCTGTACGGCCAATATAAACCATCCACGGTGAGGCAGCACCATATTAAGGATAGCGTTCCGGCTAGCCCCCACCCGGTTCTGCTCGTTCAAGGCACCGTCACAGATCTGCACCATACTCCTTACCCTACTGGACAAGGTGGGTATATATCGGTCTATAATATCCTTGTTAGCCTCGTTCTTAGCCACGATCTTTCCGTCCTTGACATCTACCATGTTCCACATAGAATAATCCCTTAAACGCTCCCAATCGCGTTTAGCCTCGTTAGCGGACATATTTCTGTCTTTCATCATCATCTCCTTGAAATTGGAGTATGACCAGAACTGACCCTCGTATAGGCGGGTATCATCCATGACCGAGATAATGACCTGCGGATCCAACGGGGAGTTAAGAACCTCCATCATCTTAAACGGCAGGTCCCGGAATAAGGTTCTCCAGATTTTGTTATACGCTGCCGATCGTACACGGTTACGGACATTGAACACGCCTAGAGCCTCTCCAACGACATATAGCTTGTTGGTGCGGTTTATATCCCCGATCTCCGACACGTACGTACTTAACTGCTTCTGGGCTTCCCCATAGGCGTATTTCATGGAGTCCTTGCTTATATACTGCCCTACCATACCCTCCAAAAGGAAGTTGGCCTGCCCGGTAAGGGCGCCGGTAGCCGCGACGAATGGGGAGAAGCCTAAGTTGGATTTGGATACGAATTTGGTAAACATAAGAGCCAGCTTATTAAGATCGACCTTATAATTACCTATATTCCATTCTGCCCGCTTATTATTTATCCTAACATCATAGATACTGGCGTTAACCCAGTCCTGAAACATTCTATAGGCGTGAGTGGCCTCTGGGTTCTTACCGCCGTCGTATTGCGTCTCCAGCATCATGTTCCTGTATCCCATGACATCATCCAAGGCCGCCCTCTTATACTTGTAAGAGGTCGCTTGTAAGGATAACATGGAATAGGAGTAGGCGAAGTCATGGGACACGTCATCGGCGTTCTCCAATTTATTAAGATAGTATTTGGGGATCATACGATATTTGTTATCGTTCTCATCAATCCCTCCTAGGTCTTGCCCCTGACCATGTATAGGGTCATCCACCCTCTCGCCAACGATATCACGTACGGCGTTGCCGATGGCCGCCTTCGGGTCAACCCCGGCCTGCACCATCCTCTCCACGCCGCCCTTGGATATCTGTGGTATTTGGTAGATGTTCCGGAATCGCTCATCATAATCCTCCATAGCCTTACGGCTTATGTTAAGCAGCTCCTTCCTCATCTCCCACTTATCCTTATTGATCGTAGCTTCCTCCCCTTCGTTGGTAATACCGTATTTCTTGAAAAAAGCCTCGTTCTTGTACTTATCGAACCTAGGCGTATGATATCCATAACCCAGATCGGGATTATAATTAGGATTACGGAAAGAACTCTCGACGTCGGCCTCATCAAGCCACTGGTTGTTGATCGTCAGGTCGATCATATTAATATCGAACCCGAAACGGGATACGCTCTCTTCCTTAGATATACCATTTTCTATGGCATCAAAGAACTCGGATACCTTATACGTACCGTTATTTATCTTCCTAACGAAATCAGAATATCCCTTGGGAGAGTATTTCCTCATATAAGGATACAACCGGGTTCTGGCGTACTCGACAAGGATCTCATCAGTCTTACCCATCGCTATGTCGTTAGCTAGCTTATTATTGAAGTCAGGACCGTATTTCCTTCTCAAAAACGATACCTCCACGGTCGTCCATGACGGGTTCTTCCTAGATAGCTTAGCGGCCATCCTATCCACCTGACTCCGGGAGCGGGCAGACATATGTTCCTTGGCGAATTTAATCTCATCCATACCCTTGTCGTATGCCATGGCATCCCTTAAAGCGTTACGGTAAGAATCCGTGACTCCACTCTCCACCGTATCAGGCATATCCATCTCAATAGCCTCAGCGGAAGCGGCGGCGTTAATAACGCTCTTAGCCTCAGCCAGACGATCATATAACTCGTTTATCTTTCTTAATGAGGCGGATCCACGTAACCTATCGAAATCATATTCCCCGTATCTCGTGCTATCCCGGTACTGGATAAGCAAAGACCTTAGCTGGTCATTGATCTCGTTTATTGTCGCCATCGCCTCCTCTACCTTCTCTATTCTTGATGATGATACAGATTGCTCCGTGATCTTATCAACAAGATTCTCGTAATAATCACCCTCCTCGGATCCCCACATATCCTTGGAGAAGCCAAGATGACCGCCGGCTAGCAGGAACTCGAACGCCGCCTTACCGCCCTCAGACCGCTCTATCCCACGAAGTATCTCCTTAAACTCAGCGGAAGCCTTACGACCCTCGTTGGTATTCCCGAACTCCTCGGCCCATGCCTCGTCCCAGGCCTTGATCTCCTCGGACATCATCAGAGCCTCTGATCCCTCTTCCTTTGGTGTCCCATCGGAATACCACTCGCTCTTAGCTATAGCCCTGTCACGTAAAATATCCAGATAAGATCTCCAAGCTATAGGATCGGATTGAAACGCCTTCCAATCGACCTTCCCGTTCCTCACGAACTTATCCATAGCCACATACCTGCTCCTGCGGATACGGGTCATGAAATCGGACGTGGCTTGCGATACCCTACGACCCAGTCTTTCCTCGACCTTCTTATCAACTTTCTCGATCTTATCGTAATAAGCCTGCACCATAGGTTTCTCTCGGTTCTCATCCAACCACCTATTTATCGCGTCGAGATATCGTTGCTGATCCTCGAACGTCATGTCCGAAATATCAAAATTCTGGATGGTAGGTTTGAATACATGATATACCTCCTTCGTAATAGGCTTATCCCCGTCATATCCTACTATGTCGTCACGGGTCTTCACCTTAAGGCCTCTATCGGATAGAAGAAGATCGATAAGCTGTTTCTCGGTCTTACCCATAACATTCTTAAGATCATATATATCGATAATAGCCTTAGCCTGCTCGGTCCTGTATAGTAAATCGTATTTGGCGAAATCACGGGACGAATCAAGGTAATCAGAGTTCTTACCGTTTATCTTCTGTATAAGATCCTCATTATCCTTTATCCCCCATCCACGCTCTTTCATCATCTTCGTCATCTTATTGATATTAGCCACGCCCTCAACATGAGCGTCGTTATAAGCCTTGGCAAGACGTTGCCCTAACATGCCTAAGATAGCGTTCCCGCTATGTTCTAACGTCCCGAAAAACCGGGACATGACATTGATATCCTTATGGATGTTATTTATCAACTTCTTTATCCCATTCCAATATCTTTCCGGGATATTAAACATCCGGAGCTGTCCATCCAGCCAATCCTCGTTACGATCGCTACGAAGGGCGTTTATATCAGACATAGATGTCTCAGCCATCCGCAATATATCATCCATATCCTCTACCATGCCAACCTTGTTGTTGCCATAATAATCCGCCGCCTGATTATTGACGAATCCACGAAGATTCCTGATTAACGGTACTATCTCCCCATATACGTTATCGATAACCTGTATCGTCTCATAATCCAATCCCTTGTCGCTCTTACGCAAGCTACTGGCGACCGTAACCAAATACTCCACCTCAGCCTTGGCGGTCGCTATGACACTCTTGGTGGATAACAGGTTGTTGTTTTTATTAAGCTCACCCCCGACTTGTCTCACCTTCTCGCCTATATCACGAAGAAGGGAGATACTCTCACCGATCCTCTGGCTTTGGCTTGATCTCATCCTCTGCAATCTGGTGTATAGCCTTTCCAATGACCTACCGTTCTTGATCAACTTATTAGCCACGTCAACGTCCGATAACGAGTACATGAGATGATCGCTATCCTTTAGCAGAAGCACGTCAAAGGCGCTTGGATCATCAGCTAACGCCGACTCCTTTATCCTGTCAAGTACCTTATTTAAATCCGATCTTTGGCTGGAGAAGAAATTACGTATAGCTCGTACCATCCTGCCAAACAAGGAGAGCTGGGCGTCCTCGGACGAGGTCAGATCCTCTACCGCCTGTTCCATGCCCGGCACGAACCGCTGGGCCAACGTCTTACCTAGGATCTCCCGCTTCACCATCCAATCCAGCTCCTCTCCTTGGTATTCCTTCCCATACACCTCATAGTAACGACCGGCGAACTGATTCCATAACGACGTGCCAACAACAGAATCCAGCACCTCGTCAATCTCCTGCTGGTTACGGTAAGTATCGACCAAGAAATGAGCCACCTCCTCATTGAGATCCTCTACTGTAGCCCCCTCAGCTAAGGCGATAACACCATTAGCCATGTCAGATAAGGCCCTAGCCGAAGGATCCACGCCATTACGCATCTTATACTTATCCATATACTCAGACATACCCATCACACGGATACCTAACGTGGATAAGATATTGGTAATATCGGTTCTATTCTGAAGATCCTCCGCCTTCTCGTTCTCGATAACCCCACGGACATTGCTTCCGTACAAAGCGTTATCCTCCATCATCAACGACAAGGCTAGCTCCATGAATCCATCATACTTGTTATTAAGCTCCTCAAACTTGCCTTGCCTTAACATACCCTTGATCTCCGATCTGCTTACCGTAACCTTCTCCCCGGACGTAGTGATAAGATCAAGATCATTACTTACCTCCGTATCAAAACCTATAGAACCCAATACGTTCATTTCGGAGGACTGACTTCCAAATCTATTTTTAAGGCTAGAGAAGGCATCCATAGCGTTATAGATCTTAAGACCATCAGAATTGCCGGCTCCAGTAAGATAATATCTATCCCCTAGCCTTATACGCTCCCCACTCAACATACCTTTCTTGATAAGGTAATTAACAAACCCTCCACGAGTGCTTACATCTGAGTTTGAGCTAATACCAAGGACCGGGATGAATGACTCACTGTTATTAAGGGTTATGGAGGAAGAGCCAAAGGAAATATCAGCCGTACCGGACGGGACGTCGCTCTCCTCGACACTGCCGGCCAAGAACCCGGCCTCGACCCGCCCACCGGACGATCCTTTTATGGCGTTGGCGTAAGAGTCGTATATCTTGCCGTCATCCGATCTAAAGAACAGGCGAGGCTCACCGGAATCATATACCAATCTTGAAGATGGAGGAGTATAATTCTCAATATCATTTAAAGGCAAGACATTGCCAGAAAATATGATCTCCCCGTCTATACTTCCGCCTTTCACCCTAATATTAGGTCGTTGCCCGGTAAAAGCGCTTTCCACGGCCTTCCATAACATACGAGCTGTCTCCTTAATATCTATATTCTCCCTGATAGCCCTTATATCATCCCATGACGCCTCTTTCAGTATCGTATCGCCAATATTATCCTCGTTTATGGAATCCAAATCCACCTCCTGTACCGTAGATGTATCTACCACCGCCATATCATTGACATCACCTACCTCTCCGGAAGTAAGATAAGCCACGACATTGTCGCTATTCCCAAGACTTCTGGCCAACGCTGGGGCATCCATGTCGCTTATGGCGGACAAGACCTTAGCTGACATAAGCTGCCCCCACTCGCTAGCGTTAAGTTTGGCGCTTATGGATCTGGCGGCCTCCTTATTCCTTGGTACGGATCTCGTCCAGTTCCCGAACTTAGACCTAAACTTATCGTTATAAATAGTCATATAAGCTTCAGCGGCCTTATTAAGGTCACTTACGGCGGCTATACCCGCTATCTTATCGAACAAGGTGGATACCTCGCCGGAAGGGGTCAAGACACGGGTTATCTTACCCTCCTTATTTCTTTTAATTACGCAACTCGACATAACTTCATGTTTTTACAAAGATAAATAAAAAGCCCCCACAAAAGAGCGGGGGCTAATATCAAAACGCGAGAAGATGATTATAATATCATCCAATCGGTAGCCAGCATGTCAGTCTGAGATGCCGGCCAAACAAAAAAGGGGAAAAAGATCGTATCTGTGCATCCTTACCCACGTACAAAGAGCGATGGTAGTATAACCGTCGTTAAAGGACACAGACGATCTACACCTTGTAAGTGTAAACATAAAATGTGATTCCCACCGGGAGGAACATCCTCCCAGTTTTTCAATCCAGATACCTAAAGAGCTTTTTACCTAAGTAAAAATAATCATTATTCTTATCAACTTTTCCCTGACACGACATCCGATATGCATTTGGCACACCACCCTACCATATAAGATATAGGCTCTTGATTGTCAGCATGAAACTTGACCCCTAACTCGCTAAAAATATCCATAGAGACATGAAACGCCTCGTGAGAGATCATAGACAGATCGACATCTTTGTCATCTATCCACACGACAACCAGTTCCCCGTATTTACCGGTATCCTTAAATCTCACCATAGGGAAAGTAGTCATGGTTGGTTCCGATCCCTCTTCTATCTCAATCTCGAACTCAGAGCCATTCCTTGTCGTAAACCTGTCTATAACATCCTTCGGCTCACATCCTTTCATCACGAACAAGCTCCTCGGATATATCTTAGGATCAAACTCATATACTATCTTATCCATTTTCTTTTCCCCATTCTTTTTAATATTATGTTTCCCAAAAATAGGATCACGTGGATCCTCCTTTGGATTATAATTAAAAATCTTATCAGTTAATTCTTTAAGTTGATTATTCATCTCCATAAGTCTTATAAAACGATCATTCGTGTATGCCTTAAACTCATAAACAGGCAACCCTGAATAGCTGGATATATCAGCGGAAGGGGATACGACTATAAAATCCCCATCATTAATAATTATATGCGTATCATCACGCTCCACGGAATAATATCCATTTTTATCTATAACAGATATGCCAAAGCGTTCTATAGCCTTATTGATATTCGCAATATCATATGGATGAAATTTGAATGCCTCCACATTTAAAGAATATATCATAGCTCTCTTAATTTTTCTATTACCTCAAAACACATCTTACACTCAATCCTACGATACAACTGCCTTACGCCATCTATCGTAGTCCAATAACGACCACCCTCACGGTGTAGGAACTCGCTCATAACCTTAGTGTCAGCCACATCATGTAGGTCGTATGAGTCAAAACATAACTTACATATATCGTCAAGATCAAAATAAGTAACCTTATTATACGATATACAACGGATTTGTCTCCCATCAGGAATCTGAACATCGAAAACATCTATCTTCTCCATATTAAAAAACAGAGGGATGCCGATCCCATCACAGACCGGTATCCCTTATAATAAATTAGCGACGAAAAGCATGGTGATGGACATGCGCCACAAATGTAATTACAAAATTCGTAAAAACAAAATATCAAGGGCAATCACCCGTGCATTCGCATGGAGCATCGCTTTTCAAAACCTTTTCAAAACCCCATATACCCGATTGTCGCTAGTCAGCCATCGTTTGCCGTCGCTCGTGATATAAGCCTGCCGGCATCCCTCCTGATTCACCGTAAGCGTCTTCTTAACACCTTTTGGAGTTGTTATCTTCAGCTCAAGAGTCCGATCAAGACCGTTGTTCATCACCGAGCCAAAGGAAACGGGGGCGCTTCCGGCCCCGGACCCCGGACTGACGGTCAGAGGCTGGTCCGTTACCTCGCCTACCCCGTCCTTCCAATTAATATTCAAATCATTAGCCATAGTTGTATTATTTTTGTTCTATTGCAAAGATAGCAAAACAAATAAACCCCAACCGGCTTAAGTCGATCGGGGTCTGAGTAAGCGAAAAGAAACTGATTATCGTCCCATCATTCTCAATACGGTTCTAGCCGCAGCTTGCGCCCATGTCCAGCTGTCATTAGATGTTACGTTAACCGTCTGTTGAGTACCATTTACATCCAAGTTAATAATCTCCTTGTCAAGCTCGATAGTAGAGTCTCCAGCGGCTTGCGTTACCGTCACGTTGGCTATCTGGCCACCAGCGGCAGTTACCTTCAATGTAGCTGTCAGTTCCTCGATCGTGACGTTGGCCGGTACGTCCGAGATCGTGATGCTCCAAACGAACTCGCCAGCGGCTCCGGGATCGTCGGCGATAATCGCTCCGTTAGCCGTAGTCTTTCCAGCCGCCGTGTAGTTAGCCGGGAGCTGTAACGTAAGCCCGTTCTCCTCAGCCGGCGTGACCGCGAACGTAAGCTTAGTACTGTTAGACTTACCGGTGATGGTAACATTACCACCTGTCTTTTGTACGGAAGCGTTAGGGCTGTCTGATCTTACCACCTCAGCAGCCGCTGCCTGATTAACTACCAACGCCTTCTTAGCCCCGCCGTTCGTGGTGACCGTAAGGTTGATAGTGCGTTGAAGACGACCGGTGTGTTTCTCACCGGAAAAATTAACCGCCTGATCTCCTGATCCCGATACTGGGTCGACGGTTACGAAACCGGATTTTTGTGATGCCATACTTAAATATATTTACAAATGTCATTTTATTATGCCAAAAATAACTTGTATCATATCACAAGCCAAATATAGGGGGGGGGTAGATACGACTAGCCCTGTACAACCTCAACATACAACCCTACTAAGTCCTTTAGATTATGACTAAGAGGAGTTCCGCTATCCCTAGTACACTTATATACATCAGCGTTCTGGATGTAATATTTATCCTTGAATATCTCCATTGGAGGGAAATACGGGATAGGATCCCCTATGGTCCCGGCATGCTCCTTATCAATGACCTTGTATAAGGAAGCCGTATTTAGTCCGGGTTCCCATTCCTTTGATAATGTATGTTGTTGAATAACCTCATAAAGGATATCCGTATCGTCCTTAACCACCCTGAGGCAGAATCCGGCATCCACCGACAACCCGAACTCCGCCCCTTCTTGTCCCCATATAGGGAATAGGACCTTAATATCCAATTTATCGTTAGAGGATAAGGATAAGTCTTTATTATTAACCACCATTCTAGAAAATTTTACAGCCACCTTCTGAGGATCAGAGGCGTCCTTCTCCTTCGCCTGTTGCTGGACGTATGCTGTGGTGACACTTATCTTGTCTGGATATCCGGATTGGACATCAATAGCCCTTACCTGCTCTACGGTAGTGGCTAGATTGATCCGCTTTCGCTTGTCCCCTAACGCCGACATAAGATCATTATCATACTTATCCATCATCCCGATCAAGATCTTGCCTTCCGTTATATCGAATTCCAGACCCATGATCGTTATCTTGCCAGCTATAGCCCCATCAGACAAGGCGTTACGTCTATCATGTTCAGGAATATAGATATTCTGATCATCCAAGAAGAACTCATATAGATTTCCGGTCTCATAAGTTCTTATCTCCTCGTATTTAACTGATTTCTCCTCATTAAGAAGCCTTGACTCATCCAGCTTAGCCTCGATAATCTCCTTGACAGTAGCTTTAGGATTAGCCTCCTTGAACGCCAGTTGCTCCTCCCCAAGCTCTATCCATGGGGCGGGAATACCTTTGGAGTAATCATCATAACTATAGCCCTTGGCGTAATTATCGTCAAGAGGCTCATCTTGAACCAACATCTTGGGATATATCTCCCTGTTTATATATGTAAAACTCATAGCTTATTAATCTTGTTCTTTAACGGCAATGCTATACTTGTCTGAAGCGTAACACCAGATATTTATCTCGAAAGGCTTGTTAGCCGTAGTGGTTATAGAAGTTCCGCTCATGCTGACATAATCCCCGGAATTAGGTATCGCTTGGGTGAAAGCCGCTGAGGGGACACACCTGATCATCAGCTCCTCCCCTACCTGCATCCCTGACTGCACGGATAGGGTGGTAGCGGCTGATAACGTAGCCGTGATACTTCTCTTGCTAATAGGCAGGTTAGCTAATGTCGTGACCGTATTAACTCCTATAAGCCTGTTCATGGTCTTCTTGTCAGCCGCCGCCATCAACCCGTTAGTAGACTCGTTGGCTACGGCGTATGTCGTGTTAGGAGGTGTAGCCCAAGTGCCATCTCCACGAAGAAAAGATGCCTGCTTGCCAGCGGCTGGGGCCGGTACCAATCCCGCAGCACCAGCCGCCGAGGCCGTAGCCGCCTTCATATTGGCGTAGGTAGTATTCGTATCCTTATAATAGGGGATACCACCGACAATAGGACAAGCCGTATATCCAGAGGCGTTTGTCACGGTACTGCCGTTCTTGACCAATCCTGTGGACCCGTTAGCTCCTACAACACCATACATTGTATTAGTATCCGTCCAAGGCACGTTGACATACATCTTACCACTACTATCCAGCTCTACCGGATAATTCTTACCGTTCTCAGTATATCCGATCATCACCAATCCTAATGTCGTGGTATTAGCCTTAGCGTATGTGGTATTTGTCGGAACCACCCATGTGCCATCACCACGAAGGAAAGAGGTTTGCTTGCCGGCAGCCGGCGCAGGCACCAATCCTGCCGATCCTGCGGCTGATGACGTGGCTCCACCCATATTGCTATATGTGGTATTAGGAGGTGTTTGCCATGTCCCGTCACCACGAAGATACTTGGCTTGCGCTCCGGCGGCAGGTGCGGGGACCAAGCCGGCCTTTCCCGCCGCTGAGGCAGAAGCGGCTCCCATATTGGTGTATGTCGTGTTGGTATCCGTCCACGGGACATTCACATACATCTTACCGTTTCCGTCAAGAACTACCGGGTAATTCTTCCCGTTAGCCGAATACCCGATCTTAACAAGACCCAATTTATCGCTTGTAGCTTGGGTATAAGTCGTGTTATTATCAGTCCAAGGAACATTCACGTACATCTTACCATCAGCCAAAAGCACAGCGTAGTTCTTTCCATTAGAAGCATAGCCGATCTTAACCAATCCTAAGGTGTCGGCCGTGGCTTCATTATACGTGGTGTTATTATCTGTCCATGGAACGTTAACGTAAGCGTTGCCGGACGAATCCAGTTGCACCTTATAGTTTTTCCCGGAAGTCGTATATCCTACCTTAATACCGCCAAGAACGGTAGCGGAGGACGTGGGAGGGGCGAAGGTACTTGGTTTGCCCGTAACCCCCGAACCAAGGCACGGAGGAAGCCTGACTGGCCGTGTAAGGCTCATACCCATCCTCACTGCTTAATTTAGACTCGTTTTTTATCAGATACATCTTACCTGTAGACGTGACCTTTACCGTATCACCACTTTGAGCCGTAGCGGTGGTAAGGGCGAATCTAGCCGTATCATCAGCTACCACGATCAATCTCTCCAAAGCCGCCTTAGGTAACCTATCTATGCTGATGGTTCCGGACGCGATCTTAGAGGCATCAAAATTAGCCAATGTCGTGGAGATAGTTACGTTGCTTCCGAAGTCCGATGAGACACTACCAGTAACAGCCCCGGACAGCGCTATGGTCCTAGCCGCCCGTAATTTAGTGGCAGTAGGGGCATTATCCGTCTTAAGAGCATATTTGGTAAGATCAATATCATTAACCTTATCCAAAAGCTGCTCTATCTGACCACCATTGTATTTACCTTGAAAATCCGCCATATTACACTTATTTTTTTTGCTCAAATATAGTTATATACATAAATACCAAGAAATATAGGGGGGGGGGGAGATGCGGGCAGGCGTTAGAACCGCCGTCCCCGTGCAGGAATCCGCTACGGAATATAATAGCCTTGTCTTTAAGTTTCTGGACAGACTCCCATTCCCATTCACCCTCACAAGGTCTTATGACATATTTATTGCCCCAGATCTTGAATTTCCGTTCAATAACAAACATCTCCTTATCATTAAGGACATGAAAGATACTCCCGACAGGGAAATACTTATCAGTTCTCAATATAACTCGATGATATCTCTCGTCATATTCAGGATCGCCTACGATACGTGCCTTATAAAACTGAAAATCATTCAACGTCTGATCCACTGGCTCTATCCAATAATACCCCTTACCCATTGCAGTTTGTATTTAATTATCTATATTTGCGGTGTAGTAACTCATAATGTTTTAAGTAATTTTCAACCAAAGGGAAAGGGTGTCCGTGAGGATGCCTTTTTTCATTCCCGCCCACCCTACCATGACAAAAAGATCTACCTCGAACAAATGTAATCATAATAAAGCTACGGTCAAAAAGAAACCCTATCGGTATTCTATTGCCGACAGGGTTCTCCAACGTTGTATCAAACTAAATCATATCACTCCATTTGATTGTGTCACCGACGAAGCACCGCACCGCCAGATACCTTACGAACGCCGTCCCTTCCGGGGCGTCAGGGTCTTCCAGATAAGCCAAGACAGCCTTGACTATTTTCTGGTCGCAATCCAATACCTTAGGAAAGTAGTCGCTATAGAACATAGCGAACAGGTATTGGATATCTCCCCAAGTGGCGTTATCAGGTTTCTTAGCCCCGCATTTATCGAACATCTGCTTAGCGTCCTCCATCGTCCATCTTCTCTTGGATCCGTCGGCGTTAAGCATCTTGTCAGCGGCTTCCCTAGCCAGCTCCTTGGAAAAGTGATATCCATGGGTGTCTATATACCGCTTATAATCCGGGTCATCGGCGTCTGCTCCTCAGTAATAACGACTCCTGCGTCCCCTGCGCATATACGGTTCAGTACCTTCGTACTCGTCACGGATGCCGCGCTCACCGAACCATCCCCTGCGATACATCTCGTCCTCGCGTTCATGGAGTCTCTCACGCTTCTCAAGCTCGCGCTCGTCACGTTCCAGTTCCCTCTCACGTCTTTCAAGATCACGCTCACGGCGTTCTAGCTCATCCATCCTACCGTCATGCTCCTTGCCATAATGGTCATATATTCCACCACCATAACCCATGTAAGTCCCATCCGAACGTCTGCTACGTCCACGGCCGCCTCTACGATCGTAGATCTCGTCATTGTAGTCCTCTTCGTGACCGCCGCCTAAATCTATAACTCTCATCTTAACCTAATTTTTTAATTAACAACTCTTTTAGCTCATCGAAAGAGGATCCCATCCTATCGACTTTCTCCTCAAGATTCTTGATCTTCCGGTCTTGATCCTTAGTCTGCTTAAAAGCCGGATTGATTTCCTCAAGGATCGAATCACAAGCCTCTAGCGTCCTCCTATGCTTATCGATACTATCGAGAATATCGGAGCTGGTTCTCTTAGCGGCGTTAAGCTGGTTCATGATCGGATCGACCGAGCAGGCCAAAGTTATGTTATTGGACATAGCGACATCCCTGCTCTCCGGTACGACGTAGGTCATGGAAGACCCGTTTATCTCCACGGTAAGGTCTATCACCCTATCCTGTAGTTGCTGATATTGCCCCATCTGACCCATCTGGGGTTGCTGGAACCTAGGCTCGGACACGTTAACCACATTCCCCATCCTGAACACCGGAACATCGGACGTATCCAGCGTATATACTTGAAATCCTTTCTTTAAGTCTCTAAACATATCTCGATTTTTAAGCGGGAGGGAATACCCTCCCATTAGACATCCAATCTAACCTATTCCTCATCAACAGTCGTCTCCGACGCCGAGGCGGAAGTTGTAGGCACACAGCAATCCATGAGCCTCAATACACCCCTTACCTTGTTGAAATAAACAAGGCGTTCGGTGTTGTTAACCATAGCCGCTCCGGTCACAGCCACGTTGATCGGATTCACCACAGCCACGCCGGTTACCGGGCAGCATGTGTCATCACCTACCGTGGATACGGTGCTGTTCGCTGGAATAGCTATCTGTACTGGCAATGTCTCGCCTGTTGTCGGAACCACCTGCCGGATTTTCAGCAGCAGAAGGCCCTCGCATGGCAAGGACAGCCATATCCTTGGGTTGATGCCGAAGATGGTGTTGGTAGTAGTCACTACCACGTTCTTCGTGACCAACTCATAAAGAGACCCTATTTTAGAAACACAAGCCATAATAGCCTCCTTCCTTTATAGAGTTAAATAGCGGCGTTTCCGTTGTTGCAGCATCCATTGTTGCACCCACATCCGTAATTACCTCCATAAAATGCTTGACCCCATCCATAAGTCTGGTAAGGAGAGCATGAAGGATAAGCCGGCACAGGGGTAGGTCTCAACTGGTTGATCAAATTCTGAGTCTGTTGCTGAGTCAACGCGGAGGCTTGGTAAGCCGACCTTTCATCACGCAACTGATTGATCGTATTCTGCATCTCACGCATTTCCAATTGACAGAATTTATCATTAATCAAGGTTGTTTGAGCATCAATCTTAGCGCTCAAGATATTGAACCGACTCGTGGCTTGCTCACGATTGTTCGTCAATCCTTGATTAATAGTGTTTTGTAACGTGTTAGTCTGATTCAATGTCTCAAGACGATTCTCATAACCTTGATTGTTGATCATCTGCTGAGTCTGGCAAGTGCTTTGGTTGATCAAAGAACTCAAATTGCAGCAGCAAGAGCTAATTTGATTACCGATCTCACAACCTTGTTGCTGTACGGCGTTAATAACAGCCTGAGAGGTCATACCTACCTGACCAGCTACCTTATCGATAGCGCCTTGTACGTTACAGATAGCGCTTTGCAATTGAGTGGTAGTACAGTTCAAGGCGTTAGCGATCTGATCGATAGCGCTTCTGTTACCTTGGATAGCCTGCATCAGTAACTCACGACCATAGTCGTTATTCAATTGAGCGGGAAGACCATTAGCGCAATTCTCACCACCGTTACCAAAACCATTGCCAAAGCCACGGCCGCCCCATAACCAGAACAGGACGATGATCCACAACCACCAACCGTTAGCCCCGCCGAAACCGTCTTGGTTGTTACGACCGTTCATCAAAGCCGCTACCAAGTTCGGATCCATCTTATTTCCGCCTATTAAGTTGGCGAACATCCCCGGAATCATAGATAATAAACCGTTAGTGGCGCTTCCACTACCGGAACCCATACCGTCTAACAAAACGATTTTGTCTCCACTTGTACCCATGTCTATTTATTTTTGAATTAATAATAACCCCACCTGATGGCGGGCGTTACAAAGTTCAAAAATTAACAGCCCTAAGATCGTGATATGTGTCATCATCAAAGTACTTAATGTCTTGTAAATGGGATTAATAAGAACCGATACAAGACGAAAAATCCGGAGCGTATCACTACGACCCGGATTCATCGCAAATCTATAAAATTCAATGTTTCAATGCTCGAAAGAAAACGTCTCACGACGTCAAAGAGAGATTAACTACACGAAAAATCTCGCATCAACTTATTTGTATTAGCAGTGTATTCATTAACTATCTTGCTGGATGAGGGATCATCCTCTATCCTTGACAGGCGGTTATCGTCACTCCTTACCGTAACATCACCCATCCTTCGTACCATGTTTTCTTGATATGATGATGGATCGGAGTATATAAGATCATCAACGAACCTGTATATCGCACCATCAACCGTCTCACCTACCTTCTCATATAAACCGGATTGGAATGACACGAAATCATCATACCTCCCACGAGCCAAGAACGAACCGTCCGATCTCGCCTCGACGCCGCCGTTGACCTCCCGGAGCAGGGCCGGATTCCTTTGGTACAGATACCTGTAAAACCCGACATCCATCATCCTATCCTGACCATCCAGATAGAAAAGGTTTCTCATGCTACTGTCACCGGACTCGATAGCCACGTCAAACAGAAGATCCCTTACCTGACCTTCCGGCAACGACATCTCCATGCTTTTTAACGTACCTCTGTCATGGTGGTTCAAAGATACATTATAAAATCCATTAAAATCAAGGAAACGTAAGACATTATTATATAAATCCGTTTTTTTTAACCTTTCCTTGATCTGGATCTTCCTCAACGAGGTACAGGATTTGATAAAATCCCGATCCTTTCCCTGCCTAGCCTCGTATCTCCTGAACTCTCGATCAATATCGACATCATCCATCTCAGGAGTCACGGGATGTTGGAATATTAATCTGGTAAGGATCATGTTCTCGGTATTCGAGGATGAGATGTTGGACATAACTAGCTTCTTTATGTTATCCTTGACCACACCAATATCAGAACGGGAAGCCCCGGCGGGAATCACGCCAGCCGGCAAGTACGAGGGCCGCTCTATCCCGATATCGGCCAACATCTCATAGGCCTGATCGGTGTCGGTTATCGGGGCCGTGTTATGGTACGTATTCCTACCCATATACAACATGCTCCTATCATACATATCGGAAGGAGATGTATTCCCGGACCTTACATACACCATCCTATCCCCAGTAGAATAAGTATCCTTAACCTCGTATATCGGGTTCCCTTTTCCTGTTATCCTATCAAGATCGGAGATAAAGCTATCGTATACCAGATTGCCGGCCTGTATGGAAGATAACATGACATCCAGCGATGCCATAAGATCACGGATATCCTCCGGTCTGGATATAACCATCTCATCGCTGATCGCATCGCTTATATCCACGCCCATGTCGGCAAGATCCATGGCTATGTCATGCAGACGTCCGGCAACGTCCTTGATGTCCTTAAAATCATCCATATCTATTATCTCCCCAACCTTATCCCTTAGACCCTTCATATCCTTAGGCATACTGATATACGGTGTGGTACTATTGAAGTACGAGTCGGTAATCGTATTTCCGTCCTGACTCCGAACCTCCATACGGGTCATATTACGATACGTGTCATACATCCGATCTGCGTAATCCTGATCCTCCTGATACCGGAGTGCCAAGGAAGGGTATGGGATGGAGGCGAAAGCCTGATCGAACTCCCGGCGGTCGCTGATACCGCCTACCGCCCTCATGATCGTATCCCTTACCTCCATTGGATTCAAGGCTCTTCTCTTCCCTAACGAGTCATATGTATCCTCATATATCATATAATCATCACCAAGGCCTGACTCGGAGGATAGGAAATACATATCCTTCTCATTAAGATCCCCGTCAGACATAAAATCGACAACCCTCCTCATCATATCCCTTACCCGCTCATACGCCGATCTGTTGGTCATGATATTATCAATCTCATCGGCGTCATACATCCCGGATCGCTCAAGATTGTACCTATTGAGAAATATATCACCACCGGAGAGGAAATTGGATATGATCATATCATTAAGATCGTTGATATTATCGACTCCCAAGGAAGTAAGGGTGTTATTGATATCCTTAACCTCATCGGCCATGAAATTGCCAGCGAAATAGTTCTTCCGCTTGATAAAGGACATGACATCATCATACCTAGGTTCCCCGTTACTATCTAGGTCATATTCCGATGGCATGGACATCCAATCGCCAAAGAAAGACACGAAGTCGGTGGAGTAGGCCGTACCCCAGACCGATAAGGCCTGCTTCTGGTCGCCCAGCACCTCCATAGCCCTTTGGTATAACCCGGATGGTTGGTCGTTCGGGGCAAGGACATTATCTATCCCACCCTCCTTATTTTTTATAACATAACAAGATCGTCCCATTACTAAATCGTTTTGACACAAAGATAGAAAATCCCGCCTACTCTCACGAGCGGACGGGATACCAAAATAACAACATAATAACAAACCTTATGTTTCTACTGAAAAAGTACAAATCATTTTGCCGATCCTCACGGACAAACAAAAACTAAATCCTAAAAACAAAAAAATGAAACTTATCGTTTAGCGAAAAATATCTTTATCCGATCTACTGAGAACCCTACCTTTTAATTCCAAGAACCTAGGCATCCATTCCCTAGATATCTTAGACACGATCCACTGGAATCCCTTAGGAGTTACATAAACAGTGTTAGTTCCATAAAACTCATCGTCATCACGATATCTGTAACGAGCATAACCACGATCTATCATCCTTTGGGAAAGCAACCACCTCTTACCGGTCTTAGCGAAGAACTTATTATCCTCAAGCAATATACGAAGATTCTTCTCCGCTATATCATAACCATGAGCCTCCAACTTCTCCCGAACCTCTCTGATCAACATATCTGTCTCTTGGGCTATTTCGGCTGTCTTAGCGAACTCAACCATAGGAGCCTGTTCTTTGATAATATTATCAGATATCCTTTTGGCTTCCTCTGCAGCTTTCTTCGCCTCAGCTAATGCCTTTTCTCCTTTTCAGATTTAAGTAACGCCTCTAATGCCTCTATATAATCAGATGGAAGATCGTTTCTGCTTATATCAGAGTTATTCCTATTTATTGATGTATGCCCTTTCAATAGAAGTTCCTTTATCTTGTCTGCACACCATAACTTAAAATCTATACTAAGCCATTGAGCAAAATCTATAGCTATATCTTCATGCAGCCATACTCCACCTCCAAAAGCTGGCATTCCAGTCTTCTTTATAACTAACTGATTTTCAGATTTACCAGTTTTTCTGGTAATTGCACTAACCAGCTCATTTGCAGATGTTAGCGATAAATAATCATTTGGTCTTCTATTGAAGTGTTTAGCCATCTCTGTGGCATTAATATAAGTCGTTCCATTGATCGTCTTAAAAGTCACCTCATTTCCATCATAACTAAAAATCTCAGATAATTCACTCATAATATAAAAACAACGAGAGCCACCAGCGTCCGTTACTCCACTGATGACTCTCATCTATCGCCTACGTCTAGGCGAGTTAATATCTTCTTCTGGTCTAGCAACGGATAGACACCGCAAATATAAGACCTTATTTTGAAACTACAAACAAACAGGATATATTTTTACAAAAAATGTAATCAATTATATTCCTCTGTCATATACAATGCATAATCATACCTATCCTCCATCATCATCACCACCTTCTTGATATCAGATAAAGTTAGTTTCTTTATCTCCATATTCCTGCTATCCATTCTGACAAAAGAGTCCTTGAACTCCTGCTCGGTTATAGCCTCCAACCTAAATAGATTGTATTTTATAAGCAACTGGCTTACGTCAAATATCAGGATATTAAGATCAATATCATCCTTCAACTCATTAAGAAGATCACGCATCATGGCTTTGATAGCATCGGTGTCAAGTTCTAGTTTCTCGGCCTCTCTCATCAGCTTCTTGATGATGCCATTGTGCTCGATTATGATGTTAGCATTATCATCATCGGTAGGTAGAAGGATATCCATCGTACATTTTATACCAACCTTATCACTAAGCCTTTTATTGAACTCAGTCATATAGTCAAAAGCCTGATCCCTGCTTAATGCGTATGTATGATCAAGCAACTGCTTTTGTCTGACATCGACAAAATAGTTACTGGTGTATAACATCATCAAGACCTTTACTCGCTGGATGCGTAGGTCTTGCATAATTTTCCGGTGTAAAAAAGCATCTAATTGCATAATACAAAGAGTCCCCACCGGGGCCATCACACACCCGACAGGGACCAACTTTTAAATATCTTACTCGTCAGGTGATGGACTGACGCCGCAAAGATAAGTCAAGATATTTAATTTAGCAAGGATTTTCCGCCTCATTTTCTCCGGATACTACGTTACCGTCGGAAACCAAAGACCTATCCTCAGCAGCCTTCACGGGCGAGGCGGACCCCGATTGGAGGTCAGACGGGCTGCCGAACGGGGTCACAACCTCCTCGAAGAACGTCTCATCCCTCCTGATACTCATCCTGAACTTAGGGGCTATGAAAGGATCGTTATTAAGATCGATGTTGATCGTAACGTCATTCATCAAAATATCCTCCTTAGTCCTGGAATCGCCTATCCACCCTCTTACGTCAGTAGTCATAGGCATCTTACTAGCCGCTTCCTTGACAGCCCCTAGCCGTTTCTTGATAACATCCACGTCTCCCGTCAACGGAATCATATATGTCTTATTATCCAACCCGGATCTGGCTATAGCGTTATTAAGATCCATTATATCATCAATACTTACGCCTCCGCCTAGACCTTCCATAATCCTATCAGCCATCGATCCGATCATGGATGAGAATGATGATATATCCTGATTTTTCAATCTTACGGGGTACAGGTAATTTCTTCCATTTCCTGTCTTTATAGCTACAACCGGGATACGCGAATTTTTATAATTACCATACTTGTCCCTAACGATAGCCGTACAGAACGGGAATATGTTATACCTAATATTATCCTTCATCGTAACCTCCCCGTTCTCTATATATCCTACGCTCTCGACCTTACCAACCGTCTCATTGGTAAAGTCATTTTCGGATACCATCAACGTACCATTATCATCACTTATGCTAAAATTAGGTCTTCCCGGCAAAACACTAGTTACTGCACCTACGAACGGTATATCAATCTCGCCAGCGACAGATCCTACATTATCCCTATACAACTCAAAGGCCATACTCCTTAAATCAGCGTTACTTCCTTTTGAGTCCGGGTCATTGGCTTTCAGTACCGAGACGAAATTGCCATCGCTATCCACGATCTTAATAACCATATTATCAACCAGCTCTCTGTAAGCCGACTTAGTCTCATCAGAATTAGGATCAACGGCGTTAAGTCTATTGTATTTATCATACAGTCCCTTGGTGTATGGATCTGACATATCCATCTTAAACCTTACCATATCACCCTTGCGAAGGCTAGCCGCTGCTTCCTGATTCACCGACTCGTTGTTAGATCCAAACGTATCACCCGTATAATAAGGGATAATAGACCCATCCTGCCCCTTGCGATACACCATGAACCAGATGGAGGTCGATAAGGCGGTCTGCCGCCCCAGTATGACACCGGTAGCGTTCTCGAAAGCCTGAGTGTCATCCTCACTAATCATCCATCTTGAATGATTCTTGGACTCAATAACGCTGAACATGTTCGTCCCATCAGTAAAATCCATCACCATCTTATCATCCATAACATATTCACCGGGCGTGACGAGAGCCTTAAGCCCGGATCCCGCCATAAACCTGTCAAGCCTCATCCCTCCTACCTCATAATACATGACCCCACCGATCTCCCTCTTTTGAGCCATCAACACCACCGGATTCTGGGCGGCGTTGACCTCCGTCCTGCCGGTGGATGTCCCGGGTTCGCTCTCCGAGAGAACATCACCCATAGGTATAGACTTATCGTAATCCTTGACAACCATACTTCCATTATTATACAGCCTCATCCATTCCACGAATTGAAGAAGAGGATCATCAGAATAATTATTAATGATATCAATAGCCTCATTAAGTTTATCCTGATCAACTTCATTCCCGTTGTCAATATCATTCATAAGATCATTGTAAGTCTGTATAGCCCCCTTAACCTGATCCTTATCAAGACCATTAATGTTTATATCTATGATATCATCAATAGTATCTCTGATGTTATTTAAGACGTTATCGTTGGTATTTAACCTATCTATCATTGACCTAATCTTATTAAGCCTAGCTATAGGATTATCGCCAAACCCATTTACAAGATCATTGATACGATCCTTATTATTATCATATATCTGCCTCTCCCTAGGAGATAAGATATCCTCATTACCGTTCCATATCTTTATAGCTATATTATTGATTCTATCATCAGAAGGATTTATGATATCCTCATTATCAGGTACATTCTCAACGATACCGCCCTCATCAGCCTTGATGTCATTCTCCATAGATCTGGCGATCATATGATTATAGGTCTTGAACATAAATGCTTCGTCCTCTCCTATAAGACCATCTTGATAAGCCTTATCTATGACCTGATCATTGGCATAAAGGGAATTAGCATCAGGATCATCGGTATTCCTGAAATCATACTTGCTGTCATCCTCCTCATAAGTCTTCCCCCATGCGTTCGATAATATCTTCATGAACCCGCGCTCCTGCGCCCGGATGAATCTTCTGTCACGCATACGACGAAGTGACTCGTTTATATTCTTATAAGCCACAAGATTATGACGATACTCGCTAAGCAACGCCATAGCCTCCTTATGATTATCAACCCCACGGATAGATACGGCATTCTCAAAACCGACTATAGTCTCATAAGCTGCCATAAGATCGGCGGCGCTGATCCTTGATTCATCCCTGTTTAATAACAGCTTAGATATATCTGTCTCTGAGTTAACTAACGTAGCTAATCTCCTCTCCAAAGCAATCCTATCCTCCGTCAATTTAAGAAGTCTATCATTCTCATTGGCTAACTTGACCTTATCAGACTCAAGAGCTTCCTTAGATGTGACACTCTGCTGAAGCTTCAAAACATTCTTCTCCATTTTCTGTATATCATCTGTAAGCTTCCTGAGTTTCTCAAGATCCCTACTCGAATCAGGATTAAGACGAGAATATATATCTAAAGCAGATCCTATATCCGTATTGTATATCCTTCCTAACTGATTAGCGATATCATCCAAGTTATCCTTAGCCTCAAGACCGTTATAAGCCATGTTGGAGATATAGGTGTTAAATGATCTATTGGATATACCATCGGTAAGGGAGTCGGCAAATCTGCTGGCCAAAGTAAAATTATCAACCTTCTTATTGAACTCACTGATAAGGTTGGACTTATACTCATTTACCTGCTCATCTGTCATATTCATATCGGAGGCTATATCGCTATTAGGTATAGACTCGATGACTGTCTTGAAATTCTCCTTAGTATCATCTAACATCCCCATTTCCTGATCATAACGAAGACGATTGAATACAGCGTCACTAAAAGTCTTATCTACGATTCTAGAATTAGGTATATCGTCAGCGTTATTATCCGTTTTCAAGCCTGATAATTGAGCGTTCAGAGCCATGCTGCCACGAATAGCTTGGACGGCCGCCGAGGTCAAGGCGCCGGCATTAGTGTTGTAGGCCTCCACCATCCCCTTGTTACGGGACATGTCTTGGCTCCATTCCTTTATACCTCCAAGACTTTTTCCTCCCATAACCGATCCAATAATCATACCGATGCCGATCTCCTTCCATCCTTGGCTAGACCCGTACGTCTCCTTGAACCCATTCTTTATAGCCTCCATATAGCCTATATTCTGCCGGATAGCCATAGGATTGTATCTTGATTCTACCCAATCCTTGGCGGACTTACTAGCCACTCCCTGAAGACCTTCCTCATACAGACCCTCTGACACTGGGCGCTTGATGATATTGAACGTATTTCCGGCTATTTTCTGCCATTTCTTTGGTGTTATGGCTCTTAACGTACCGTTATCCATCCTCTCGGCACCTACGCCAAATATATTGCGTTTTATGAACTTATCCACACCAAGATCCATGCCAAACATATCGCCGAACATAGCTATATTGGATAATGACAATATGCCGACGTTGGCGGCAAATACGGCATTAGCGGCATTGGCATTGTCAGCTCTGAACTTCATAAGCTCCTCATATGGGACTTCCCTTCCATAAGCGTTACGGTAAGACTGCCTGAAATTCTCCTCAGCCTCCATCAGCATGCTTCTGGCCTCGACAGACGCCTCCCACGAGGTAGATGTGCCAAGGAAAGCGAGGGTGTCCAGTCCCTTGCCTATCCTCCGTCCCGTACGGGCGGCCCTAAGGTAGACGCCGAACGCTTTCTTGGTATCCGAAGCCGCTTTGCCTATCCTAGCCAAAGCCACGCCCGCCCTAGCTCCCGTACGAGCTAAGTTCATCAATCCAGCGCCGGAATATACGGCTGACGATAACATGGCTCCAGCGGTAAAAGCAAGACCGGATAAAAAATCGTTAGACCAGAAATTAGCCGTGGTCATGCTTTGAAGGAAATTCATATCCCGCTCCTCACGATTGTAATAATGAGCAAGACCGTAATCCATCTTCTTGTCCTGATCATCCAACCATCTCGTGAAATCGTTATCAAAAACAGCGTTAAAATTACCTCTGGATACACCGGCGTAAATACCATAAAAAGGCTGAATAAAACCACCTAATCCATACAAAGCGGCTTTACCTACAAATTTCCCCAAACCTCTCATCCATTTCTCAGTCCTACCTCGACTCCTAGATAAACGTGTGTCGTTATCTACACCGGGGATATAAGACTCGTATTTAGGTATCCAAGTACCGCTACTAAGTCGATACCTTGAATCCTCCAACGATATCTCCGGACCAGTAAGATTAAACCTGCCCTTATAGCTTTGATCAGAAGCCATATATCCTAATGGGGACATATGTTTCATATCATCATAATAATTTGTCTTAACAGTATTCTTGATCCTCTCCGACAATGACGGTATCTGGGACTTTGATCTCTCGGAAGCGGAATACGGATCCAATACCGGAGGCAGGTCACGATCCGGTATATCATAGGGATCCGTACCAATAGCCTTTATATTATCTACGTTTATGGTAGGATATCTGTACTTCTCGGCAAGATCCTTTCCGTTAGAGGTATTATTATAGATTTCCATTGCTTCCATTATTTCCACTATTTCCGTTATTCCTGTTTCTTATCTCCTGATCAATCATATCAGCTATGGGCGAGATGAAGCTCTCGAAATCATCAGTAGTAGATCTTCCCTCGCTCCTCCAATACACCTCATTCTCCTTGCTAAGTATCTGTTGCCATGCCATGACCAAATAATACTGCGGGCAGAAGTCGATCTTCCTTGCTACCTCATCAGCATAGTTAACGCCATCCAGACCAATTGAATACAACGGGGTATTACCCTCTCTAGCCCCTCCTTTGCTATATATATCAACATTTATCCCAGAAGAACCATTATTATACTTATATCCGGAAGCCCTTAACTCGTACATAGAAGCGTTATCGAACAACACGTCAGTAGCGATCATCATCTGATTCTTCCTGATATTACCGTCATTTATATTCGTAAACATATCTATATAAGGCATTACCGTGTCCTTGGCCCCGCTAGCGTAAGCGAATGGAGCTACCAACAATGACTTAGCCATCTTCCCATAAGCGTTGTTGCTTGAGCTGGCGAAAGATATGGGTACGACACCGGAATCATAGGTCTCGGACGGGATGCTTACATCCTCTTTGTAGAAAGTAAGTCCATTCGCAGCCAGATCAGCCTCGCTTACCTCAACAACAGATCGACCATCACCTCCATTATTGCCAATGATCTGATAATTACCATCACCTATAGGGGATATGGTAAACGTTATCTTCGTATTGGCATTATCCTTATCCTTAGGAATAAAACCGCCACCACGGGTAAATAGGTCACTAACCTTTATATAATCTTTCTCTTCTTGACTTTTAGACGGATAATCACCGGAGAAGATATACTCACGCTCGGCATACTCATGACGATATTGTCTCAGGTAATCCTCGCCAGCACGTTTAGCGTCATCAGCGATCCTACCTAAATCCCCACGACTCCATTTATGTCTTAATAAATCATTCCTCTCTTTATGAGCCTCATCATATATAGCGGTAGCGACAGCGATCGCCCTGTTATCCCCGGCAAACCTATCTCTTATTTCCTCAATGTGCTTATTCTTACTAGCCCCAGATACGGCAAGAGACATTATAGATTCAATATCATCAAGCGAAAAAGACGTTCCCATTAAATCATTCACACGATCCAATAAGACACCTGATTGACCCGAATCCATTGATACATGAGGCATTTCTCCTTCAACACCGTAATTAATAGTATTTATATTATCATTTAACAAAGAGCTGTAAGCGGACAACTTACTCCAATCATTTAATGTTATATCGTTTATACCATTTATATCAAAAACCTTATCGCCATTGTTATTAATATCTCCAAGATTGAATGTGCCGAATCCATAACTAATATCTATACCTGACCCACTGTCCGATCTAGCTTCTCTCTGAATTATAGTATCAATACCATCCAAAACAGCATTGCTCGCCTTATTGAATCCATCATTGATCTTATTATACTTCCCTCTTTGGGTATTTAATCCAAGAAGCTTCAAATAACTATCCTGACCATTGTAATCAAGCAACTCGTTCCTTGACCCTCCATTGGCCTTGAAATAAGCCATGATAACCTGATCGTTATCCATATCCTTGACCACGTTACTATTCTCAGGATCAGACGCCCATGCGTCGATCTTCCTTCTAGCGTCATCTGATAATGACTTAACGAAATTACCCATGCCGGTAGTCACCGCCTTCTCGTTGGCTATGAACCCGTTCATGAACTCATCGCTTATGCTCACATCGTCAAGGTTTGCGCTCTTGGTAACCACGGTAGGCCCGGTCGTGTCATCACCTCCGCCACCTCCATTCTCCGACTTACCCGATTTGCTGGCTCTCATCAACGCTGCTTTCTCCATGGCTAGATTATGCCTTTTTGTCTCATTAAACTTAGCTCTCTCTATCATCTGCTGATTAGCCTTGAAATAATAATCATCAACACCCAACGTCTCGTATGAGTTATTATAAGACCATCTCAGCCCGACGCCACGAAGGAACTGCTGTCGTACCATGAACATGCCGGCTCGCTCCGGGCTGTAGTTGCTACCGATAACGCCCTCGGCCTCCTCCACGAAATCATTTCTCTGCTTGATAATATCCGCCAGCTCCGACTCCAACTTAGCCCTCTTGGCCTTGTCATTGCCAACGCCCTTTAGCTTGGCTCGTATGGATTCTTCCTTGACACTGAAATCATCAATATACCCTTTAAGGAAATCTGAGGTGCTTTGAACATTAAATAAGTCAGGATTCGTTCTAGCCATATATCTTCCCTCTAATTGCATCTGAGCCTTACCGTTCTCAGATATAGAAGCCATGGCTATATCCCTGACCTGAGCGTAACTCATCTCATCTATATACATCTCACGCATCTCGCCCGTCCTGTTGCCATTGGCATCAGTCACCGGTACATTGACTTTCTTCCCCTTGTTAAGGGAGATGAAATTCTTCATCTTCTCATCAATCTCAGCGTGGTAATCCGTATAAGGGGTATAATGTATAGGATTAAGACGTGTCCCTACCTGACCGTCATTCATCCAAGCCACGGCATCCGCAAAAGCCTCAGCCTCGTTTATAGGACTATACATCTTGGGATTGTTCAGCTTCATATCCTCCATCTTCTCGCTAAAAGCCCGGATCTCCCTAGTACCGGCAATAGCATTCAACACACGGGTATCCAGAGCTTCTCCAAGACGAGCCTGTATGCTTCTGGCTATACCGTCGGAAGCCAAATTAGATTTACGATACACGTTATTCACGTTCTGTATCAGCCCATTTAACCTATTCTGAAGATATTCCCTATCCTGAGGTTTTATAATGTCAGAATTAATAATATAATCAGCATACTCGTTTATAGCCTGCCGATTGGTATCTATCTTCTGCTGCATGTACCCCATCCCCTGCATCATGACATCCATGTTGTAGGGCGATACATACTTGCCGTAATTCCTTAATATACTATATTGTGAAGCCATCCTTTATCCTTTCTTGCCTTTAGTTACTTCCTGAGCAGGATATAATCTCCTATAACTCAATATATCTCCTTGAGGATCAGCGATCAACTGCCCATTAGGACCGATCTTGACATCCCCGAATATAGACCTTAATGTATTCATGGTCGTAGCCGTATTCCACTTCTGCTGGATCTCGTCATTTACGCTATCGAAATACCTGCCCCAGTTCTCGTCATTTATAGCCAATCCCTGCAATATACGTTGCTGGTAAGCTTGACGTTGGGCTATATTCTTATCGTACGTATTAGCCCATGACTGAGCATTGACATTATCAGCCCAAGTCCTTTGAGCCACGTTCCCTTGTTCTACTTTATTAATGTATCTACCTATATTGGAACTCATGATAGCCTGTAAGTTGGATGATAAAGCCCCTCTCTGGGAATCCGGGACATTACCCATCTGATCCAATTGTGATTGGAAAGCACGATTGGCCTCAACCATATACTGATCAGCCGATCTCAACACCGGATCCACGGTAGGAGCGTAATGCCTTTCCAGACCTTCCGTTGTCACGGCTCCCGGAGTCATCCTGAACACCTCAGGGAAGTCAAGGCCACCACCCACTATATTCCTGTTCCAGTTACCATTATTAGTCTTACCGGTGTTAGTACTGGCATTTGTATTGGTCTTAGGGAGTGTATTAGGATCAATCAGCTCAGGCATATCCAACTTAACATCAGGATCCTCCACATCACCTATATCCATAGGACCGGGATCCACCTTATGAGGGTCAAGTATAAAATCAAGACCTTCCATTCCTTTCATGGATCTCAATGCCTGCATCTTAAGCATATCATCGCCAAGTATCTTATTAACGACATCCTTGTTCTTGTCAGAGAATAGTTGGCTAAAATGGGTGATACCAGCATCGTTAAGAGCCTTATGCTGTTCCTCTGTAACAACGTCTAGACCGATCATAGGGCGAGATGTGGTAAACAAACCTAATTTATTATCTCTCATCCTATCATGATATGCGGCTTTCTTGTCTTCCGGGTAATTACCTTGACTATCCTCACCGCCAAAGGAAACGAGCGTCGTGTAATCCCGAAGCGCCTCGGCGTTGGCGATGATCGGGTTCTCAGCCGTAGCCAAGCCCATCCAGCTACTTGTCTGACCGTAGATAGCGTCTTGCAATGCCCTAGCCCTAGCGCCCTCTGAAGCTCCCATATAAGCATCGTAAGCGACCGGATTGAATGTCTTATAATAATTCAACCTTTCATCCGTATTAATACCTCCATAAGAGCCATCAGTTCCTTGGCGTTGATAACCGAAATAGTTAGGATCATTGTTGAACCTATTCTCGATCGGACGGAAAGTTAATTTACGACCGAACAAAGACGTGCCTCCTATCTCCATCTTCTGACGAATACCAGCCACTTTCTTAAGCAACTCTTTCTTAGCCTCAGCTATATCCTCCTCCGTAAGACCGTATTCTTTCATGGATCTGGATATGATGTTATCTATCTCACCACCCTTAGCGAAATACGTATCCTCATCCTTCTTCATCTTCCGGTCTTCCTGCTCCTTGTATATGACATTAGCGAAGTCCGTAAACCTTCCCTCTAAGCCATTAACGGTATCGTTACTATCATTTATAGCCTTAGATAATACGGAGGCGTTTAAACGCCTTGTATTCTCGTCATCTATCTTATCGTTTTTCTTCAGCTTCTCCAGCGCCTTTTTCTGATCATCGTAAGCCGATTTAAGACCGATCTTAGCCTTATACCTGTCCATTAACGTAGCATACGTATCCTTAGGCGTGGCTTTGATCCCATACGTATCTCTGATGTATTTAGCGAAATCCGGCTCTATGGTTGTGTCGTCGGTAATAACCTTCGTTCCCTGCTCCAAGGAAACGGGGGTTCCACCATCGGCGTGCTTCTGCCCCATAGCCTCCATCGGCGCCTCTCCGGGCTGCGTCACGTACTCACCCTTCTCGACCTCTACGTTGGCTTGATCTTCCATCGACTTAGGTAACGGATACAGGTACTCACCGGTAAGGCTTCCGCTATCGAACCTATTATTAGGCCCTAGATAAACACCCCCACCATCCTTGTACTGCATCTGGGATTGCCTTCTTTGTCTGGCCTCACGCTCCTGAGCCAACCTGATATTGGTACGAGTACCTTTCTCAGACGCTATCCCAGAAACCACGTTACGAGCCAATCCCATGATACCACTAATTCCTGAGGCTATGGTGGTTATCGTATTAGCCGTTTTAGCCCTAGTGGATAAATCTCCATATCCCTCACTTCTCATACGCCCTATACCACGACCCATCTGAGTGAATCTAGACCCTATATCATCAGCGCCATAGTAAGGGATGGTGGTAAAATCAAAAACATCCGTACTACCAGACTTATCAACCTTCTTATTACTGTCAACCAAAGCGCTCAAATCACTTGTATCAATGGTATTAATATCAGGCTGCTGAATATCAAATCCTATCTTGGTAGACGAAACCAAAGGCTCCACTCCAATACCCTGAAGACCAACAACATTACCTGGCATAATAGGGGTGACTTCCCCGGCCTCTTGATATTTAGGTATCTTCCTCTTGATTACATACTTGCTCATATCAAATTAATTTCGTTCTGACACAAAGATAGTTTAAAAAAAATAGAGACTCATCATTTCACAACGATGAGTCTCTCAGCAAATGCTATTATTATGTACAGAATTAAATTCTTTTTATGAATAATGATCCTATAGCCTTAACCAAATCATAGAAACCGGCAGAACTGAGACCTACAGCCACTCCATATAATAGAGCCTCCCACCATTCACTCCCTATAAGCAATGGAGACACCTTTAGAAACCACGCTAATATACAAACCAGCATACCTATGACTACGGCGGATAGGACTTTAGCCCACTTATGGGTGTCAATATACGGCACTACCTTGGCTAACTGCGTAGCTGACATCGTGACGAAAGCCATGATGCCGGTGAAGGTAGTTAAATCAATAGTGATAGCCCCTTCTGATGGGATTACCTCTTGCGCCATCAAAGCGAACGGCGTCAATAACATAGCAAATAAAAATAACAATCTTTTCATATCTAAAACGTTTAATTACTTCGCAAATATAACACTAAACTGATTAGATATATAAATATTTATTGGAATATAGATATACGACAATATCCAGAGCCTATATGTCCCTTTCCTAAATCATATAATCCACCCAAAGGATTAGGCATTTTTTCTAATTCCCCTTTCACATCTGTCCATACGAACCCGTTCCCATCTATCATCTTAGTGTTAGTAAATACATATTTATCATATTTCACGCATCCAGGATGACCGGATATATACGAGGATCCTCCACCACCAGTTTGAATAGCGTTCGACGATATCCCGCCGCTTGGTCCTCCATAAAAGCCTCCTCCTCCACCAGAGGAATACGAAACGCCATCAAAACCACATCCTCCTCCCACTCCTAATAGACCTCCATTTCCGTTAGTTAAATTATTGCCGGAGTTAGATCCTCCCGCTACTTGGGATGCAGGAGTTCCCTTGGCATAGCCCCCCAGATACGCCTTCAACCCTCCCGCTGATCCTCCGTGCCCAATAAAATAATACTCACATCCTCCACCACCTCCCCCGGATACCATAATACGGGTCTTTAAAGAATCTAAATTTAGAGGATCGCTATTGTTGGACAACCTCAAATCTGTAGCTCCGCCCCCGGCTCCCTCATAGATATACCTTCCAGTGCTCTCATTAGTCATTGAATGCCCTGAACCTCCTCCATTATAATTATATTTTACAACATTACGCGTCTGCTTAAGTCCACCATTTCCACAATACACATAAATGACATCACCACCAACTAACTTGATAAATCCAGCCACATATCCACCATACCCAGGGTTATTAGATCTGGTAAACCTATCTTCGCTATCATTGTAACCATAATTACCTTGACCACCCCAGCACTCAACATAATAATACGCCGACTTTGGAGCTACAAATGTATGGTAATTATTACTATTATAAGTGTATGTATACAATACATCCAAGCCTTTGGGACCTGTCATTACACGTCTTCTCATAACATACCTCCCTTTAGATATTTTACTAACAATGCTATAACCATCCTCCTATCATCATCCATAGCATCTACCCATCTATTCCCCCATCCTAAACTACTAGGGGAGGGGGTAAAACAAGTCCCCTTAAATAACACATCAAATAAAAACAACAACTTATTCATAACAAATTATTTATCATTAAAATACTAACTATTATTTCTACTCACACCTTTTATGTTAAGGCTTAACCCCGGTATCATGTTAAGCACCAACTGTCTTTTCGCCTGTTCCTTACGCATACGCTCAGCTTCCGCTATCTGCGCCTCTGATTGGGGATCGTTCTTGATGTTATTAGCGATATCCTCTATAGCTTTCTTGTTAGCGCCAGATTGAGCTAGCATCTTATATAACAGATCTTGACCCTCCTTCTCCCACCAGCTATCTATGGAAGGGCGGGAAGCCAAAGAAGGATTGGCAGGGGCTACCGTCTCAGGGGTAGGCTGCTGACCTCCGTCCCCCATGCCCGAATCCCGCTGCCCGAACTCGTATCTCATTGGCTCGTTCTCCGGGACACCATACCTATCAGAGAACATATCGGCAAACTCAAATCTCTTCTCATTTCTTAAAGTCGATCCAAGAGGCCTGCCATACCCCTGATTCCATGCTACGGTAGCGTCCTTGTAGTTGGTAGCGTTATCAAAATCAGCCTTTGAGTACATATAATAATTATATACATTGCCTTGAGCGTCCTTATCAAAGAACTTGCCTTGATTGATGTAATTCCAACCTAACCCTGGGACCTTGCCTTGATACTCATCCACTAGATAATCCAACTGCTGTGTCAACGTCGGTTTCTTTCCATACCTGCGCTGTAGCTCCTTCTTTCTCGGTCCAAGCCATTGTTGGATGCCAAAATCACCGGCGACTCCTAGGGCTTCGGTGTCCCCTCCGGACTCGGCGGCGATGTTCGACAGGATACCGATAGCTTGCGTTTGTGGTATTCCCTTCTTATCGGTCAGATAATCCCATATCTCATCATACACAACCATCTTATTATCCTCTGATTTGTCAGGATCAATTACATATTTACCATCTCCATAAGCCCTACCTGTGCTTACGGCCCCTCCCTTATCTTTCTTCTCCTTATCATCATCCATCAACATCTTACCAACTATAGCCGCCGGCAAAATAGCAGGAACATTTTTAATGGCTTTTTTTATTTTATCCGATGATTCTTTCAATACCTTTCCCGTAGCTCCAAACATGTTCTTGGAATAATCTTCAGCATAATTGCTACCTATACCACTCACAAGGTTGTACACATCAATCTCATCCATACTATCGATATACTTATCAAGGTCATCAATAGATGGAGTCCTTCCATATGTATTATAAAATTTATTCCACAAGCGAAATCTAGCTTGAGTATTAAAAGCTATTTTCTCTGATATCTCATTACTTGATGAGTTTGGGTCAGCCCTATAAGCGTCTTTTAATAATGACTTATCATTTTCGGATAAATAAATCTTATTATAATTATTACTTGAATCATATTTATGCCTAAACTCATGAGATAGGTTAGATAAACTCTCATCGCTCCTAGTAACAACCTTATTGTATTTACTAGTATAAAACCCTTTAGCATTACTATTATCCAAAGCGGAGGATACCTCATATCTAAAATCATCGAAATCAGAATCCGCCGATACCCTTAGATTGTAAGCTTCTTCCAACCGTTTCCCATTATCATCAAGCATAGAATCTATCTTATCCTTAATATGCTTGTTAGACACATCATTTATATTTTGGAGATCAACACCATTATCAATCATCAAATCCACAGCCGCCTTATAAGAATCAGGGAGATTGTTATAATTCCTTGAAATTCTATCATGAACATCCTTGTTAAAAAAATCCCTAACCAAAGGTTCATCATGAACATATTTATCCACAAGATCATTATCTACAAGAAAATCATACAATTTACGTTTATCTTCTGGCAGAGGAATCTTCTTTACTTTATTAGCGAAAGAAAAAAATTCACCTAATACCGGGAATAGCCCTAAAGCTGATAATGTCATTCCTAAACCATCCCCAGCCTTCGATGACTCCACAAAATCTCTCACATCCATAACATCCCCGATAATAGGGATACCTCCAGCTATAATCTCGGTAATGTCAACTCCATCATTTATCTTCTTACCATATTCAGTATTAAGATTTATGCCACTAGATCCAATGGAGGTGTTATCCCTTGAAGCCACATATCCACCCCCTTGTTTCTTATCCATCTTCTCTCCCCATAGCCCATATTTCTCCATGGGCCATATACCGTCTATGGCATCCACATAACCAACGGGATACTCCCCGTCCAGACGCCGGTTTCGCCGCTCGCCTCTTACGACACGATCAAGATCTTCCTTATACAAATCCTTTATCCATGAAGGGATTTCCTCCTTCTTATCTTTCTTAGCCATAAATCATGTTTTTCACAAAGATAGGCATAATAGCATGTAGATTAAAACAGTAAGCGGATACATGATTCATATTATCTACCCGCCTATACCATCAATGCATATGATAAGCCGCTAAGGCTTTCTTAGCCGAATCCCTCGACTTGTACTTGGCCGGCCATAATTTACCGGTCTTGTTGCTAACCACTCGCCAATCACCCCCTACTTTCTTAATGCATCCTGACTTCGGGCATTCGCCCTTCTTCTTACCGCTAGCTTTTCCTGTTGCCATAACATCAAATATTTAAATTACAATCCCAAAAGACCTTACAATAACTATCTCAGTGTTATCTGATGATGCTATATTTAAAGAAGAATTAATATATTCAACATTCAAATTAGGGTAAACAGATATAGATATATCTGAAAATCCCATATTAAGGGAATTATTTGAAGCGCTGATATAAATAGTGATACAATCATTCCTTTGATCATTAAAAACCATCAAATCATTAATATTCACTCCACCTAACGCTTCTACAAAAGAATTGTTAGGTCTTATCATCCTGACATTGGACGTAGAACTACCATTAAACAACGACTTTATAGTATTATATTGAGATTGAGGCAAAGTAGTAGATTGATCTCCTACAAGCTGTAAGATGATAGCTAAAAAAGCATCCTCATCATCACTTTTAGCTACTGCGTCCTTCCACGTACCATCACCACAAAGGGACCTACCCTCATCCCCCTTAGCAGGAGCCGGCACCAATCCCGCAGCGCCAGCCCCGGACGCCGTGGCGCCAACCATATCCTTGACCTTATCAAGTCTACTGTCTATTTGATTACCATCGTACTTACCAATAAAATCCTCCATATCGTTTTAATATACAAGGGAGAGGCGGCAAAATACCCCCCCCCTATATGTTAATAAATCAATAAACTTTCTCCTCATTGCTAAACCAACGAACTATCATCTTGAACCGACTCTCAATGTCATTCACGAACCTAGCCAAGAACCAATCGCCACGAAGACGATCACGCCACCTCCGGTGATAATCGACGGCCCTAGGGTCGATCTTCCGGTCAATATCATTCACGTCCTTGATCCATACCGGGAGGTTATTAGTATCGTCTTTGACCTCGTTAAAATAGTCATTTATATTTATCTTCTGATCAACCTCCGTCACCAGTATCTCACGGCTATCGTCATTGGTTACAGGATACCTTAACCGCTGGCTCATATCGTTCTTGTCGGCGATAACCATCCGAAGCTCACCGCTGTTGTTGGTATCATTATAAAACCATGCCTTATTAAATCCAGTAGTCCTAAGAATTTGGTAATTAACCTCATCCTGATATCTTCTGGCATCCATCCGATATTGGTAGTTGGTGAGGATCTTATTCACGTACTGCTCACGTACCGGGACCTCTATAACGAACGGATATAGCTTACCGTAAAATACTTGATACGATTGGTTGGTCAATCCATGAGACCATAACCCTATCTCCTGACTTTCACTTGAGTAGTTCTTTCCAGACTGGAAATAATGCTGGTGCTCGATATAATAATCAGGGGTGTAGGATAAATATGATTTCCACTCACCCTTCAGGCAGTTATATCCAACGGTGAACGAGACGTCCGTGAAATGGCTGGCGTCCTGTAGATCCACCACCTGCCCGTTCCTGTAGAACCGGCCGCCACGGAATTGGTACTCGCTCGGATTCCCTACCGGTATATAATCTTTCTTGGTTATCAGAACCCTCTTGAACCGATTGTCCCAGCCCATGGATAGCCCTATACCAAAGAACTTGTTATCGATATCATAATAAGACAACTCAGCGTCCGTATCAGCGTTATATATCCGGCTACGGATGATCTTCATCTGAAGATGCTCCTTAAACCAGTTTCTAAGCCCCGGTGTGACCTCCGTAAGATTCCTACCATTAGAATCTACCTTAAACACCTGACCACGCCTTAAATCGACCCAAAAATGCCCAAATTCACAACTGATCATATCCCGGCTCTGGGTCCCGGAATATCCTAACGTCGTATTATTATACTCGATACCACGAGAGGCGAAAAGACCACCTGTCCCTAGCTCGCTATTCTCCGGGGATATTCTCTCCGCCAACACGTCTATGGCATTGTACAACCCTACCTGATTCTCAAAACGAGCCAGTATCTGATCCGACTCTATCCCTTTCATGCTTATAAGTTTCCCGAAAGAGGTCTTGAACTCATGGTAATCCATAGGCTTGTACGACAGCCAAGGATCGGTCATGCCATTCTCCGACACGTCGGCGGTGCTCCATATGACGCCGTTGGGTCTTTGGTAAGCGCAGTCCCAAAAATTGCTATCATACGTCTCTGGTAATGACCTTCCGCCTAGCGTAAAACGATTCTTATACACAGGACTTATCTTAAACACATTATCCCTTGATATAGGGACATTACGCTCCTGAGTCCATGATATATAATCCCCCACCTCCGGATAGAACCCCTCGTAAGGCTCAGGTCCGGCTATACGGAAATTGCAATTGATCTCAGACTCCACAAGAAACTGAGGTATGCCATAGAAGTATAGGAAGAAACGACCGCTAAGATACATATCTCCGGTCTTGCAAACCATCTCATAAGCGCTCTTCCGGCTAGGGAAAGAGTATAGCGATCCGGTATACGTATCGGTCTTATTAAGATAATCCTCCCCGGTATCGTAATTGACGAAATAACGGGGATACCCGATGTTTCGATAATCGTAATAAGGGAATGGTATCATGTCCCCCTGACCGAACTGAGTCAAATAAAACATAGGCATCTTCCTCTTAAGCGAGAATCTTGATATAAATACATCACCTCCAAAAACAGGTTTACGCTTATTCTCATCCATCAACCCGCAACCGCCTAACGATACCCACCTGATATCCTCTATCTGCCCGTATTGAGCCGGAGAATATTTCTTTATCCTCATATAAGGGCAGGATACGAAAGATTCACGTGTCATAAAATGAGGCGTCATACCAGCCACCTCATCGTTACGAATATTACACTCATCCTGAATACGGCTGGTATCGTAACTTGAAACCAACTCCGGATATTCAAGCATATATTTATCCATACCAAATGACATGAACAATGAATGCTCACGATCGAGGTTGTTTATGATAATAGGCTTACCGCCTACGGTCTCCCCTTGCGAAGAGATATCTGTTACCGGATATAACCCGCTCTTGATATATTTAGCCGTTGACAATCCACGTAACTCTGACTCCCCTATTTTTTGGTAAAATAAATTATAATGAGCGACAGAAGTATAATAATAAGCATAGTTCCGTCTAGGTCCCCTATCTATCAATGCCGTTAACCACTGATACCTGTACTTGCCTATATCCACCACGGACTGGGCTGTGGCCTTGGCGATACCCGTAGCCAGACGGATAGCCGTCAGCGCTATGCCGACAGGGTTGGCTAAAAAGAACACGCCTCCACCGACATATTGCTGTGAAGCCGACTGATATGTATACTCAGCTATAGCGGATATTAAATTAGCCATAGCCTCCACCGTAGCCAATGACGTTGCCATACTGTAAGCCTTGCTCCCTAATATCGTCCATTTAGGGTGATCCTCCACCTCCCTGAATATACCGGAGGATTTACCTAATTGATAACCATCGACAAGGCACTCGGTGGGAGCGTCAGGCTTGTTAAAGGCAATATCAGGACTTAAGAATGAATACCAGATATTACCCCTCCTGTTAAACGGATGCGTTATAAATTTCTCACGATTAATATCCTTATAGATATACATATCATCAGATAAATCGTTGTAAGGGTAATTAGGATAAAGGTTAGCCGATCCGTCTGGATCATCGTACTTAAACATATCATAAGCCAGACCGGTCCCGATAACGCTCTTATCCAACGTCCTATCGCCCCTATACAACTCATATCCTATTATAGAATCTCTTCTAGCCTTATCTATAAGACCGTTCTCTACCGCTATATCCAGAAACTCATTAACGATATCGTCATCAAGCATCACCCCCATAGGATAAATATAGGAGTCAACTCCATATTGACCGGTCAGTTGAGACGGATTACCCATGAAAGGAGCGACAGAGTTATCCGGAAACTTGTAATGACGTATAGGTCTCTGACAAAACGTGGTTGACGTATTGGGGTACTCAGCGTTACCCCCATTACCGGTGAAATAAGACTTACCCCCAACTGATTTAGGAAACCCATAGTATTTCGTCAAAGAATCTATTATGTCCTTCCTCTTTGATCCTCCCGATGATATCCCGATCTTACTTGAATCATACAACTCAAAATTAGCCGGATACTTATTGGTAGACTCCCAATATCCGAAATCACCGTACTGATATGGTCTGGGAGCGCAATCAGCGGGTTTATCCCCACATGAGATACATTTCGCCTCATAGGTAACGAATCTCCTTAATTTCAATTCTTTTGTGAAGAAGAATACGTATTTCACCTCTAGTGGCCGAATGCCAAAACAGAACGGGGCGGGGAAGATGGCGGTGCCGGCCGTATAGAATCCGGCAAGCTCCTTCATGTCCTGCCTCATGGCGAAACCGGTGAAGAACACGCATACCGCAGGCTCGATGCAAACATATATCTTATGGAAAGCAGTCTTGTCATCATTCCAGAACAAGTACTTTGGCATCATAAATATCTTATGATCCACGTAATTCACTATAACACCTTTCTTGGCATCATTAGCCAAAGGATTAGGAGCCACGGTACCTTCCTTGTCCGAGAAAAACGTTATACGAACCTTATTGTATGATGATGAGTCGCCGATCGGATAATTATAGTTACCCATCATCTCTATATACATAATACCGTTATCAGGATCGGATAAACCACTTATGTATTTCTCGTAATCCAACTCCACCCATCTGGCGTATGAGGATACATGTGGATAGAACTTGAAATAAGTCAAGTTACTTCTACCAAACCAATTGGTCTTGGCGTCAATATCATTCTGCACAGACACACGACCTTCCCAGTCAGTAGTTATACCGGTATTAAACTTAGAATTATCACCATCGCCAAAAAGACACATGGCGTTCTCGATACCAAACTGACTCTCATATTGGGGGAAATAAGCCTCCATCGTATCCATTAACTGATCAAGCATCGTCTCCGTATGCTTCTTTCCTTCCCATCCGGGATATTGATACAAATATGTGCACTTACCCAATGACCTACCCCCTTGGAATGTAGGAAGTTGAACATCGTTAATAGTAGGATTCACGTGAGGATCACCTACCGAACACCCATTAGTACATATACCCTCATCATATAACTGCCGGACATTAGACATATCCTGACACAAGACCAAAGCGGAGGAGTCTATATCAGACGGGAATTTATCCTCATCCTGACCATCCAGCCATTCCTGAACCAGATCTATGATATTCTTACCTCCACTGGAATAATTATCGAAATCACACAATACAGAGAATTTCCTTTGTGACTCGGCGTTACTTTGTATTAAGGTGGTAGGCTCGGTCTCCGTATAATCACTAGCCAGCTTATATGTAAAATCAATCCTAGAATCCACCAAAGAGTTTTTATCCAATATAGTCCTGGTCTCTATCCTCTCGATATCATCACATCCACTAGGGAAATCGGGAGCCTTTATACCGTCTTGATCCTCCGGCAATGATATAGCAGCGCATAACTCGTCAGTAATACCTACATTAGATTCTATGATATCACACAGGTTCTCTATATTATCAGCGATATAATCAATAGCATCATCTACCGTAACATCTTCCCCCATCGTATTGATAACGAATTGGGTCTCTCCTACCGTGGCATATTCCTGCTCTACATATCTGAGTTGCTTGACATCTAGCTGATTCTTGCATTCTCCTCCAAAATCATCAAATCCCCAAGACGGGTCGTTTATGATCTTTGCCGTATTCTTAAACTGCCAAAGATGACGGCGGCTGTTCCCCGCACACTGCGGGTTGTTCTCCAGCACCGACGCAGCCGACAGGTCGTCAGAGTTACCGCCCTCATCAACGATAACCTCCATCTCCTCCCTTGTGGCCGGACGAGGGATAAGCGGGAATCTAGCCGTCCTGTATCCTGTATTGGTAAAGAATCTTATACCCAACGGATATACCTCGTCACGCATGAAAGAGGCGTATTTAGAGCAAGCCACACCGTCTTTATACAAATTCTCCGTGGCTATCGATGTCTGCCATTTAACGAAATGACCCAAGAAGTTAACGACCGGTTGAAGATTCCATTCGTTCTCCACGGTCAAGCCGTATTGAAGAAGACGATTCCCGACAGACGTCATGCCTCTGGCTGTCTTATATACCGGTATTTCCTTGGATAACTTCTCCATGGTCGTACGCTCGCTATACTGATCCGTAAGGTAATAGATGGTCCTTTCCGTTATCGGATGTATACCTTCTATGAAATACTCAAGAACCGGGCTTTGCTCACCATTAAACCCAACCGTGCTCTGTATAACACCTATCTTATAATGAGATACCTGCTTATCTATATTAGACACGGTAAGGCGGATACCCATGTTGGTTGACTTACCCCATAAACCATCACGGATAACCATATCTTGGCGATCGAATAACATGATTGGGTTGGTCAATGAGCAATATCCGGTCTTCTCTATCCCGAACTCATCGCACAACGCCACGCAGAACTGGTAGGTCCCGGCACGCAAGCTCCCCCCGAACTCCACGACCTCGGGCTCCACGCACGGGGCCGTCAGCAACGGGAACACCAGCAGCTTCTCGCAAGCCAGCCTACACCTCTCTATTGGCTTGTCATCCCCACATGTCTTATACCCATGGTAATGATACCAAAAATCACCATCATCATCCGGATTAAGAGCCTTATCGACCATAACATATCGCTGGGGATTATATCCATCGGTCCAGTATATCACCTTCCCGCATTTCTCGTCCTTGATCTCTATGTCGAATATCGGGTGATGGATGGAGAAGTTAAGACAAGGATCATCAACCCCGTCCTCTATCAGGACCTCCATCAAATCACATATCTCATCAAAACGACCATCCGACTCCTCAAGCCTCTCGCCAAGGATACGATGGATGTCCTTTCCCGATCCAGCCAATTGATCCTCCACGGTCTTGATATAATCCAATGACCGCATGAACGTGATCTTAGACGTATTATCATCCGGATTAGATAGAAAGAAATAAGTGTTATCACCAGCTATATCATTCTTATACCCAATAACCTTATAGCCATCAAATCGCTTACATAAAAGGGTACTAGGCTCGTTCTGGATCTTAAGCTGGCTTCCATCGTCACCCTCTATGGTAGCGTTCAAGGCGAAACTATATTCAGACGGGGATAGATCCTGTGGATGCTTATCCCTGTTCATCCCGGAGTCGGGAACCGCTATGTTAGAGTTATTTTGCACGACATTATCTTTTTCGCAAATATAATAAATCCACCAGATAATCACTTATGTGGCGGATTCTAATAAACAGTACGTATTATGCAAAACATTCAAATCGTACAAAAATAAAAAATCCTCCAGACTTTCACAAGTCAGGAGGAGAACTAAATACTTTTAAACGCTCGTGTAAAGTACAAAAACACAACAATTACAAATTTTTACCCATGTAGTTCGATTGCTTATCGGCATCCTCTACAGATATGTAAAAGAAACCGTTAGTCACGTATCTCTCATTGACATCCACAAAATCAGTAGATCCTTTATCCACTCCTTTCTTCGATCCTTCATCACACACAGCTACCAGACTATTAAAGTCATTGGAATAACCTACGACTACACCGTGTATATCCCGATTTCGAGGATCGAATACGTACCTCATCTTACACCTATCGTAAGCTAACTCTAAAGAGCTTTTGCTTAACCTCTCATCTAATCCAGCACCCGCTACCAAGGCCAAAACGCTCTTTGATATGTCACTCATGGTGGTATCCTTGGTCGGAGCCTTAGGCATAGAAACGCCTTCCATGACAAAATCCAACGCCTTATCTACAAGGCCATCGAAATCATCATCTCTTATATAATCCTTAAGCACCTCCAGTATATATAACCGGACATGGAGTTCGTTATTTACATCATTTAAAGTTATCATGATCCTAGTTTTCGGCAAAGCTAGATTATTCCCACGCAATAAAAGATCAAATATGTCATAAGCAAAGGACTAAAAAACAAAAAAAAACTCCCCCATCCTCACGGACGAGAGAGCTGATAGATATTTGTATTATGAAAAAGAACAATCACTCACCTATTCTTACAATACAGTCACGAGATTCCTTGTTATAAATCATCGTGCCCACCTTAGAATACGAGGTTCTTATATCCTGCCAATTATCCTCTCCGTGGGCGGATACATTGGTCGGGGCATCACCGGTATAAACCTCCTCGCCTCCGATATTGACAAAATCATATCCACGTTTCTCCATAGAACCGCCCTTATATGCCGTGAATTTGATAGTGATATTACCTTTCTCACGACCACCATACCAGTTACCGTATATACTGCATCTGATCTCAAGAGGTAATTTATCATAATTATCACCATCCAACAACGGTCCCATCTGGATCAAAGCTGCCTCATTACCCGATTCCATGTTATCACCACCATGGATGAGATAATCACCTACCCGTTCCTGCGTGGTCTGGTACTGTTTACTCCAACCAACCAGCTTGCCGTCAACATCCGGGAGACCGGTGTTATCGAAACCGGTAGCCGTGTCAAAGTCAATGCCGTCCTCGTCAGCCCAGATATACCTAAGCACTAGGTAGTCGAACTCCGGGATAATAACCACCGGGACCGACTCCTGTCTGCACACGAACGTCTTCTCCTCCTTGGTGCCTTCTTTTATAACTTTGTACGTAGCCTGACGTATCTCTCCAGTCTCATTGATATCAGCGGTAACCCTAACCTCAGCAGGACCAGTACCACTTGTCTTATCTAAATGTATCCAATCAGCCATATCATCGTATTTTGTTAAATAAATTTAATATACTTATCAAAAGCGTTGGGCCACATACGCTCATGAGACAGCATCCTCCTCCTATTATCCTCAGCCAGCTCCCGATAATCATTCAAGGTAATCATCGACATCTTAAGCTCTTTCATAGCCCTAGCGAACTTACCCGGCTCCTGCTGAGCATATAATTTATAAGCATCACCAGCGCCTTGTATCAAGCCATTCACAGCGGCATTCTCGAAGATCTTCATCTTGATATACGTCTCGACATAATCCTCAAGGTATCCTAACGCCGTTTCAGGTATATAGGGGAGACCGTCATCATCCTTGGGTGTAGCACGATATATGATGTAAATAAATCCATCAAACCCGGTATACATAGTATTGCCGGATATAGTTATATCATAATTATCCCAATCGTACTTATCCCGATATTTGTCGGCGGCGCAATCACGCCTCAGTCCTCGACCTATAGACAGCCTTACGGGATGATGGTAATGAAATCGAACCTCGTGAGACCCGATATATATCCTCTCCGTGATCGTCTTCTCAAACTCCTCCTTACAGCACTCGGTGCAGGAGTTCCAACGGAAACCGCGCTCGGTGCGCTCGACCCAGCCGATCTCATGTTGGAGGTCAGCCTTAGCCTTATCGCCGCCCGGAATCTCACAGACAAGAGGCTCACACCTATAGGCGTCAAGCATGTCGAAAAAATCGGAAGGCAATACCGCCTGTTTGTTGCTGGTCTTGACAACTGCCTCGGACATGACCGCTATAACACCCCCGAACCTTTTCAAGGCGATCTCAGCCCATCTATAAACAGACGAGGTATCTATAGCCCCGCTATCATCGTATTTATGTAAATCGGCCTTGATCTCGGCCAATAGCCCTTTTATAGTCATATTTAAGTCTTTTGCACAAAGATATGTATTTGAATCCGTGATACAAAAAAAATCCAGTCTACCCTCACGGGCTAACTGGATCACAAAAACTTCTACAGCTTATAAACCCATTTAACTCCAAATACCTTACTCTCCGATTCAACTTCCCGGTACAAAAACTTATATCTCCTACCTGATTCCATAGCCAACCTACACTCCCTGTTCAACGCCGGAGAAATATAGAGATGGAAATACTTGTTCCGAGGCATAAAATCAATACACGTATGGACATAAGAATATCCACCAGTTCCACGTCTGTTAATAGTACCGGTAAGCTTATTCAGATATATCTTACGATTAGGATTGATCTTATGGCACAGATAACCGATGTTGTTTATATAAACCCCACCCTCATTATCCAGATACTTATCACGTATAACCTTCCATATCAAGGACTGACATTCGAGAATATCATTCTTGTCCACGATCGTATGTTTCCTTCTCTTGCCGTTCTTAGACATAATAGATCTATAGAATCGAAGAAAGTATTGATCAAGTATTTTAAACGACTTTGTTTTCATGTCGCAAATATAATAATTTCATCCTTATTCAAGAAATATTTGGCAAGTTTTGGTGTAAGTGTAACGGTGATAAGACCGCACTTACCGCCGCGGCACAGGCTGACGCACAGAGACTAGCGCAGGAAAAAGCCAACGCTATGGAATGCGATTGCCCCAAAACATGGAGCTTGCGTTTGTATCCAAGAATCCCATTTGCTTTAGTGATGGGAGTATGTCAAATAAACCTAAGATCTCTTTTCTTAGTATGATTAAGTATCCTACTGATATGCCTTGTACTAAAACCTGTTTTGTCTTTTATCTTATCATAGATATAACCTTTGGATACGTAAGCTGACATATCTCCTAGATCTTTTATAATCTTGTCATACATATCATGCACCTCATTATATCTTATGATAGAGCTGTCTCTCATCCCTCTTTCGCCTATACCGTCAACTATGACGTTATTGAAACCGAAGAAATTAATTATTGATCTTATTATATTTATCATCACTGAATCTTTTGAGTTTTCTTGTTAATATCCATATCCGGATTCTCGTCCGTAGGGATCTGCAATTTGGTTACAGTTTCCCTTAATGTTTCGGAAACCACATATTCAAGAAGCTTGTCTGGGCATATGAAATCATAATCCCATTGAGATGTACATGGCTTATCTTTTTCAGCTCCACATCCCCCTAGCTCTAACGCCGCTTTTCTGTCGAGAGTTATAAGATCAACATTTATAGCCTCTATGTTAATATCTGGTATATAGATATATCCATCATTGACATAATAATAGTATTGATCTATATTCCCGTATTTACGTTCCTTGTTGTTAGCGTATTTTCTTAACGATATGGAGGTAAATATAATATCATCCATGATGTTTGATACTTTGATGATAGCCGGACCTATACGGGTATATATCATATCGGGCAATCTTTTCTTGGATCTCATAAGTATCCTGCATAGTTTAAACTCATCAAAACAACAATCAATTTTCCGAACCCTCTCCATCTCCATGCAATTGATATGAGTATACAGTGATTCCTCGCCGAACAAGGTTCCATCAGCATACTTCTGGGCTATATATGATCTTGCCTTTTGTCTTCCTATGGATAATATCCATCTCCTACTGACATGAGCGTCCTTATTGATGGAGTTCATATCATTTATGATTCTAGATACAAATTCTGAATTTTTCATATGCTAAATACTGAGGAGGGGATATACCCCTCCGGTTGTTACTTCTTTTTCTTAACCTTGCCTCCACATTTCAATTGAGGTTTCTTTTTCTCGGAGACCTTGCCTCCATTAGCCATTTTCTTTTTCTTATTGCAAGCCATAACTTAATGTATTAATATTAACGATACAATATTAATGATTTTAATTAATAGATAAACAATACGCATTGAATAAGCTAAATTCACATCAAGTCAGACGGCACCTCTTACGCTAATGGCTTGGCGCAGGCCGATAGATGTGATTGTCCACAAAATTGGAGTGCCAACGTGGTAGACTACAGTGAAAGCGGAAGTTGTATTAACTTTACTGTGGAATACAGTAATCCGTGTAGTTCCAGCAAAACCATAACAGTGACAGGAGGAGCGGAAGCGAATACCTCCACGGGTATGGAGATGACCACTAGTACTACGGTTACGATAGGTACTGGTAGTGGATCTACTAGTGGTAGAATGTGTTTTCAAGCGGCCATAAGACCAGGAACGGCGCATGCGGCTTGTACCACAGGTGGACAATGCTGATAATGTATATACAATAAAAAGGAGAGGTTAGTTAGCCTCTCCTTTTTATTATATATCAGACTCTTAACATTGACCACCAGCTCTTCCACTTATATTGATAGAATTACATGGATATCCACGATCAAAAGATATCATGGCCTTTTTAGTGCCTGATCCAGTAGGTATAGTTACTGTCGTACTCCCGATAGTAGTCCCTGAGCTTGAGGCTGTTACCGTCAAACTCTTCCGCGTAGTACATTCATTACTATACGTAATCTCGACCCCTACTCTTAGCGTTGAAGTGCCCGAAGGAGCGCCATTGCAAGGATCACCATCGGCATAAGCGTTGGCTGACCAATTCTTCGGTGGCTCCACGCAATCACATCTATCGGCCTGCGCCAAGCCATTAGCGTAAGAGGTGCCGTCTGACTGTAGGTTGTTGTCGGCTATTCTGTTTGCCTCGTCCTTGGTGCAGGCGGTATATTTACCAGCAGATTGCCTATAACTAATAGTCTTAGGAGTACAGTTACTAGGACAGTTCGTAGCCTTGACATTCCCCCATCGATCATCATTACCAACCTTCGCAGAACAACCTGCATCCGCTAATGCCTGAGCTTGAGATCTCAACCCATCTATCTTATCGCTAGCTTGAGCGTTGGCCGAAGACGTGCTAGAAGCGCATATAGATCCAGAAGGTACATCCGAATAGGTAATCGTTACTCCACAAGGCTTATCAGATGGGCAATTCCTACTTGTAACAGAACCTCCTTGGAAACCAAGCGTATTACAGCAAGCAGATCCATAGCTTCTATATTCCTCATCTCCACAATCATTTCTATATAAAGCTACACTTTCGCCAGATCTACACTCAGCGTCTCCTACTCTACTCCAAGAATTAGGATCACAACAGCTATCGCAAGAACCACCAGAACATCCACATGAGCAATACTCATATACCCGATCCTTGGTCTGGTCAGCATGACATCCATTCCTATCGCTCCTTCTGTATGTAGCCCAAACATCGCCACTAGAGCAATATTTTTTACCATCATAACTCCAACTAGTCCAATCTGGAGGAGTATCCTCACAATCGCCGTTCTTGTTGGCGTAAGCCTGAGCGGCGATTCTGGTAGCCGAGTCATTTCTGAAAGCGTCTTGAACCTCGCTGTTGGCGTCAGCCTGAGAAACCGTTGATGTTATAGGGTCTAATCCTAATGAGCTATAAGGAACTGATATAGCCACACCTTGTCTACAAGAACCGCAATTATCCTTGTAGAAAGTAGCGCTTCCAGTACCGGTCCATACACAAGTTCCATGTTGGTTAGCGTAATCCTGTCCCTTCTGGTCTAAGATCTGCTCGGCCTTGCTTCTGGCATCCGCCAAAGAAACCTTGCTGGTGATAGCCGTACCGCCGTTAACCTGCGTGGAGGTCACGGTAATCCTCTGGCCTACGCCGCCTTCGGCGCAGTTGTTCTTATAGAAGTCACGGCTTGCCACGTAAGTCCAAGTACATCCACCGTTCTTATTGGCGTAGTTCTGTCCATCGGCTCCACGAACAGCATTCTCGGCCTTCTTATTAGCGTCAGCCAAAGATATGTTGGAGGTATACGGATGTCCCGGCAGCCTGTCGCTACTTACGGATACCATGTCGCCTACGCCGCCATCAGTGCAATTGTTCTTCTGAACCTGACCAGTATAGCTTCCTGTCCAAGTACAAGTACCCTTCGAGTTGGCCACGGCCTGACCCTGAGAGTTCACGGCGGCCAATGCCTTGGCGTTAGCGTCAGCTTGGGATACACATGACTTAAACTTACCATCAGAGCCAGGACTTGGATCCGTAACATCATTCTGAGTTACGGTAACAGAGCTTCCAACTCCACCATCCGCACATTGACGGGTAAAGGCCTTGGATGCCGTACCAAACCAGAAACATGTATTATTACCACCAGCTATATACCGCTCTTGATTATCAGGATCAGTATAACAGGTATTGGTGTTACGTTGATGTAACTGAGAGATACAGTCCTTACATACAGTCTCTATAGTCTCCCATACCGGTTGCTCGGTCTTCGTATGGCACGTATCATCGTAGTTCTTGTTGACGAACGCCTGACCCATTCTGTCGATATAGGCCTTAGCCAAAGCGTCTGCCTCTTCCTGAGAACGGGTTGAGGTGAAGAACTGACCCATAAGATCCGGGGTTACGGTAATAGGATCAGCGTACTGACAAGTAGGACATTTAGGAGTGAACTCCTTGCTATAATTACCTACATATATCTTCAGCTCATCACAAGTACCACGATCATTGGCTATAGCCTGACCTTGTGCCTTGACAGCGGCCTTAGCAAGCTCATCAGCGGCGAACTGGCTCTCGTATGAGTAGAATGGACCTCCGATCACGTCAGCCTCAGTAACGGTAACCGAAGACGGGATAAGACCTGACGGACAGTTATTCTTCTCGAACGCCTCGCTATAATGACCAGTATATTTAGGAGCCTCATGGCAAGTACCACGCTCATCGGCGATCTTCTGACCTTGATTCATTACAGCGGCCATAGCCACTAGATTAGCCTCATCTTGAGATACGCAAGACTGGAACGGATGACCATCTACCATGTCCTGTGTCACGGTGAACGGATCTCCTATCTGATTAGCTCCACAATTGCTCTTAGTGAACTCGAAGCTAGCCCTACCGGTATACATAGTAGCGTTAGAGCAAGTACCCTTGGTGTTAGCCAAAGCCTGCCCTTGAGCCTGTACGGCGGTCATAGCCATAGCGTCAGCAGCGGTCTGGGAGTCGTTGGACTGGAATGGGTGCCCTTCTACCATATCTTGAGTGATCGTCACTTTAGATCCTATCTTACACTCACCACAGTTGTTTCTCGTGAACTCCAAGGAAGCGCGACCGGTGAATGTGCAAAGGGCATGGACGTTAGCGAGAGCCTGTCCTTGGGCGTCAACGGCGGCCTTGGCCTTGTTGTTGGCGTCCTCCTGAGATATAGTTGAAGTAAATGGATAACCATCAACCATCCTATCGTTTACCGTATAAGTGCCACCAGTACCAGTACCACAATTGTTACGGGTAAACGTACGTGTATAAGCACCGGTATATACAGGGACCTTCTCACACTTACCTTTCACGTTGGCCACATCCTGACCTTGAGCCTCTACCGCAGCCTTGGCCTTGTTATTAGCGTCCTCCTGAGATACGGTAGACCTGAAATCCCCTGTCACCATAGTCTCATCCACGGTAACCTTGGTTCCGTACTGAGTCTTATCGCAATTGTTTCTGGTAAATTCCTTGCTATACTTACCGTAGTAGATCGTCTTCTCCTTACACTCACCTTCTAGGTTGGCTTGTTGCTGGGCGTTAGCCTCAAGATCAGCCTTAGCCTTATCATCAGCGTCCTTCTGGGAGATAATAGAGAAGTACTTACCGGCGGAAACGACATAAGTATAAGGTTGACCGATATGGAACTCATCACAATTATTTCTCGTGACTGTCTTCTCCATCCTTACGTTATAGTATACGTTAGTCTGACAGTCGCCACGCTCGTTGGTGATAGCCTGACCTTGCGCCTCGACAGCGTCCTGCGCCAGCTTGTTGGCGGCATCCTGCGATACCGTAGAAGTGAACGGATATCCAGAACACATCTTCTCGTCCACAGTGAAGTCAACAGGAGTAGAACCCTCAGGGCAGTTGGTTCTCTGGAATACCTTGGAGTACGATCCGGTAAATACCGGTATCTTCTCACAGTTACCCTTGATATTCGCTATATCCTGACCTTGAGCCTCGACAGCAGCCCTTGCTAGGCTATTAGCGTCTTCCTGAGACACGATGGATCTGAAGTCTCCCGTAACCATCGTCTCGTTAACAACCACATCCGTACCGTATTGGGTGGAATCACAATTGTTACGGGTAAAGGTCTTGCTAAACTTACCATAATAGATATTCTCCTTAGGCTTACACTCACCCTCCAAATTGGCTTGTTGTTGACCGTTCTTCTCAATATCCTCAATAGCCTTCCTATCGGCGTCCTCCTGAGAGATGGAAGATACGTACTTTCCCTCAGGAATGATATAAACATATTCCTGACCGTCACTGAACTTATCGCAATTATTACGTATAAACGTCTTTCTCTGCTCCTCGTTATACCAGATATCAGTTATACACTCACCATGCTCGTTGGCGTATTTCTGACCGTTCAGGGCTATATCCTCCATAGCCTTGGCGTCTGCGTCCTCCTGCGAGATAAACGACTTGTAAGTCCTTTCCTCGACCGTATACAACACCACCGATCCATGCTGGTTGGCCAGACAGTCGTCCTTGGTGAACGGCTGAACCATCTTGATATTATAATAAACGGGCTTGGCGTCTTGGGCTATCATATACTCCTTGACAATATTACCGTCCTTTGACGTTATACGGAACTTAGCCGTACAGATCTGACCGGTATAATTAGCCTTGTATACGATATTAAGCTTATTATCGCCTACCCCATGACTCTTGTCGTTAATGGCAAAGCAATTACCCTCGACACAATTCTTATCTATTTCCCTTGCCATATTATCCTTCAGTTATTCTCCATGAAACATCATCTCCGGCCTCTACCCTCACGATTTGGGTATCACCATCCTTATTAAGCGTCAACCTTTGCGGATCCACGTTGAAGGGTGGTTCCGGTTCCGGCTCACTACCATCACCGCAAGTGCAACATACCAGCTCGATATCATACTCGGTATTTGACTTGATATCGATGACAACCTGACCGTTCTCGCTAGTCACGTTATCGAAGTCATGATCAAGTATGATATAAGGTATATCATTAGGCTGTTGATTGATATTAACAACCTTACCGTTCAAGACAAACATCTCATGATGCTGTTCGTTATCCATATTCTTAGGCATAGCTATGACAAAGCTAGCCTCATACAAATCAGTGGCTCCGGGATCCTCAGGATCGGCATACACTATATATCTGCTATCCTCTTCCGGAACCTTCATGGATAAGCCATTCACGTTCATGGAGACTATATAAGACTTGCTCACCGAGCCACCAAGGGTAAGACAGGAGGCCTTGACCGAGGCGGAGTTAAGCTTGGCGTTGATGACCGCCGTCCCGCCCTCCATATCGAACATGATACTGGTAGGATCCACGCTTACCCGCTCCATGCCCTTCTGGGTTATGGTAGCGAGCTTCGTAACCTTGCCTTTCTCGACCGCTACGTAAGTCTCCCTAGGCAACCTACCCATCCACCCCGGCTCTACCTTAATAGCCACCTTGTCGGGGCCGGTACCGGAAATCTTGTCGTAGGACACCCATGAGGAGCCTTGCTCGATCTTGGCAAGAATATCTTTTAAATTACTAGCCATATCAATCCGTTTGCGTTATAGTCCATTTATCACTCTTGCCGACAATAATCTCAAGGATCTTCTCTCCACCCTCAGGAGGATACTCGAAGTTAGTAGGCTTAATCTCAAATACGCTGGCGCCTCCACAACCAAGATCACAGATCATATCCGGCAACCATCCCTCCTCAAAAAAACGCTCTATAAGCTCCCTTACGGCCTCTGATAAAGAATCAAGCTCTAACCTATCTACCGGGATAGATCCTTTCTTGAGGGTCTCACCACATACCCAACCGTCACACTCGGAAGCCAAGACCGTATCGTACACTCTCTTAGCCATATGTTTAAATTATTAAATTATACATAAAAATAAAAACATTATTTATCATAATAAAATTAATCTACTCTAACAGAGATTAAACCATTACTGATATATCTCAGTTTATTGCAATATACATCTTTTTTGTTCTCCCCATTAATATCACGGATATTAAAACGACCTGAAATCCTCCTTCCATAAATGAAGTATACATCCCCCTGGGAAATTACTTTATCAAACAATCTGAATCCAAATACCTTAAAAGGAGCCTGATTTAATCTTTTAACCCCTCCTTTTAATATTTTCATCTTATGTATCTGCCTGTTGTGACGTCTCGTAATTTTCTTTTTATAATAATATCCTAATTTTATAGAGCTAAAGTTTCTGGAAATCGCAAAGGCGTCAGAAATGTGGGATTTTTCAATTCCATATCTTATCCTGTTATATTTGGTTATATACCCAAATGTTATATCTACATTTGAATACAAAGACTTTAACTTATTGTATAATCTCCATTTCATGATTCCCATTACGGCTGCGTCGCGAAGAGACCTACCTCTTCTTACCTTCAACTTTATATTCCCTTTATGAAACTCCTTATGACATGTCTCGCAAAGTGTTATAAGATTTGAAGGGGAATCTCCTCCTGTTTTCTTTGATTCAATATGATGGACATTAAGGATAGGATCTTTTGACTTACCCTTACAATGCTGGCATTTATGCCCGTCTCTTGCAAGGACATATTCCCTCACATTCCAAAATCCTAATTGATCGCCTTCCTGATACTCTTTACCTGATATCTCTGGATTCTTGATCTTCTGTGTGTCAAATTGGGCTACCTCAACAATCAATTTTGAAACAGGTAGTATAGAATATACAAAACCGATAATCCTAATATGAGAATCAATCTTCCGCCGGATTGATGGAGCTATCCATCCTTCCTTCTTATATTTTATCCTATTTTTGAATCTCGGCTTTCTATATCTCAGCCTATACCTTCTTTTCCTCCTCAATTCCCTTCTTGTCGATAGAAGATCAACAACATCACTTCTTAGAATAACTTCACTCGCGTAAAGTTCCTTGCTTTTCGTTGTCGCTGACAAACCAACGTGTTTTGTACCTGCGTCAACGCCTAACACAACTTCTTGTTTGTAACTTGAAGTGGCATATGTAAGCTGGATAATAAACGGACATAAATTGATTACGATTGCTTTCTTTGCTTTAAGCAACCTTCTCACCTTTCCATGCCTTGTTGTTGGCATTAAAGGATTTCCGTCTATATCTTGAACATATACCACTTTTTGCTACTTTTTTAATGTTTATTCAACATAAATCAGGGTAAAACCCTGTTAGTACCCATCGCCAATGTTATTGAAGGTTTTATATAGGCAACACTGGAACCCAAATACGATCCCTGTTTAATCACCTACCTTAGAGCTACGGACTTGGATAAACATCCGTAGGTAACTATATATTCTCCAATAACGTAGCCTCTGTTTCAAGACTTAGGCTAATAACCTGTCCATTGCTGGAATATACAAATTATTAATAATATTTAATATTTAGCATATTACTTGAGGTTATAACAAGAAGTATTTAAAATATTACTATTCAATGTAGTATATACGATATTAACATCAGTGAACTCATCACCCATGCAATATTTCTTCTTAAACTTAACGGATCTACCAGAAACGACATACCCGTCATTAGGGACGATAGTACCACAATAGGTAACGCTGAGCACGGTCAACGGCTCGTATCTTAACCTGACAGCCTGAACACCCTTGAACGAGTCACGCTGGATGGACGCCGTGGCGCCAGATATGGCAACCAGCTTCCTTACCAGAGACTCGATTACGCTATTCATGCCATCACCGTTCCTGATGTCTGCCTCAGGGAACGACTGACCGTCATATACGATCTGGGAGCTGTAGATACTACACTCATTCCCCGGTCTATATTCCGGTTTACATGGATTACAATTTTTCATATTATCAAATTAATTTGTTGATCATTCTTCTCAACTCGGATATCTCGGCATCCCTATCCCGTATAGCCTTTATCATAGCGTTAAGGGTATCGGACATATCGCAATTAGGGGATAATCCCAATGATTCCACACGTACCTTATCACCGGGGTAAATACAATCGGTACTCATGTACGTAGAGCACGGCACTTTCGTGTCGTCTACAGTAGGTCTGTATTGTTTTTTGTTGCAACCGTTCATCACCAAACCTCCTCTTCAGTTCCGCTATCCCCGCCGCTACCACCGGCGTTGACAAGCTCGTTTATAATCCTCTTCAAATCCAGAACCTCACGATGGTATAAATCTATCTGCTTATCCCTAGACGCTATAATACGCCTCAATGAGTCTATAACGACAGAAATGTCAGTACCTTTCTCTATGCCATCCGCTACCAGCTCATCGCCTGAGTACAAGACGCATTTATCATACAAGGTTATAGGACATCCATAACCAACACAAGGTTCTTCCTGACAATCCCGATCGCAAGGATCACAAGGATCGTTAGGGCATTTGTTAAGAAACCTATCTATCTTAACGCCATGACAACACTCTTCGGGACGTTCCCGTGAATGATCATGACAACAACCACCTGTATTACACATATTAATAATATTAATGTTTTTAGCAAAGATACTTATTTGGTTTGATTATAAGACAACGAGACGTATGAAACAATAGGAGGTAGAGACCATAAGCCGCTACCTCCAAACACTAATCTATAAATTATGGAAAAACAAAAAAAGGCATTATCACCAATAACACTGATCTTCTTGATCGATATTATCAATCCATTTCTCGCACTCAAGATTAAGATCAGCATGTTCCTGTCCCTCTACCATCAAGACCTCACGAGCCTTGGCGTTGGCATCCTCAACCGATATCCATGACCTAAACCTGTTGGCTTTGATAGAGTAATATACTTTACCGGACTTATATCCGAACGGACATATCTTCTCGAACCAATCACCGATCTTCGTATTATAGAATACAGGTGAACAACTACCCTCGGCGTTAGCCTTCTCCTGACCTTCTTTCATGAACTTCCTATAGGCTAACGTATCGGCGTCTATCTGGGAGATATCGGATATGACAGCTCCAGCTGGTAATTCATATACAATACCTTCCTTGCCTGATTTGCCAGCCTCGCAATCGTTCTTATAAAATAAGCCACGAAGAGGCTGTGAAGCCCAGTCCTTACAGCATGTCCCAACTGCGTTGGCCTCCCCTTGCCCGATCCGCCCAAGCTCCACCCTAGCCTTATCATTGGCATCTTTCTTGGATACGTAAGAGACAAACCTACCTTTCTCTACACATACCTGTTCCTTAGATCCCTTACCGCTTACGCAATTGTTCTTAATAAACTCATCGCATACCTGATCATTATACCATACGGACGGTATTATGTCGGCATATGTGTTGGCGTAGTCCTGACCGTTGGCTTTAATATCATCCTCAGCCTTACTGTCAGCCTCCTCCTGCGTATCGCCAAAATATACGTTGGGCGGGACCCGATAATCAACAGAGCCGCCCACATACCCGGCAGGAGAATTATTCCTGGTGAACGTCCGTACTATCTCCTTATTTCCATATATCATTCGCGACATATACGATCCTCCAAAGCGTATACGACCTTAGCGATCGTCTTATCCCCACTTACGTTTACGCATGAATTACCAAGATCCCGGACATCTATAGCCTCCCTGATACGGGTAAGCTCTTCATATATCTCCTCTATCACATCAGAGATCATAACACATTCATCAGAGTCCTTATGCTTTGACCACTCCGGAAGATCACCCTCGTAAGGTACGCAAGTGGACGGGGTTATATGTGAACAACTGTATTTTTTCATGCCAGTAACTTATTAACACGTTCCTTTAACAATCTTACCTCATCCGGGCATAACCCGCAATCATTATCGCATAATGATCTTTGCAGACGAATTATCTTGCCCCAATAAGATACATCAGGCTTATTCCCGATCCTGTACCTATGATACCTCATGTATCCACTCCATTGACAAGACAGCCATTCGTCTACGACCTTACATAGATCTATTCTATCAAGGTTTGATATGCTCTGCGCGCCCATCGAGAATCTCCTTTCTCATTTCCTGTACCTCCTCGTCAGGCGGGCATCCATATGGCAGGTTCTTGATCCACTCACGGATCTTTTTCTGCATATTAAGATAAGATACGCCAACACCATCACCCCTGGTACGAACTTGCTTATATATACTAACCACGTCACGCTCCATGGTCTGCAACGGATCTTGCATAACCATACATCCAGCGGTGCTTCTAGAAGCATATTCCCTATCGCTAACAACGGTAGAAGAAGGACGATTCATCATACTTCTCTCAATCCTTTCTCTCTCGGCCCTTAACGCCTTTTCCTTACAAGTATTACAACCCATAACTATATTTTTTTTATTCAACAATCCACGCAATTGGTAGCCATCTCAAGAAGCTCTCCGACACGGTCAATAATCTCATGAGCGGCCTCTATATTGTCCAACCTAACGTTAGCCTCCGCTACGACCATAAGTGTCTCCATCTCCTGTATCTTATTTATAAGATCCTTATCCTTGTCCTCGCATAGGATATCAGTCTTAATCCATAGCCGATCAAGACGCCTGCGTATAAGATCCGTCTTAAGATACTTGCGACTGAAGTTGTAAGTAGAAGGGCTACCTATGATCTTGATATCATATATACCATCAGGTAGGTCAAGGTACTTGACATTACAATCATCGTAATTAAAACAATTGAGACCTAGTGTTAGGCTGGTAAAGGTATTGACCTGATTCTTGCCAAGGAACAACGTAACGGGGTCGGACATGCCCGGCGTAGTGATCTCGATGATCGCCTTCCTGTCCTCCAGTAGTCCCCACTCGGACTCATCCAATACCTGCAACACCTTGGGATCACGTGTCTCTAGCACCTGAAACGACAGCCTAATATCATTCATATTAACCTTCTTGTCGTACCGGCACAAACTATCGTCATAACGAGCTTGCATATCAAGATCCGGGACATCGGTATAATATGTTTTGACCTCATGACCGTTGATAAACACCGATGTTATCTGACAAACATGAGACCTAGCGACATCAAAAAACACCATCCTTACATTATCCTCATAATCAACGCCAGATGTCGGGTATGTCAATATCTGGGTATTATACTCACCATCGTTACGTCTAGCCACGACAGTAATTACGATAGGTTTCTCTATATCGTAATCATCCATGATAATCCTAGCGGCGAACTTATCATGAATTATCTTCGGTATGATATTTACTTGGTTCATCTTTACTACTTTTAAGCAAAGATACAAAATAGGGTCATACCAATACAATAAACCTACTTTAAGATAAACCCTAAGGCATTCACTATATCATCACGATCACCGATAAAACCTTTATCAATCATCATAGAAAGCAAATCAGTAAGAGTAAAAAAACCATAATCGTCAACATACGGTCTACTTAACAAAACAAACAATATAGATATTATGCGATTGTCTTCCTTGGCAATATCAAATAGCTTCAACATGTCATCTGACATATAATTTCCTACATTCAAACTTACCATGTCGGACAATGGCAGATAATCAATATTCCCATCACCACTATGAATAAGATTGCTACAATAACTCAATATAGGATCAACGCTATCATCATAATCATCAGAATCGCAATTGACATAATCGACAATTAAACGCATCACCTTATCTTTCAAATAGAGAGAAGAGCATTTAATAGCCAAATCCTTAACATCCCCACCATCATATTCCCCAAGAAGCTCTATCATCATAAATATATCCACCCATATCATAGACAGTCGTTCGTCAACAACATACATGAATGTTCCAGAATCCATCAAATCTTTGACTATATCTTCAGATTCATCCAAAGAATCAAATAATGATGATACTTTAAAAAGTTGCTTCTTATCATCAAACACCGTATAAAAGTCATGTGATTTTATATTAACCATAATATTAGAAATTAAAATTATTAGACAAATACTGCGATTCAATATAATCGTCAAGGAACGGTGTGCTATTATCAGGAATCCACACCTCATCAGACAACGCGACCATACCAAACTCATCAACTATCTCATCTCCAGACACATAATCATAAGCCTTGACGCCAAATATCTTAATCCTTTTAACCTTGCCAAAAGCGGACTTGACTTCCTTTATCTTCCTATCCAACTTCCTCACCCCATCGACGAACTCAGAGAAAGTGACACCACGCTCATCTAAATAGCTCTTTATAGCCCTCTCTATGGTCTTGATACTGACATTACCAAAGCCCTTCTTCCTGACCTTGTTCTGAACCTTTTCCTTAAAAGAAATGCTCACCCCGTTGTTCTTGGAGGACACAAAATCCTTAAGGTCACGTTTCCTGATCGAATCCATGGAGTCATAAACAACACGCTCGATATCCTCTGCGCGCTTCCTATTGCACTCATGAGCCTTATAAGTAGGATTGTTTATGTTTCGCTCATCCTCTAGCTTGCGATGCTTAGGAGGGCAATTGTCCCAATAATAATACCTCGCCTTGTTACTATGTACAAAAAGGTCAGGATGCTCTTTCTTCACCTTCCTCACCATAGCATAATAACCGTGGACAACAGCCACGTTAACATAACTGATCAAAAGCCACCTAACTAACTTTATCTGATAAGCGAGATTATCACCACCAAGACGATGATGCTTGATATAGTAATTAACTATTTCATTCACAAAGTAATAGAACCACTTGATGTTGTATTGGATCCCCAGCGTCCTAAACCTTATAGGGTCAAGGCATATGATGAGAATGCCTATCAGTGTCTCCGATATCGGCTTCTCCAGTATCTCTGACTTGGATGATGATTGACGTTTTATCCTAGGGTTGTCGCAACAAGGATTAGCGTTGTCATTAAACAAATAAGGCAGAATGACCTTGCCGGAATCCCTCCTCAAGGCCCTGTTTCCCTCTGACATCCTCTTTTTTTCGGAGGAAGATGCGAACTGATCAAAAATAAGTTGTAACTTTACCATAATCTTTATATTTAAGGCAAAGATACGAAAATATCCGTATCTTCAAAATGAGTGCTTGTGAAAGTACTCATTTTTTTTGTTTATGATCGCGGCTTTTTACGGCGATCGCTATGGTCGAAATCCAACTTGGACATTGCGTAGGGAGACTATCGTAGGGATAGTTAAGAAAAGAGATGAATTTTGTGACATGTGATATAAGAAACTTTCGCCCCCTTAAGAAGGGAGTCTCATTATAAAGATTTTCTTTATTTATCTCATAAGTTGATTGATTAAAAAGAGTTAGCTAACGCCTTGTTATTATCTAAAGTATATAACTTAATTACATTAATATGAAAATATGTAGTAGATTGAAAAATATAGTAGATTGAAAAATGTAGTAGATTGAAAAATCAAGATCTCAATAATAACTTATATCAATAATTTAGTTTAATGTATTTTTGACATCTACTTATGTTGTCTATGGATCTTTAATCGACAAACAACTACCTACATCAGACGTTAATGCATTGATATGTTTACTTCTTTCCAACGCTTAAGCGTAATATGCCAAAGGGAAAAAGGAGGTGGGCTACGAGTCGCTCCGCTCCTGGCCGGCCGTGTGGGGATACCTCCTGCCCTGCCTCACGGAGCCGCCACATTTCCTTTTGGTGTCAATAAGTGTAGACCTTGAAAAGACATTTCCTCAAACAGTATACTAGATAAGGGATTCTCTTTAAGGGATATTCTAGTTGAGTAAAAATTTGGTCAAAGAGGTTGTTTGGTCAAAGACAAAATTATATATTCGCGATACGGTCGGTTGGATGAGTTGGTTTAGTCGGTGGTCTGCAAAACCATACACCTCGGTTCGAATCCGGGACTGACCTCGCATTTGCAATCCTTTCTGGGGGTGATAACCCACAGGTGTATAACTTGTACACCTGTTATTTTATCAATCCTAATCTTTTCAATAATACGAACAATACAACTAGTATACCTAAGATCGAGATAAAGATAATAGCTGTAGGCCACTTTGACTCATCCTTATCATCCACATCCTTAGATTTGATATCTATCTTATTATCCATATTCTTTATATCATTCCTCGTCTTATCAATACCAAGGGAGTCGGCTGTCACGGTGCTATCACGCCGGCCGATGACGATATGAGCGTCCGTCTGGGAGGACACGGGTCGCTCCCCAGTGGATGGATCCACCTCCTTCGTAGTATCGAATTTCCTCTCAGTTATGACAATATCAGCATTAAGATCAGATGTCCTGATCTCTACGATCTTCCGGTCCATGACCTCATCTATCATCGTCTCTATCCTGCTTATCAAACGATTATCTATAGACGTGTCGCTAACCTGCCTCCTGCTTCCACAAGAGGACAGGAATAGCGACAGACCTAAACAAAAAACAGCCTTAAGACTTATCCTTAACCTTATCATCAGCAATCTTCTTTATATCGTCAAACATCTCGTCAGGTATGTTTTTAGAGAAGCCAAACATCTTGAATACGTTTATCCTCTTGAACACAGCCTTGAATACCTTCACCAAATAAGCGTCGGAGAAAGCATCCCCTATCGTATTCAAGAAAAGCATCACATATCCAACAAGGGCTATATACACCCCATATTTGGTAACGGTAAGTATCATGCTAGCCTCCTCCTCGATCGGGTATAACGTCTTATATATAACACATAATGTCATTACTATAAAACAGGACAAAGCGAACTCCTTAAGAATATCAGTAAACCTGACCTCCCTAAACCATCTCTTGAAACTAAACCTCCTCCTACGGCTTCTACGGAGCTTCCAGCCCCTTACGCTTTGCGCTAACCTAGCCAAAAAATTCGCTATTAATACTATAAGTAATACGGTCAATAAATGATGCACTGGCTGGAAGTAAGCCCAACAAGAGGCACCATACGCAAGCGCTATATTCCATAAGCCCCCCACTCGCTCTATCATGTCTTTGTCTTTCATTTTATACCCCACTCGCAAAGTTAACTACTATACCATTAAGTACCTAAAACACCACGGCGTGTATACCGTTCCTCGTATCAAGGCTGTCAAAATGCAACCAACCCACCTTCCCTTCAAGCCGGAAAGGATATGGTAACATATCTTGATGATCCAAGATCAAGCCTCTGGCCTGTTCCGCCGTCATTGACTTGACATCGAAATCCCCAGCCTTACCCAACACATGAGCGGATAGATAAACATCTTTCTTATCCTTAACTATCTGGCAGATGTTGCATCTAAGACCACGTTGGGAAAACTGCCCCTGCTTGTCCCAATTATTACAATACATAGGCTGTTTAATTATATCCCTCCGTAATATAAGAAGATTATGGAGAAACGCTGTATCAAGAAACTGCCACGATCTGTCCTTCCACTTATTGTACGTATGAGGACATACCAATTCTACTATATCAAAATACAATCCAAGTTCTTTTATGATATCATTTCTATCCATATTAAGCCGGTTTTATCGTCCATCTCTGGGCGTAGTTATTTTTTAGCACATATATCTTCTCCATAGGTGTAGCGGGAGACCCGTTGGACGAGCCTTTCACGAATCCCTCTGGGGCCTGCTCCGTGCCGGAAGGACGCTGGTTTTCGGTTGGATAAGCAGCAATATACATGCTTACCGAAAGACTATAGAACTGGTTCCTCTTCCCATCCTTAGCCACGGATGTCATAGTAATCTGATCCCATCCTACAACAAGGTCGTAGAAAGAGTTCACGAAATCATCTGATCTTTTTTGGCTACGAGTGGACGCACTCACGTTAAACCGTGTAATAGCCCTCATCTCATAAATATAATCCGGAAGCTTATCCATTCTAAAACTATTGCTATTAGCTACAATGAAACTAGTAAGATGTTCCAATCCCCTTCCAGACATATTATCATCATTCCAACCCGTCCTTCTCCCAGAAGCCATCCAGTCTTCAAGAAAACCAAAAGTGGTGATTATAGGATTTATTTTATCAACCTCAAATGATGGAATAGTATTAAGGTCAAAATAATTCCACATATCACTGGGGCCAGGAGTTATATTTAACGTCTTAAGTTTAGGAAGGTCATTAAACTCCTTTATATATCTATCCAAATAACATGAACTTAAATCAAGATTCTCAATTTTTTTCATGTTCTTTATATTTCTTATCCCACTAGCCTCTATATCCCTAAGATCAAGCATATTAAACATATTTAAATAATATACCTCTGTCTTGCTGGTTATAGCCTCAGGAATTACGGTCATTCTTTGCCCAATATTTTGAAGATCGATATAAATTAATTTTTTGGATCTTGACAGCTTGTCTACAGGTATACCGTCATTAACATACATCGTATGGGATACGACCAAAAACTCAAGTCCTGGTATATCCACAATCGGGAAAGCCGTCATCTTACAAATTTGGATATTGGCATAATAAATATCACAAGTAAAATCTATCGACACAGCCCGTTGCACGTCCCTCCTCCCATCAGCGTAAGCATGATTATCTATAGGTACGTATTGCGATCCATCCTCCTTCCTGAACCACCACGTAGTATTGGGATTTTTCCTATGTTGTATTGCCAAAGAACGGAATATAATACGATAATTATCCTCCCCTTGAACCTTGGTCATAGGAAACTGCTCCTTTATTCCATCCCCCCAATCCACATTAGCTATACCGGGCTTTCTGGATCTAAACTCGACAAACGTATTATAAGAATTACCAACGACAGGATCAGGTACATAATTATAATCATCGGTATAATAATTTCTAAGTGCCCTATCCCATGTGGTGAACCACACGAACTTGTTGGATGATGCCTCGTATTTATATAATGTCTTAGCCATTACCTATCTTGTTAAAATATTCTACAATAACATTCCTGTCCAATCCCATAGAATCACACAAATACTCCCCTTCTGGTTGACCCCCAAACGATAATACCTTATCCGTATCATGAGCTAAAACATCTCCATTGCCTACAAAGGTACGCCCATCGTCAAATACAATAAGCTTATATGGCTTATACGACCTCGTGTCAATATCAAAAGATCGTATTGACCTTAACACCGAAGCCTCTGGCGCCATACTAAACCTCCATCCATAATTATTCATAAGCACATAAACCATCTCCATAGGAGTCGACGGAGAGCCATTAGACTGACCCTTTATAAAACCAGAGGGAGCCTGTAATACGCCACTAGGTCTTTTATCATCAGGATAGGAAGCTGAATACATACTTAGATACAATCCATAAAACTGATTTCTTTTGCCATCGGAAGCAGAGGAAGACATAGTGAGATAATCAAACCCCATCACCCTCTCATATAATGTCGATATAAACGTATCACATCGAACTTGGGTTGACAAGCTGCGATACATATAAAAGCTATTCATAGACCTCATCTCATATATATAATCCGGGAGATTACTTACATCTATATTACTACGACTGTGTGAAGCGTCGATACGCTCAATGTTTCCCAATCCCTTACCGCTCATATACGGATGCCAACTCACGACAGACCCATACCATCTATTTATATGATCGAAAATCTTTAAACTAGAATTTATCTTATCCACCTCATCCATAGCCGGGCATGTGTTAGGATCAAACGATGATGTGGCAGGACCAGGACTTAAATACAATTCTTTTAAATTATTGAATGATAACCATTCCTTAGGATATAACCTTACCCTTCCACCAGCTAAATTCAATATCTCCAAATTAGGCCACATGGAAGGGAATTTCCTTATATTGGAAGCTTCGGTATCACTAAAGTCAATAGACATGGGCAAATTCAGTTCTTTCAATTTAGTTAGTCTATTCCAATCCTCCGGGATGGACGTCAACGTATCCACACCAAACTCTCTTAATGTTATACACTCTATATTTACCGATCTCATTATCCTATCCTTTGGGATATCTGTTATGTTACGATCACCAGGGATACTTATAATCAGATGGACAAGGCTAGGCATATCAAGTATAGGGAATCTTGTCATCATTATCCTTCCTGTTTGTACAAATGTAATATCATTCGTAAAAGTCATGACCACGACCCGCTCTTTATCCAGCCCATCAGCATAAGCATGATTAGACACGGGGATATACTCACTCCCGTCATCCTTATAAAACCACCATGGATGACTATCTGGATTCTTCCTGTAGCTTATATCCCTCCTCCTGAATATTAACCTGTATTGCCCATATATAGATCCACTCCTAGCCTTTACAAAAGGGAATTGCTCTTTACTCCCATCTCCCCAATCAACCTCGCACATGCCGGGAGCTTTAGAATAAAATTCTATATGCTCATTATAATTATTACCATCCAATATAGGATCAGGCACATCATCAGTAGTATCATCCCTGTTAACGCCCCTAAAAGCGTATTTACCCTTAGTAAAAAATGTTATAGAGCCTTCATTCGTATCCTTACATATTAATTTCATACCTCTCCCTCCTCTATTCTCCTGAAATACTCGACAACCGGTGAACCGTCCAATCCCAGATCGTTACAGATATCTATAGCCTCGTATTTGTCGGCGAAATTATACTTACTCATATTATCATCCAATACATCTCCGCTTAACACGGATACATGGCCGTCCTTTACGCCAAGGACGAACGGGGTAATCCTAGCCTTCCCAGCCCGCCTTGCCCTCGTAAGGGCGGCCTTAGAAGCCGGGGCAGGGGCCAAGACCCATGTCTGCCCGTAGTTATTGGTAAGCACATACACCTTCTCCATAGGCGTCGTAGGATTACCGTTGCTAACACCCTTAACAAACCCCTCAGGGGCTTGATAAACGCCAGACGGTCTCTTATTAGTAGGAGTTGCGGCAGTATATAAATCTAAGGTAAGTTTATAAAACTGATTCCTGTTACCGTCAGAAGCCGTCTGTGACATCGTTATATAACTCCACGACATTATCTTATCATAAAACGTGTTAACGAACGTATCAGCCCTCTCCTGCGTATTTATAAATTTACCACCATCACACAAAGTCCATATCCTAAATTCCCTTACCTCATATAACCAGTCTGGGAGATCGTCTACCGGTACCGTGCCTGAACTACAATACGTGCCCTGAATCTTATTCAACTTACCTCCTACCAGATCTTGTTTCCATGAGCTACCATCAGCCATAAAAGCAACGCCTGTCTTATCATCTCCAACCTTATCCACCTCATCAAATACAGGTATGTTATTCCTATTGCTAATGATACTTATACCCGCAGCCGGAATAGAATTAAACGCCGGGTCATACGAAGGTATATTACACCAATTGAAATTAAACTCTGTAAGATTCCCCCATTCCGAGAATCTTCTCCAATTAGAATCAGGATTATCAGCGAAATTAAAAACGAAATTACACCCAAAATACTTCAATCTTTTCATTTTTAAAAATCCCTCCGGCCAATTATCCCAAACACCAGGATGAGAAAAAGACCCCATCTGTATATTACGAAGATTAACGCTCTTGCTTATCCTGTCATATGGGATATCTCCATTTTTTAAAACGGACCTGACCATAGCCAAATAAGTTATATCAGGTAGATTAACTACAGGAAACTCATGGAGGACAATACCATCCATATTGAACTCCCCATCGATTACGTTAGAGAACCTCATCGTAACCTCCCTACGCCTAATATCGCTATACTTATGGGGAGGAACCGGTATGTATTGTGAGCCATCCTCTTTATTAAACCACCATACGGTATCATCCGGATTCTTCCTATACTCAATGTCAAGAGACCTGAATACAATCCTATAACTACCATCAGATATCTTAACTAAAGGATATTGATCCTTTGTCCCGTCACCCCAATCGACGTCCACGAATCCTGGATTGTTTGCCGAGAACCTGAGATTACGATTAAAAGCATCATAATCTACTATCGGATCTGGCACATAATCAGCATTCCTCCCATTATAACAAGGGAACCTATCCTCGTTAACATAAAACGTCACCGAGGACAGGGCCGTATCATATCCTACTAAAAATCCCATATCAACTAATTGAGGTTATATCATAAGACACCCATTCCTTGTATCCGTTAACCATCTCATATACCTTGTTGATGGTCTTGCATACGACAGCGAATCCGATATCCACGTTAGGGAACTTCTCGTTAAGCTCATCAATAGTAAGTTCCCCGACAATACTCTCATCCCACTTCCTCATCTCCTTTACCTCCATAAGGATCGGTTTTCCGGTTACGCCTACGCTCATCACCCATTCTCCCTCACGGTTGGAATCAGCCAGATCCGGGAAGATCGTAACACCAAAAAGATCGGAGAGGGTGAAGGTCTCACCGGTACGGGTGAAGGACGCCGCCGCCCCGGGCGTAAGGACCACCTCGTTCACGGCCAACAGGCTCGTAAGTTTCTTGGCTCCTCCTGATACCGTGGCGTTAAACACGACAGTAACATTACCGGTAGCGCTATTAACGAACTTGATCTCATCCTTATCGCTATTTATAGCTTGTAAACGTGATCCAGATACGATATTCACGATCTCATAGTTCTTGTCATAAGTGCTTTGCAACGTAACATTACCATATCTTGTATCAATCAACGTAATCCACTTAGCCTTACCACCTACTATCTCTACAAGCTTATAAAAAACGTTATTACCATCAGCGTCAACCCATCTAGCTATAGCACCCGGGGCGAAATTAGTCACCTCCCGATCTTGAGTATAACTTATAGTGCTTTCCGTAGGCTTGTTAGCTAAAGTAACATAAAGACATTGCTGTACGTCAGCCTCTATCTTAACTATACCAGCTCCATCGTAATAATAATCAGGCACGTTTTTCTCTCGTATCAACAGGATGGTACCTTCCTTAAGCTTATCGGCGTTAGTTGGATCATCCACGAAAGACTTCATCTGGATATAAGTATCGAAGATAATAGACGTACTCTTATCCTCTATCTTCTGATTGATATCATTGACAATATTATTAATCTCGTCTTTCGTATAATAAGGAGATAAATCAACCTTCGGGCCTTCCTGTTCTAAAGCCTGAGTTCCATCCCACCAATAATCAGGTACCTCCTGCTCCCTGATCCAGAAGCTGTCCCCCACACGGAGCTTAGCCGTGTTCTCCGGAACCGCCAGCCACTCATTCATGGCATCGACCGTATCAAAGATATACGCCGCGTTCTTGCCCTCAGCTATACGTCTTACGACAGCCAACTCGCTCTCGACATCGCTAAGTCTTTCCTTTATATTATTGATCTCTCGCTCTAACTTATCATAATTATCCTCCTGATCTATAGCGTCACCGATGGACATATAAATCTCGTTAGTGAGCTTATTGTAGGTAACACGAGCCACCTTCTCGTAGGATGTCTTATACGTAGATGAACCCTTACCAGTATGACAAACAAAATCATACGTATTTTGATACACCACAGATCCACCGGTATTGATGAAATTATATCCGTCTTGGCTCATAGTACCACCCTTGTAACCCACAAGCTCAAAAGAACATTTACCTGTACCTATAGAAGCAAACCATGTAGCATAAGCCATGAATTGCGTCTCATCCGGCAATGTGGAATAATACTGCGCCCTTAAATCCTTTACCGACATCCAAACGCACTCCTTACCAGACCCGATGTTATCACCACCCCATTTAAGCACGCTCCTTACGGACTCATCACCGTTACCGGGGCCATTATAACCAACACCAAGATTATCGATAGTCGGGACATTCGAGTTGAGAGCCTCCGTCATCGTATCCAAGTCCCTTCCCGAACTCTCATCCCATAAATACCTGAAAGTAACATAATCGACATCCCCGATCTTAATGCCTCCAGTATTACTAGGATATGTTTTTGCGACTAACTCATAATACCATTTACCATCACGGAAAGTAGCCCTTATCCTCTCTACTTGCTTGGGGGATATAGAGACATATGATCCGCCAACGGAAACGTTATCGCCATCAACCGCACGGGAAGTCCCATCCTTTGGGTCCTCAGGATCTACTGGGGTGTAGATCGTAGCCTGTTTATCTCCGGTATTGATAATAACTATATAATAGCTATCCCCGTCAAGACCCTCATCATGAGCCATGGTTACAAAGCCCTGCTCGCTATCCGGCCTCCATTCAACGACAACCATATGCTTATCCATAGGTATACCGGAAACGCTGTTAACGTAATTGGTTGACGACATGAAAATGGCATGATCATCATAAGCCTCATCCACACGCTGATGCTTAGTAGCCAATCCGTCAAGACGTGATATCTCAATGGGGTCGGTTACCTCGACCCCATTATAATCATACCACTTATATCCGATCATCGTATTCTCACGACGATATTTCCTTTTCCTTATGACCTCACCGCCGGCTAGGGCGTCAATCATATAATAATCATTACATACCTTAACCATGACCTTGATATTAACAGGTTTGACATAAACAAGCCACGATAGTAGCGCCATCGGGAATGGAGGTCAGCGTAGTCCCTACCGGGTAGGTCGGGGAGGATGACTCCATCACCATCAACGACATCCGCTCTACGACCATATTGTTATCAATCAACCGGCTTCCCTCCACATAGAACCGGCCATCGGCCACCTCATAGCATTCCCGCACCGGGACCATATGCCTTTGGCTCTTATCAGCGTAATCACAGATCGTCACCTTAGCCCCATCCGGTATAGACGTAAGCTCATCACCTACATTATAATCAGGATGATCGGAATATACGACGTATAACTTGGACTTAATATCCTGCAATGCCGGATTGACTGTCCTGAATCCCTTCAAATGTATCTTATGACCACCGATCTCATAACAATCATCCACGTCCATGATATTAAGATCACAACTGATAACCGTCCAGCCGTTAATAACCGTCTGCGTAGGGGTAGTATTGATAGGATGATCGGGGTCGGTAGACTCAACGATCTTATAGTCGAAAGTCTTTACATCCAGATTTCCGTTCAACGACTCCTGTCTCCTGATCTTCACCGTACCCTTTCCGGTATCATAACAAGTCTCCGTGGTATCGATAAGTCGATCCATATAATCCGGCTCCTCGCACTCGATACGAGTGAAATTAGATGGCAAAGAGGTATATTGAATACCAACATGGATATCATTATCTGTAGAACTCAATACATGATGATTATACGACCTAATATGATTTAAAGGGTTGATAATGTAAGTGGATTTAATCCTTACCGATCCTCCCGGTGTCGAGTAACATTCTACCGCATTTCTGGTAACACGATCATCCAACCTTTCTAGAGCACACCTTTCACGGGTAAAATCCGCAGGGATATTATTTATCCTACTCCCTAGCCCATACCTATTATCAGACGAGTCCACAATCTCCCAGAACTGGCTTCTTTTCCCAAGATCACCGTCATAAGACACCACATGTCTCATACGCACGCTTCCGGCTGATGTCTTGTAACACTCCTCGATATCAATAGGCATCCTATCTTCCATATCCGTGAAATCACAAGACACCAAAGAGAATCCGTCCGGGAGGGTAGCCAGTTCGGTCCCCGAGACGAAGCCGGCGTCATCCGATTCAAGCACCTCGAAGCGGACGTATCTTGCCTTTATCTTGGAGTCATAAGAAACCAACCTACGAAGCTTGACATTGCCATTGCCTCCGTCATAACACTCGACATAAGACCTGATGTCACGCTCCTCCATATCGTCGAAATCACAGACAGTCCTTACCCACGTATCTGGCAAGGAACTGAAGCTGGCGCCCTCAGGTTGTGACGGATCGGTAGTCTCCAGGACTTTATAGCTCTTATCCCTAACTCCTATATTCCCGTCCCATGACGTGAGAACCTCCAGCTTCACCTTACCGACCGGTGTCTTATAACATTCTACAGTTACCTCAATATCCCGGTCCTCCATATCCGTGAAGTCGCAAACAACCTCAACCCAGTCATCGCTTATGCTGGTGATAAACTTACCTACCGGATTCTCAGGATCGGTACTTTGCTTGACGCGATACCATTCCTTTCTGGTACCCATCTCGTAATCAAATATCTTATATCCCTCTATCTGCACCCTTCCGGTTCCGGTATCAAAGCATTTAAGCACCGGTATTATCTCCCTTTGGGTCATGTCCGGGAAATCACATACTATACGACTCCATGTATCGGGTATCTTATCATACTCCGTACCGATAGGATTGCTATCGTCAGTCGTATTTACCACCTCATAATGGGATACCTCCGGGTTCAGGCGGGGGTCTACCGACTCAACGCCCTCGATCTGGACCTTGCCCCCTTCCGTGGCGTAACATTTACTTACGAATATCAACTCCCGATCGGTCATCTCCGCTATTCTACAATCTATAGCTACCCACTCGGCAGGAATCTTATCCAATTCCGTACCAATAGGCGTATCAACATCTGAAGAGTTGATGATAAATATCTTCTCGGCCAATATCTCACCCTTATTATTCATATAGGTATGGATACGAGCCTCTACCTGACCTCCCGGAGTACGATAACATTGGTTGACGATCGACACACGGGCGTCCTTGATGTTAATGAACTGATAGTCCTTTTTAGGAACCTCGCTTACAAGTCTCTTTACTCCTTTATCATCGAAGTACACGTAACACCCGTCATTCCTCATCATGACCGGATACGTCTTCCCGTCTATAACAACACCTGAGAAGTCATCTGGCGGAACGGAGAAACCCATACTTCCGAATATAGAAGCCAGTCTCTTTAAATACTCATTTATCGCAGACATAATATCATATTTTAATTCTACTGCCTCAAAGATAACAAAAAAAGGGAAGAGAATTGAATCTCTCCCCTTTAGGAAATATATGAACGCAAAAAAGGTTCTTTATTTCGGCTTAGTTACGATGGCCGGACCAAGACCAGCGGCAGCACCGATCATATTGATCATCTCCTGAACACCCTCATGAGCGCCATAGCGTACACGTAAGATCAGATTAACCGGATCATCGGCGATAACTTTTCCGAATCCCTGAGCGTATCTATGAGGATTAATCGTGATCTGGAAGTCCACGTATTGGGCTGTTTGTTCAACACGGCTGTATTCATTCATGAACGTCCGTCCCATGAAATCCTGATGTTTCGGGAAACCGTTGAAATGAGCATAGCCCTTCAACTCGTCATCCATCATATTACCGCCGACATGAGTACGTGGCGCTTTGCTGGACAGTCTCTCGAAATGAAGTTGATCCCACCAGATAGGAGACCCCTCATCAAGAGAATCAGGATAACCACCGCTAGCTCCAACGATCTCCACGCTATCCTCGATATAAGTCATTTTATCCATCAAGCACTCTGACGGAGATAACAACATTTCCTTGCCACGGAAACGGATACCGCATTTACAATTAGTACCAAGCTCTTGTGCTGATTCCAATTTCTTCCACATCCTGTTGCGGTATGATGCCGGGGCCTCGCTGGTGAAGAATCCTTCAAATACCTTGTCGCACTCATCACACAACATGTTGGTATATACCTCTGTCTGGAAGCTATGCTGGCAAGCAGCAGGAGTACCGTAGTCAGTGATCTCCAGTTCCGGGAACGCCTGCTTGATTTCCTCCAAAGCGCTTTCGCCACACTCGTTGTCCGGGATCGTGATATAATACTTCTCCTTAGATACCTTGCAAGATCCGCAGGCTGACCATGAAGCGGTACGAACCGTAGGATTCTCGCACATATCGGATGTCTTAGCCACATAGTAAATGATAGCCGTAGGATTAGCCTCCACGAAAGTAGAGATCTCCTCATCCGTCAATTTCTTGGAAGTAGCGGCAATATACAAACCTGATCCCTTGATCTGGCTCATCTTATTAACCGTATCAGCTACCACATTAGGTAAAGACTCTACCGTAGTAGACATATCAACGCCGTCATCCTCCAATGAAATGGAATACAGGTATCCGCCCTTAACCTCAGTATAGCTATGCGGGCATTCCTCGCATCCTTTCATGATAGAGATCAGACGTTGAGTATAGTCATTAGGCTTAGTCCCTTTCTTCATCACCTTATAACGTGACATGCTGCCGTTGATGCTCTCACGAACGATCTTCAATCCCGGGTACTGGGCACGAACCTCAGCCAAGGCAAGGTCATCACCAGTATCGCAAACCTCCATACAATAGAAGTTCACGTCCTCCGTCTCAGGCTCCGTAGCCTCGTTAGTACATCTTGTAACCGGAGTGATATCAATATAATCAGATACCTTACCACCACCAGCGATAGGCTGGTTCTTCATCCTCTCGATACATTTCAGGACGGCTGGCAACAAATCAACCTCCTCGCAAGGATCGCACTCCTCGCATTGATTTGGAGTATTATCACAATCATCCAAAAGGATAGCGTCATTGATCTCAATACGACCTCCCTCATAACCAAGAAGCTCGAAAGCCCTGCCGGCGAGAATCAAGCGGATAGCGATACGGTCGCCCTTGGATACGGAGAAAGCCGTGTCATCAGACACACCGTTGTATCCTAAGATAACATCATCGACATAAGCATGATCTTTCTTCGGCCAAGAAGCGTAAATCTCGGTGATCTCATTCAACGAGAACAAAGGCGTGGAAAAATCCATATCATATATAGAGCGGGAAGCCGCTTGTTCATTACGACCGATACGGATCTCATAACGCTTGTCGTTACGAGGCTTACCGGTAAAATCAGTCACGGCCTTACAACCGTTCTCGGAAGTATCTTTAGTATCGTAAATACCGATCTGTCCTTCCTTCAAGAAGATGGAATCAACATCCACCATCTTAGCGTGTGGGGATACGAAAAGTACCCGGTCTTGCGGTCTGTGCAACATATAATCAATATTTTAGTTCAAAAAATCATTTACCTACGCAAACATAACAATAAACAACATCAAGGCAATAAAACATGGTCGGGAATATATGGAGACGCTATGATATTACGTTTTTTGTAAACATGTTATACTGAAAAATGATACAAGAATGCGTATACCCATAAAAATAGGACAAGATTATTTATAGTAAGTATCTTATAATCAAATACTTTATGGAGTCGGATATTTCTCCGAATCCAGAAAAATAATATCTAATTATACGGTAATGCGATAAAATCCTATTCATATAATTCTATATATCAATATATTATAATATATTTTTACATCAAATCCCATTTAGTTATATTTGTATCGTGAATCTATCTATCACAGACCGATTCACGATGTAGTATAAATTAAAAATATAAAGTTATGAAATCAAATTTGATTTTAAAATCAGAAAGCAGGATGCTTTTAGGAAATCAGATATCCATAATGAGCAAAGATGGATATGTGTGTATAACTGAGGCCATGAACTCAATAAAGAGCAAAAGAGAATCCATGGGATTATCATCAAGGGAAATTAACGACGTATTGTCGCAGCAGGGGTTCAAGGAGAAAATAAAAGCCCTAATGAGCCAGCTCGGATATGGCAATGACAATGTCAAAAATAAGCTGGACTACGATAACCTTACGCTAAAGGAATTTAGGAAAGCAGGATTAGCTTACAGAAAGGGAGGAAGAGGAATCCAAAAATGGTTTATAGATCCATACGTATTTATTACCATAGCCATGGAGTTGGATCCTGAAATATACGCCACGGTAGTTATATGGCTAACAGACGGCCTCGTGAAGAATAGGAACATAGCTGGAGATACGTATATAAAAATGAGCGGAGATATAAGATACTTATTAGGCGACAACATAACGAATGATGATTTCAAGATATATATATCAAGGATAGCCAAAGGTATAAATTACGTGGTATTCGGCAAGCATGAGGAGGGTATAAGGAACTATGCCTCGATTACGCAAATGCAGGAGATAATAATGATACAAGGATATATATCCGATATGATAGAAAGTGGGATCGTTTCTAATTTTGACGGAATAATAAATTATCTCGGCATGAAATGGAAGAAAAGATGGGGATCAAAAAACCCTGTCATAGATAATTAAAACACGTTAACAAAAAGCCTACCCGTTTCCGAGTAGGCTTAATGATCAAACTAACGGTGTTTATTTAAAGGAAGCCACATTATCCTTATCCATCCTATATCTACTTAGTTCATTCTCGTTAAGGTTGAATTGCTTGGCGACCATATCCAAAATCTCCTCCACCAAAGGATCGGGCAGCTCAGGGTCGATGTCCGTGGACCGCCAGCCGGCGGCGTTGATGTACCCGGCCAGATCCACCCGTACCGGATTCCGGTAGTAGGTCATCCTGACCTCGTCTGTGCGGAAGCCGTCCTCATACACCACGACCTTCCCGTCACCTATGGTGTAGAACGTTTCCCGATAGTCAAAAGAAGGTTTATTATTATCATCCCCAAGAAGCTCATGGACATTCTCGTTCTTAGCCTCCCATATGACAAAATCTCCAACCTCACATCCATTATAAGAAAACGCTCCTTTTATATTTGAGAACCATAAATAATCATCAGGAAGACCGAATGATGTCGATTCGGGGTCATCAATATGATTGATCTTATTAAGCGATTTCCAGTATACCAGAAGAGTTTGTATAGATCGGATGGTCTCATCATCCTTCCTATTAAGATAGTATCTTATCAACCTATCCTGAGCCTCATTGAACAAAAGCACGAACCTTCCTGGATCAAGCTTAATCCCGCCATTGGCGAGATTCTGCTCATTCTTCTGCAAAGACCTTAGATACGCTTCTTGGATCGTCATCGTTATTCCTCCTTATCACCTTCATCTACGTCTTCCTTCTTCTTGACATCCTTAACCTTATTGGTCTTATCGTCTATATTAGAAATAGACATAAGTTCCTCGTACTCATCCAAGACATTAGCCTTTACACTGATAAGATCTTTCTTGGTAGCCAAAAACTCGGCGGACGTACGGGTGTCAGGGCCTATGATCTGACCATTATATTGCAAGCCGGATGGAGTCATGTTAATACGACCGTTACGTTGAAGGACGTTTATGATACGATAGAACTCAAGAACTTCCTTGAAATCACCCTCCAATGAACGATCCCAAATATCAAGCAGATAATCGATGTTGGTCTTCTTCTCGTTCATCCAGTTTGATAGTGATCCGGTGTAATAATCATCCTCCGTGAAATCAGGACGGGTCACGATGCCGATGTACAGAAGAAGGTCGATGACAGCCTGACGTTCCTTGCCACCTTTCTTAAGGGCGTTGATGAACTTATAGCTGATATTCATCTTATTGATCTCACGCTGCTGAACGAAATCCTTGGCGTTGTCTTTCTCAATGAAACAGAACATGGAGTTCATGAAAATAGGATCACCATCCATTTCCTGAGGAGTCAACATGCCAGAAAATACAGCCAGATATAAATAAAATAACTCAACGGTATTAGCCGTGTTATAAACCTTACCCATATAGATCTTGTCTTTAGCATCATCCCAAAACTCGAAATTGGTCTGGGAAAGATCCTTCTGGGAAATATTCTCAAAAGGCTTCATTATATTATTGACACGCTGATCAACCAACTTATCAACCTCATCCTTATCCATGCCATTATAACATCTTGATCTTGGATAAAAACCGGTATTGTAAACTTCTGAGAAATCATCCCACGGGCAACATACGTGAGTAGCATTCTCCGGGAACGGAGCCTTGGCTATATTGGCATCTTGGAAGGCCTGCGGAGCGCTTCCGTCGTGTTTACCTACTACCTCATACAAGGTATCTGACATGATATTGAATCCATTTACCTCGACCAATACATTCTTTGATTTTAAAATCTCTTTCATTTCCTTATTTTTTTGCGTTACTTTCCTAAAAAAAGAGGAGAGGAATATCCTCCCCTCTAAAAACCAAATTACATATGAAAAAAACTTAGCCGAAGTAGTTCGGTTGAAGCTCGATGATCAAGAACTTGCTGTTATCCATAACCCAAGCCGCGGAAGCTGAATGGCACCAGAATTGCTCTTTCATGCCCGGCAAGGATGATACGATCTCATTTCCGTTGGCTTTGTGCGCCCAACGACCGTACTCATAACCCCACCACATGCTTACGCCTTCTGGCTTGATATAAAATACATTGTTATTCATATTACCTAACTTAGCGTTAGCCGTATTAGGAATAGCGGAATATGCGTTAGTCGATCCAGCGTCAGTGATATTCTCAATAATACAAGAATAAGAGGATCTAGGATACATGCCATTCACTAACTCGCTACGATCTGTCATGTCAGCGTAATCCAAAGAAGGATCGTGCTCGAACTCTACATTTCCGATGCCGGGAAGAAAAGCGCCCTTAACCTGTACCGGACCTAAGATCATAGCATCATTAGTACCAGAGATAGGATTAGAAGGCAACATACGGTCACTACCCATACCCCAGCTCAAATTACTCAACGTAGTAAAGAAAGCCTCTCTAATCAACTTCTCTAAGTTGACCATAGCCATAGCTCCTACCTTGAACTTAATCTTACGCTCCGTAATAGGAAGATCTTGACGACCACGGAAAATATAAGCTGCAGCAGCCATAAGAGCATCCTTAGTAATACCCATCGGACGACTATAATAGATAGTATAACCACGGCGAAGCTGACGGTAGATACCCTCATTTAAATGGATAGGGCTATTTTGATCCATGATAATACCACCTTCTTGCCACATCAACTGTCTAGCTTCCAGCTTAACCAACTCAGCCATACAGAATACCTCCAGCGTGGACGCTACCTTAGCCGTACGTAAATCAAGTCTACCATTAACAGTCTTGCCGATAATAGCCAAATCAGGAATATTACCCTCATACTCGCTTCTCATGGCATTCATACGACGAAGGGCGGTCTCCACGAACTCTGAAGTGCTATTCTGGGCGGCCTGCATGGACTTCATACCAGCATACATAGTGGTCTCACCCTCAACGCCACGGTGGTTTCCTAAACGGAATTCACAAGTCATAGAACCGGCCTTGTCAGCTCCAGATACCTTAGAGAACTGGGTACTGTACTCACCAAGAGCATGACCGATCTTCCAGTAACGGATACCCGGACGTAATTTCTCTTTAGGGAAGTATTTAGCCTTTCCGCCGATAACACGACCCCAATAACGTGTCAAATCACCTTCTGTCTTAGACGGTATCTCACCTGAGATAAGGATATTACAGCCGTTAGCGGCGTCATAGGTGATGACATCATAAGCCGTAAACTCAGATGTATTCAAAACGATATCAAACAAACTTCTATCAATACCCGGTTTCAGATGATGAGTCGAAGTATCCTCCGCCGTAACTACAGCGAATGTCTTTGTAACGGGAAGATCATAACGGAAAGAAGCTCCAATACCGTTAACGGAGATCGTAGCGCCGTTATTAATCATACCCATATACATCGGAACGGGGTAATTAGCGATATTAGAGAACAGATTCAACAGACCCAAATGATTCTTGTCCGGATCCTCATAATACCAGCTCGCCAATGAGCCTAAGTTATGCTCTACGAGCGAAGTCTTATAATTCTTGGCATCGGTGAAGGCAATAACGTTATCGCCATTCACGGTAGCCGGAAAACTTTTTGTTAAAAAAGGATTCATAATTATCTATCTTTTAATGTTATACACTCTTTGATCCACTCAGATCAAGGAAGTTAGCCTCTATAGTATCATTATCGATATTATTCTTATTTTGCTTTCCTCCCTTATTGCCAGAAAGAAGAGTGATGGTCTTCTTATTGACCTCCATCTTAGCCTTGTTAGTCTTCTGTTTAAGGAACTCGTCCTTATTCATCAAGAACAAAGCCAGATCAGCGGCCATGTCCGGATTCTTGATAGCCTCCGAATAAGCTTTATCTATAGCCGTATGACCTTGATTGTCTATCGGCTTGGTAACGAAATCGACAGCCTTACCTATCATCGTGTCAGTCAACTGGAATCCTGAGCTTATAGACGTCTTAAGACCTTTCTTATAGATCTTCATCTGCTCAATCAACTCCTGTTTCCTTTTCTCGGATTTTTTCTTCTCCTCCTCGATAAGGTTATCCATCTCCTTTTTCAGGATATCATGGAACTTATTGGCCTTGGACTCAATGAACTCATCGCCCTTGCCAATCATCATCTCCATATTATCCTTTATCTCGTCTTCCGGCATACCCAACATCTTATAATAATGTTGGATGACCGCAAGCTGATCATTCTTGTTGCTCATATCAAGGTTGTCCAACGGCGCCTGAATGTTCTGATATTGGTTTAGAAGCTGACCTACGTTACCTCCAGCCTTATCCACCTCTATCATCTTCTTCATAAAGTCAGACATAGAACCGGTATCAACCTTATCCTTCAACAACTCATCGGCCTTATCCTTGATCAATCCCTCCACTATATCAAGTAGATCATCTTCTTTTGTGATAGTAGAAAGATCAACTGGCTTGTCATCTACCATAATATCAAGGTTATCGATACTGTTGATGATACCTCTGGCAGCCATCTTCTCCAAGAAAGATTTCCCGTTAAACACTGATACCACGTTATTATCAGTACCGCCTTCGCCAAAGGAATCTGGGTCTGGGTTGGTAGCGTCGCCGCCCTTATCCCCGCCACCTTCAGCCGCTCCGCCGTCGGCAGGCTCTTCCTTGGTATCACCTATAGGATTACCATCCTTATCATATTTACCCTCGATATTATTCTTATCGCCATCACCGTCACCACGGTAAAAAAGTTCCTCGACACTCATGGTCTTAAAACCCTTAGCGAAATCACCCATGTCATTCATACAATTTCCTTTTTTGCTTTTTACAAAAGTATTATTAATCCAATTACCAATTAAATCAAACCCATTATAGTATATGACAGAATTTTACGCCAAAATGATTACAGATTTTGTAAAAATATTTACAAAACTTGTAATCAATTCTTGTTTATTATTGACGTAAACCTATCTGTATCAGAACGTTTGTTTCTAGCGTCTATCTCCTTTTCCTTTAATTCCAACTTCCTTTTCTCTATCTCCTCACGAGATCTTCGCTCAGCCTCGGCGTTAGCCTGTCTGGTTCTCATATCCTCTTCCTTGATATCAAGATCTCTTTCCCTTAAAGCCCTATCAGCCATAGCCTCGACATAATCCATGCCTTCAGAGTTGTTCTCGGTCCTAGCCGCTTGACCGGCGGCCATTATGCTCTTACCCCTTAAGTCGAAGTTGCCCTTGATATAAGCCAGCTCCTTATCCTTCTCATGCTCATCATTACGTGCCTGTTGCTCGGCCTCTGCTTGTTGCTGGACAAGTCGCTGTTGATTCTGGTATTCTTCCTGCCTTACACGATCGGCGTAAGATCTAGCGTCCCTTCCGATCTGATTCATCTCAGCCGTTGAGTTGGCGCTCATCATCCTAGTGATATCAAGTAAGTCATTACCTAACGTATTTGTCTGTAATATATATTGTTTCAAATTTTCCAATTCCAGACGTTTCTTGGAATTAGAGACAGCCATAACATTAAGATGACGTAACGACAAGCTATTATCCGTAAGACTGATGTAAGCCAAGGAAAGATCGCTGTTTCTGTACATCACGGTCCAATCGTATCCTTCCTTCTGACATACTTGAGCCACGGCTAGATGAATATCCAATGTCCGTTTCTTGAAGTCATCGAAATCATTAAAGTAAGTCTGGGTCTGTAGCATAGTAGCGTTAACCCCCTGTTTTACGCCCGTAGAACTCTCGTATCTAGTTGACTGACCCATTGCCTGCTCGGATATTCCTATCATCCTATAAGCCATCATATAGGCGTAAGACGCCATTTCCATACGGGATCTTATCTGATCCGTATTAGTAAGATCATATACACCAAACTGGTTATATATGCTACTCATCTGCGGATTCTGGTAAGGATTATTCGTATCATTGCCACCTACGCCCATAAACGAGACGGACTTCACGATCTGCATGAAAGTAGCTAAAGCACCCTTCTTGTCCATCATATCCTTATATTCAGTAGGCAAGAATCCAAGGTCGCCTAAGAAGAACTTACCAATCTCCTTCTCGGCGTTATTGTATAGCTGATTCATAGCAAGGTTATACATCATCTGGAACGGTTGTATGCGATCAGCGAGACTGGCCCCTATAAATCCCGAAACCGGAATGACATAATCATACAGACTGCTGTCACCATGTATCTGATGAGGTATTGGATCCCCACCGATATATATAGGCTTATCCATTAAATTACCTCCGGTGATCTTAACGCCAAACCTAACCTCAGGGACATACTCCAAGATATAGGTGTTCACCTCAGGATCACTGACGGCTTCTGCCATGACCCTCTTCACTTTCTTTATACCATTCTTCTCCAAGAACTCCGGGAGAAGCTCATCTGTCACAAGCTCCTGATCCACCATTCCGGTCTCCGTCATGTAAGTTATTAAGAATATCGGTTTCATGGATACCCAATATCCCTCCATGACCCTAAAAAGGCGAGAGTCTATCTCATATCTCTTGCCATCGGCCATTCCGGAGTTGAAATATCCAAAGGGATGGAAGCGGGGCAAGAAGCGGGGCTGGGTGTGTTCCTCCCCGTCCGGCCCGAAGGTGTGGTACTCACCCATCGGAACGCCGTAGTAATCCTCAGCGGCGACTATAGATTCATAGTCATGGTATCCCTTCCATGGGACAACCTCATTCTCGTACATACCGGTAATAGACGGCTTCTTTTTCTTCCAGTCATACCTAGTACCGTCATTAGATACCCATCCCTCATAATCATCATCACCGCCCATAATACGACGCTTGTCCTTGGCCGTCATCTTATGGCCGTATCTTGATATCAGCTCAACACCCTCGTAATAATGAATACGGCCCACATAAGATCCGTATTGCGGGTATTTCACGTCAGGATGGAATACCTCCATCGGGCTCCATACCTCCGGACGATAGTAGTCGAAGCCAACGAAATGATTACGGAACATCTTTCCGCTAAGAAGACGATCCCTGAAATTCTCCCTGTCAAGCTCATCCATATAAAACCGGCTACGGTCGGCCTCGATCGCATGATCCCCCCATACCGCCGCCTGCGTCTTCCATCTTGTACTCATGAACCTATGGATATCATCAGGGGTCATAGACACTTTGGCCTGTTGGATTTGCTGAACATAAGCCTGACGCTCCTCCTCGGAATTAAACTCATTGTACGTAGGATCAAGACCGGCCTCCACAAGACGCTGATTAACGATAATATCCCACTGTTCTTGTATATGACGATGAAGTAAGTTTGACATCGTATCCTCATACTCACTTATAGCCATATCCCCTACCTCATTAACCGTATACTTATCCTGTAGGTTTGTCAGCCATCCCTCAAAGGCATTTACGATACCACCTATGATATCATAATGCTTCAAGAAAGAAGGTATCCTTATATCGCTCCTTAGCTTCTGTACGTTCCTTAACTGAGGGATAACATCCGCCATCTCCATAAAAGATAACTTACCATCCGCCATCAGATAATAGTCACGGTACATCTGGTTATGATCATACTGTTTCAATCCTATCGTCTCAAGAGCGTCCATACAATCCTCCTTCCATTTCCTGTTCTTTTTCTTCGTGGAAATAGCCTGAGGAGGTAATCCTAATAACGCTCCTTTTGCTGGAAACGAATGATCTCTATTAAACACTTCCATGATTATTCAATTTTATTTACAACAAAGATAGGCGTTTAATTGACATTCATTTACCTAAAAGCTCCTATAGATACCGATCCAAAAGCAGAGGCATATACCTCATGGTGTTTATAAGCGTCTTCCTTACGGGCGTTATTCATCTCCTCGATCTTCGATTTAGGCATGTAATTATTATCATCAAAATACCTAGCGAGAACCAACGCATGCCCGAAGGCTATTATCCTATCGACGTTTAATCCGGGCTTGTACTGTATTATCTCATCCAGTAGGGCTATATCATCAATCAACTCAATACCTTTAACCGTTATATCAAGACCGGTACTATCATCATAACCAATAACGAAATCCTGCCAGCAGTAATCCACCACGCAGGAGAAGAGCAGGTTCTGGTTGCCGGGGGTAGGGTATAGCCCCAGCTTGCTGTTCTGCCGGGAGCCGGCCTTCACGTACTTATTGGCTATAGCCTCACCAGCGAACAGGAAGAAAGAAGCGGGCATACCACTCTTCCGGTTGAGGTACTGCTCATACATCTGGTCAGCGTTCTCCATAAGACATATAGCCCCATATCCCTTCTGAAGCACCTCACACGTACGGCAAAACTGATCTATGGATGATGGACGAGATACGTAAGAGGCAACTATTCTATAGGCATAAGGATCTCGAATACCAACACGTCTCTTGAATACATAAAAAGCACCTAATGAGGGCGTATCCGACTTAGCCTGTTTGTAGGGGTCGCTACCACTCACATATATAAAGTCATCAAACCTATTGGATTGAGGCATCTCAAATATCTGGACAGGAGCGTCAATAACACCACCGCTAAACGGAAAACCAGCCAATTGCTTATTCGATTTAGTAGTACCAAGTTTATTCCCCGATTCAAGGAAAACATCACACAGCATGCCGCTATATTGCCCCGACTCAAGAAGATCATTCTTATGCTTGATAGCGTACTCGACCGGAAATAGGTTCTGGGATGAGCTTAAAAAACAGTCGTCAATCGTAAATGGATAGAACATGGTATGAGAGGTATAAGCTACCCTATCTTTCGTAGATAGCTTCTTCCGTTCCTCGTTAAGCTTATTGGTACTAGCCTCGAAATCCGTGGCGTCAATCTTGATCTTATTAAGCTTCTTATCATCAGGTTTCCCCAAATAATCACCCAGACCTATAGTTCTCTTGACACCGGAGTTAGCCATCTGACCAGGAACAAACATCGCCCATTTCCGTTCTTTCCATGTTTTCCCTTTCATGGCTCTCCGATTTAAAATATCCCAGTCCATGACCAGAAGATTGTATGTATCAGGATCAGAGAACATCTCCTGAGCGTCCTTGGATAGTTCCACCTCACCACCGGTACCAGCCAAGATCGGACTGAGACGCCAGCCGTAAGGAGTGTCGTATGACGGCATGGCGGCAGTGTACGGCTTCTTGATAGGTCCCTTACCTACCTCGTCGAAAATAGCCGTGGCGGGGGTCAGACCGGCAGTCTTCTGTGTGGATGTCTTCCTACCCATGTTGATGTTGGCTATGGATATTATGGCATGAACATCACGAACCCCGTTGGACATACGCTTGCCTAAGGTGACACCAGAACTCCAATCGGTCTTGGTCCTGTTAATCCTGAAAAAAGGATGCACATGATCAAGACCATACTCACAATACTCACCTATATTAGATAAATCGCTATCGCTGAAACCTACCACGGAATGACTAAGCCCGATCGTCATGGTAGCGTTCATCTGGAGAAGTGATGACATGATAGTCGTATTATGGGATACGACAAAATTAGTGGCAAGGAACTGATGGGACTTATTATCGACCTCAATACAAGTAGCCTTATACTTCCCGTAATAATCTATATCGGATATCCTAAGCCTGTTATGAGTCTTGGATATATACATATCATCACCATCCATGACGCAATAATATCCCATAGACCAGAATATTCTTCTTACGAAGGATATAATATACTCACTTTTGTAAACGACCTTAAAACGATCGTCACCGGTACTTATACCGCAAGATATCTTCATGAATGAGCTTATAAACAACTCCTTCTGTTTTTTGGATGAATAAATAATATCATCCATCTCCTTATTGCTTAACTCGAAGATCCTGTCGGTAGATCCACAAAGGAAAGAGGCGGTCAGAGACCCAAGGAGCTGGGGCGACATCAGCCACCGCCGCTCGGGGAAATCCACGGCCTCCCCTATGTCTATGGTCATCTTCTGGAAGTCAGAGTGGATGATACCCATGGTGCTCATGACTTTATAATCACCATGATATTTAACCTTCCACTGATGTTGACCGCAACATACTATACTGCGCCCGTCCTCAAACGTAACCTTATACATATCAACGAACCCTTGAGGATATACGCCTACTACAGTCGTAATCTTACCATCATCGCCATATATGATATCACCGATATCAGCGAACCCTATCTTCTTAGGTCCATAAGGAGTATATATCAGCTCCGAGTCCAGAAGGGCCTTTCCAAAACGACGGGTACCGAACATCCCCAGCCCTTTCTTCTCCTGACGGGCACGTTGGTACATCTCAGCGAAAAACCATTCATTATCACGTAACCGGCTGATAGCAGGAACACGCTCCCCATTTGGAAGATCTTGAAATACGGGAAAGAAATTAACATGCCAATAAAGCCATGGCGGGATGAACGTACCGTTGATAGTCACCCCGTTCTTGACCTTATAAGCCTCCTCCGTGAAGAACTGCTTAACATCATCATCTTGATCCTCCCAGCCGAACAAATCGTTCCACACTGGAGGATTCTTCATGTTTACATAAAATTCTGGACTCGTGCTTAACCCCATCACTTCATACTTTTTAATACGGACTCTATACCTCCAGACACTTGTCCCTTACGTTCCTTCTTCTGGACATTGCTGACACTCCTGTATACATCCATGATCCCACTCTTCTCCATATACGAGTCATTCCATACGTTGATCTTATCGATCAGCTTGGATATGAAATCGAACGCCCTAGCCATATCCTCAGGCTTCTCCTTATCCCATGGATGCTTGGCGATATACGTCTTGGCGTCATCCACGGCCTTGGATATGACCTCAAGATTATCGTTTACCCGATCGACGTCCCTACTCGTCGGCTTTCGTCTTCCCTGTGGCATTTTCTTTTAATTCCTTAAATTCATTATACTGCTTCATAAGAAGCTCATAAGATTGAACAACCCCGATCTTACTTACTTCCGTCACGCTCATGTCATGGAACATATCCTCAAGCTCCTTGTCAGCGTATCTCAGACGTTCCTTGTCATCATAAAACACGAATCCAGATGTTCTGTCTTCTATAATGCTCTTGGCGGTGGACGCATATGTCGTATCTAAATCCAGATCCATACCGAAGCTGGTAGCCAACTGGATTATGAACATCAACCTAGAATTGACTTTTACAGCCTCTATATTCAACATCTGTATCTTATGGGTCATCTCATGAAGAACGACAAAATCCTCCTCTTTTATCAATGAAGATGATTTAAGGGCTATCTTCTTAGTCCTATCCTCAATCTCGCTATACAGACGCTTGCTCTCACGTTTTATGGCTATCCAATACCTTATATGGGTATCCGCCTCTTCTTTAAGATAATCCCTGATCTCTTTCTTAATATCCTTATCCTCTTCCATTATAATCACGCATTATAATCATTATTATTTAATTCGATCTCATCACTGATGCTTTGGTCTATAGACCTCAATAAATCCATGGTACTAACATCCCGCAAGAAGCGGACATTACCACCATTAGCCCTAGCTATCCTCCTTAAAGCGGAGTAAAGTATATCACCCAATGAATATTCAGGTAACTCACGGCATCCGACTTCCATGACAATAAGGGCATGGATACGGTCATCTATCTTGCTTCTTACGAGATTTCTCACGGCATTATTTATAAGCTTCCCCTATAATACGTAGCGGGAAATGTTTGAAATTACGTTCAGGATCGTCCTTAGTATAACCCATAAGAGATAGATGTTTCTCAAAATGACCTTCCGTATATTTTGAGGTATCTAACGTCATCCTAAATATAATTCTATTCTCATTGTCAGGATGTTTGTTATATGATACATCTCCCATACATCCACATCCAAGATGATGCTCCTTGACATGGAAACCATCATTATGGGTGATAAATAACACGATTTCTATCTTATCACCTATTTTCTGATCAAAAATATTTAGATAAAACTCGCTCTCATCATCCGTCAGTCCTATATCAAAGGAATCGTTAGGGCACTCAATATTAAAATCGTTATGATCGGCTGTTATCACCTCCATAGCATTCCATTTGGCTTTCTCACCCTCCACGAACTTCAACGGGCATACCTCTGTCTTCATCCAAGCCTTTTCCTTGATAAAGCAACCACACAGCGAGCATGCCTGTCTTCCCATCAATCTTTGCAGCAATACCTTAGCTGGTAACTTAAAGAAAGCTATATTAGAAGAGTTCTTAGGACATTTCTTGCATAAATAAAGACGATTCTTGTACCACTCCGGATAATCCTTCTCATCCTTAGGAATCCTGCCCAATAAACTATCTTCCCAAGCTTGGGCTATTACTTGGGCTTTACCAATTGTTTGCACGATAATTATTTTTTAAATTGTTGTTGTTGAAAATCCTGTAACTGTTCCCATGTCATGCCATACCGACATTGGTACATAGCCTCATGGTTGTCACGTATAAGGGGATCTCCGTTCTTCAATCCCTCCATATCTTCTATCACCTTTATCTTCTTATCCAGGCAATCAAGCTCAATAGGCATCCTTTCGTCTGGATAACGATTACCCTCCTTGACATATATGCGACGTATCTTATCACGTCTTACACGCATCTCACGGAGATTGCAGATAACGTATCCGATAAACGGGATCCTGATAGATATATTATCGGTATATCTGGCGAGATGATGGATATAAGATACGGATGCTTTCATGCACCACTCGACCTGTTGCTTGGTAAACTTCCCTCCAGATCTTCTCACCACCTCATCGACAATATCCCTGTCGAACGAAATAAGACTCCTATCCATCGATATTCAATTTGTTTCTCTTGAATACGAATCCCATTACACGGGTGTCATCACCCTCTCCGTCAAGAACAAAATAATTACGTAGGCTTCTCATCTCAATAGACAGCTCACGGGTACGGAAATTTCCGTTCTTCTTGTCTACTAAAAAACCGCCACGCTTTAGCTCATTGTTAAGGACAGCGATATAAGATTCCTTCTGTCCATAACAATCCATATACTTGGCCCTGGTATCATCCGAGTATCCGTAGTTGATGTAGAAAGAAAGTAAGTTTATCGTCCTTTCAGTAATCAAGCTCCTACCCTTGGAATCCAGATAGCCGTTGTATATCCTTAAGAACTGCTGGATCATATCCAACCTAGTATCATAAGGCAACGCAAATACGAAAGCTTTCCTCTGTTCGGCCATATAAAATTAGTTTTCGACAAAACTACTTAAAAAAAATATCGTTGTCAAGAAATTTTGCCATAATCAACATAATATATGCTGACTAGCATGTATTTACGATAATCCAAAGGGAAAAAGCTGGTGGGGTAGAACGAACGAAGCCATGTATGTCTACGGCTGGCTACAATAGCGAGGGCAGTGAAGTTCACGTACGCTACGCACGTGGACGGCGGGGGACATCCTTATCCTGCCTCACGGGATGCGACCACTCCTTTTTTCTTTTTGGCTTCTTATCGCCCATGACATAGCCCAAGGCATCCAAAGGGGAAAAAGGTTGGTGGGGGACACGCTGGGACACCCAAGGTAAGGCTACCGACGTCATACCGGACAATGCCGCCAGAGGTTCGCTATTGACATGGACGGCGGTAGAGTTATGTTAGCCTGCCGGAGCGTGAGCGACCGCACATGACCTCGCTTTTTCTTCTTTGGCTTTTGCTCCACCCGATCCCCCTACCGGGGTACCGGCTTCCGGTATAGGATACGGCTTCTACCAGGTTTATCCTGCGGTATCCTGCATGACGGCACCATACCTTGGCGGTAAAAAGCAATGTTTTATTAAATAGAGACTTTAAGTGGAGTACACAGGAACTCGACGTCAGGAGAGGTTCTGTGTACGGATAGAGTTTATTAAATAGAGACTTTAAGTGGAGTACACAGGAACTCGACGTCAGGAGAGGTTCTGTGTACGGATAGAGTTTATTAAATAGAGACTTTAAGTGGAGTACACAGGAACTCGACGTCAGGAGAGGTTCTGTGTACGGATAGAGATATTAGAAAGTAGTATATATTTATAGAGTTAATTATATTTAATAAATATATCTATTAACGCGCGCGTAACAAGTGTAGTGTCAAAAATGATCTTCCACAAACACAGTGATTTACCCTCTCTAATTTATTACGACAATTTCGTATAAACAACAAATGGGTGACCTTCACAGGCTACCCATCCATCTGAATAACTTGTTTCGTATTGATGAAACTTGTATATTCGCAGAAAATAAAATCCACTATGGGAACAAAGATAGGTATTTTACATATAATGAAATCAAATTTCGATAAGATTCTTACCGAAAGATATACTCCACGTAATATTCAGGCCAAAAAAGATGAGCTAGGATGCGTAAAACTTCCAGCCGGGTCACTTATATGCCCAGTCGATTTCAAACCTGTTACCAATAAGGAAGGCAAGAAAGTGACAGCTATAAAATATTCATTGAAACATGAGGAGTATCATGGATCAGGTATTCAGATCAGTGATGAATGTAAGATGGCAATGATATATCTTATTATCATAAACGTATTCAAACATGTGTTTCTAAGAAATAGGATGCATGGCGGAAATAGAGATCAGATAGAGATCAATACCAATGATTTTATTGATATCCTATCAGATGGATGCGCTTATTTCTGCTACCGCCATGTGTTAAGGGATTCTCATGAGGATATGAACTACCAGCTTATAAGCTTAAAGGCTTGGGCTGAAGGAGAGATTATGATAGCTTTATCGGATATCATAAAATACAAGCATAAGGCTAGTAAGACCCCAAGGATAAAGGATATGTTTGTAAAGAAAGGAGAATCTGTATATACCTGCCTTGATAAAAATCTTGATTCGAATACCAGAAGATGGATGGCTAACAAAAGTCGTAAATTAAATAGAGTCAAGATGTTATCAAAAATAATATTCTCAGCTAGAAACAGAAATATAAATAAGATATATAAGGTAACTAAAAAAAGAACTGTCAAATTCAATGTGTCATATCTTATGGATAGATTGAATATAAAGTTATCAAAAGAAGGTATGATGCTAATATCCCAAAGAACGGTATATCGGATGATAAAAGAAGTTCTTAGTATGTGCTGTAAGACTATATCCGATTTATATGATGAGGTAAAGAAAAACAACGGAATAGTTAATACCAAAGACAGGAAAAATGTAACTATCGGACACCTAAGACTATCATACAGAGGAAAGATAATGCATATAATCATCGCCGAAGATTTTATAAAAGACGTCTTTTTAGGGGTAAAAGTGTCCGAGATGAGTAAAGCTGGATGATTTGAGTATCAGATATAAAATTTAATATTTATATATTATTCACATTTATTTTTAATAGTTAATTATAATTATTCGTATCTTTGTACCATAAACATAAAAAGATATGGTAAAAGAAGATTTTAAAAATGAAAACGACCTCCTTCGTCATATTATGACGGTGGATAAAAACGTGGAGCAAGGTCGTGCCTTGAAAAAGATTTTCACCACTAGGGAGAATCTGTTTATTACCGGTAGAGCTGGTAGTGGTAAAAGTACGTTCATGAGACGTATCGTAAAGTTCTTGGGTAAATGTGTTATAGTAGCCCCTACTGGGGTTGCGGCCTTGAATGCCGGAGGACAAACCATTCATTCTTTCTTCGCTATAAAAAACGATCCTTACATCCCATCAGTAGAGAGGAATATGTTATCAAATAAGGTTGATGTAAGTCCGTTCATGAAAAGTAAGGTCAAGAATCTTGATACTATCGTTATCGATGAGATTAGTATGGTAAGACCCGATTTGCTTGATGAGGTTGCCGATATACTTAGACAATGTAAACGAAGTAGGGAACCTTTTGGTGGGATTAGGCTGATCATGTTCGGCGATCTGTCGCAATTACCTCCTGTCGTGACTGCGGATGATTTTATTGATAAATATTATGAAAGCCGATTCTTTTTCTCGTCAAAAGCATTAAGAGCCTCAGGGTTCTCTGTAATTACCTTCGATAAGGTATTCCGTCAAAAAGATCCACAACTTTTGTCTGTGTTGGAGGATATAAGATGTGGGGTTATTACCGATGAATCTAGATCTATCCTAAAATCGAGGGTGATATGCCCTGAGAATATGAATGATACTATAGTAATATGCTCAACCAATAAGGAGGCTTATGAGATAAACAAATCTAATCTTGATAAGATAGATAATAAGGTATTTAAATTCGAGGCTAAGATATTCGGTGAAAAACCTATAGCTCCATGCGAGGATGAACTTATAATAAAAGTAGGAGCTAAGGTTATAATAACGAGGAACGGTAATGGGTATGTGAATGGTTCTATGGGTGTAGTAACAGATATAGATCCATATGAGGACGCTATATCCGTACAGCTTACCGACGGCAGTGAGGTTTATATAACTAAAGAAAAATGGGATAAGATAAAATACAGGCAAGTAGATGGATCTTTAGAAGGAACGTCTTGTGGTTATATCATTCAATATCCGTTAAGATTAGGATACGCTATTACTTCTCATAAAGTTCAGGGGATGACATTAGACAATATATTCGTTGATATGAGCAAGGCTTTTGAGATCGGGCAGATATATACCGCTCTTTCAAGATGTAGATCGATTGATGGTCTTTATCTAAAATCAGTACCTAATGATAACGCGATATTGTTAAGTGAGAATGTATCAAATTTCATGGAGAAGGTGGATGATAACGATGGCGTGTTCCTGCCGGAGAAGATATCTGATATCGGTAAGGGTATGATAAAGAAGCAACAGGATTTGTTTAATTTTGAGGAATTTGGGTTGTAATGGCTAAGAAAGAACTTTTTTCAGACGTAGATGAGTTAGTATCATCTTTAAATAAAGAGCTTGGAGAAGGCTCGATAATGAGCTTCGGTGACGATAAGCCTATAATATCCATACCAAGGGAAAGTACCGGATCGCTGGTGGTGGATAAGGCCCTCGGTGGTGGATGGGCGGTAGGCCGGATCCATGAGCTGGTCGGGATGGAATCTTGTGGCAAGACTATGATGTGTACGTTAAGTATGATCGAGTTCCAGAAAAAACATCCAGATAAGTTGGTAGCTATAATAGACGTGGAGAACGCTTTCGATATTGAGTACGCTAGGAAAATGGGATTGGATATAAATCGATTTTTGATCTCCCAGCCAAGCTACGGGGAGCTGGCTATTGACATTACAGCCAAGCTGGTGGAGTCCGGCAGGGTAGGATTTATTGTCGTGGATTCCGTGGCAAATCTAGTCCCGAAGAAGGAGATCGAGGGTGATATGGAGGATAGTAACATGGGATTGCAAGCTCGATTGATGTCAAAGGCTATGAGAGTTCTTACAGGGATCGTAAACAAAAGCGACTGTGTTCTGGTATTCATCAATCAGTATCGGGAGAAGATCGGTGTTATATACGGCGATCCTAAGGTAACGACCGGAGGTAACGCCCTTAAGTTCTATGCCTCTATCCGTATGGAGATGGCGAGAAAGAAGGTTATATTAGGTGAGGACGGATCTTCAGTAGGTCATGAGGTCAGGATAAAGGTGCTGAAGAATAAGACCGCCGTACCGTTCCAGATAGCCGAGACAGCCTTATATTATGGAGTTGGGTTTGACAAGGAACTTGAACTTTTGAAGTTATGCGAGGAAACCGGTATCTTTAACCGTAAAGGATCATGGTACTGGTACGGGGATGTCCGGGTAGGAAATGGGGTGGATAATACGTTAAGTATCATGAGAGATAATCAAGAATTGTGTCAAGAGTTAAGAACTAAATTGAATTTGTAACCATGGCAATAGGAGTAAAATTTGTAGACGTAATACCATCCAGCGTAGAGAACGCTGTCGAGGTTAAGAAGGGGGATGTAAAGAACTATCTGTTCGTAGGTATTCCCATGAGTGAATTTATCGGGAAGAGATATGAGTATGAGGGATTCATATACATGTGCCTACAGGGTGTCACCGGTGGTACGGAACTTGGCGGAGATATAGCCATAGCCGTATTAAGACCGGTTCGACCAGCGACAGGACAGGCTTCTTATCATTTGGTATCGTATACGCCTCTCACATATACGAGATCTGATGTAGCGATATTACTTAGAAATGGAGATTTTAAGGTTGTTAAACGTGATGATTGTAATCTTATCTGATCATGGGTACGTATATCTCTATAAAATCAACAGTAAACGCATTCAGGTACGGTATTGATCCTATACCTGAATGGTTCGATAAGATATCTAACAAGACTGATGAGGTTGATGTTATGGTTGAAGGGAATAAGGTAAAGGCATTGGATATAAGGCTAGAAAATGGCATTCTACGGGCTTTTTACGGTCATTATATAGGTATGTACCCAGATAAATCGATACAGGTGTTTAGACCGGAGGATTTTCATTCATTATATACGATTAAAATATGAAAATATACACTGGACTGATAAAAGATCTAGGATGTAGATGTTTTTATTACAATAGCGGTATGAATATACCTATTGGGTTCGTATGCGCTGAGATACCTGATATTAGTTCTATATTATCATCAAAGAATGGATTATCTCATTTTTATGAACATATGATAATAAAACGTAATGATGATATTAGTGATAAGTTATTCTTTGATTTTAATGGATATACAGATCCTAGATCATTAGTATTTAAAGGATTTACATTGCCTGATGTTGATATCAAGAAGTGTATTGATTTTTCTTATAATTTTATCGTATATCCAGACATAAGTGAAGATCTTATAGAAAGTGAGAGGAATGTTATATTGACTGAAATTGATAATGATGAATCATGTATTAATATAGATAGACTTATAAAACTATCTGGAATAGATAAACGTTGTTTTATAAACACATTAGGTACTAAAAGGTATGTCAGCAAAATAACAAGGGATGATCTTTATATGTGCCGAGATACGATATTGAATAAGTCAGAAATGGTATTTCATTTATATGGATGTGATGATTTTATGAATAAATATGTATCGGATATAACGGAATTATCAAATGACGTTGATATTAATACATACTATCGTAATAGTCTTAAATATTTCCATGTTCATGGTCCTAAATATGGTGTTTATAAATATACTAAAAAGCCCAAACAGTTATATGTATCATTTGTATTAGATAATTATAATTTTAAGAAATTGTGTGTGTTGCTTATCATATTATCTATGATGTGTGATAATTATAATTTCTCTATGTTTAATTATCTTAGATCTAACGGATTATGTTATTCAGTAAATAGGAGATATATAGAATGCACGAATAGAATAGTAGCCAACTTGATAATTGACGTAAGCCCAGATAAATGTGAGATCACAAAAGATTATGTGGTTGATTATATTAATAACTTTAAGCTTATAGCAAATAATGACAACATAGAATATGCTATAAGAATGATTAAATTAAATGATAGATTGAATATAATGAATATTGAGGATTACCACGATGCCTATATATCTTTTGTAAGATCAAGACTTAATGGGGTAATGGATTTATATAAATCATATGACAATATATCTGTGGATGATGTTATGGATATGATTAAAGATATTACCGAGAATAGATTAATAATTCAATACTGCTCTTTATGAATATAGCGATAGGAATAGATCCGGGTATAGATACCGGAGGATTGGCGATGATCCCGGAGAATGGCGAGGTTAAGGTAATCATGACTCCAAGGATATCGGCTAAGGGGGATATAGATCTTAGGGCTATATCAAGCTTCTTCCTCGATGCCGCTGACAAGATCCAAGAAAAGGGAGGCGGGACGCTGGCGATCGCCGTCGAGGACGTCCATAGCATCCACAACAGCTCGGCAGCCAGCAACTTCACCTTTGGCGGGAGACGCCGGGAACCGAACGCCCTATTCGCTATGATGGTGGAGATGATGGAGCGATACGGATCTCACCCGGATGTTAGGTTCATGTTCGAGGAGGTGCAACCAAAGACCTGGCAGAAGGAGCTTCATACGACAGCCGATCGGGTGTATACGGCGGCGAAGTTAGACACGAAGGCTACCTCCATCCGATGTGCCATGCGCCTTTTCCCTTTGGTCTCTTTCGTGAAACCATGGTCAGGAAAAGGAGTACAACCTACTAAGATACAAGACGGAATGTGTGACGCCACGCTTATAGCCGAGTATATTAGACGTAAGTTTAAACTATTTTAATACTATTAAGTATTTATTGTATTTGTATTAATATAATTATGATTATATTTGCGATGTAATAAAAAGTTGTTCGTTATGCTTATAAGATGTTTGTCGAAGTCATTAAATGAGAAGTTGGGCAAATTGGAGACGGTTGTTAAGAATGCCGGTCCCAACTCCCTTTATAAGGATCTTAAGATAGATGTTGTCAATAATCTGGCTTATATCACTTCCGTAAATGTAAAGGTATGTGTTATAGAGCGATTGGAGGTAGAGGCTGACTCTAACTTCTCTTTCTTGGTAGAGGCAAGCTCTTTTATTAAGTTCATGAAAAAACAGAAGAATTGTGAGATTACGATACTGCTTTCGGATAGAAAAGATCAGATAACGATCCGCTATGCTTCTGGTGAGTATAGTTGTCCGGCTTTTGATATCAATACATTCCCGCAGGTACATAAGATACTTGATGGAGGAATTAAGGTTAAGATGAGCGATTATGTTTCGGTTCTTAACAAAGCCTGCGATTATACGGAGGTAGATGACTTTTATCCATGCATCGAGAATGTGGTCATTGATATTGATGATATTAATATTAATATAGTAAGTACGGATAGAAATACTATTTACAGGTATTTTGTCCCTAATAAGGATAAGGTAGATAAGATGTTTATCCCGGTATCGAACGAATCCGCGATATTGCTTGATAAGCATATCAATAAGTCATCGGATATGTTGTCTATAAAATTGGACGATACTAAGACTTATTTTTCTACGCCTGATATGGATATGTATGAGACCCATTTTGAGGGTAATTATCCAAATTGGAGGTTCGTGGACGAGCATTTTGTCAAAACAAGTACCTATGTCTTTGATAAGGATCTACTCGTCCAAGCCCTCCAAAACAATCTTAAGGTAAATGAGTTTGATCATTGCAAGTTGATATTTACCGATAAAGGATGCGGTATTATGTCAGAGAACCCGTCTTCCGGTAAATCATGTAAGGAGAGACTTGCTTCTTTGTCTTATCATGGTGAAAATATTATATGTAATGTATTATGTGGAAGATATCTTGGTATCATAAAAAGCATATCGTGTAATAGGGTGGTTATCGAGCATGATCATAAATCTCATTTCAATAAGATTTATGGGGAGGATAATAAGAACGAGTATTTCTTGTCATCATCAGTTATTGTTTAATATTTAAAAATATATAAAATGGGAGTTAGAGAAAATTCATCAGATGGTAATAACCATTACTTTAAAGTAAGTGGTAGCGGACTATTATATCAGTCATCAAGAGAGCCAAAGGAAGGTTTCGAGGAGCATATAAACGAGAAGACCGGAGCCGTTTCTTATTGGAGGGTATTCTGGAATGGTATCGAAGGTTATTTGTCTGATATCAATGTGCGAGAAGTGGAGTTCAATGGAATAAAAGCCAAATACGTGTCCATAAAGATAAGTGATGAGGATGGTAATTATTTCATAAACGTTCCTTTGATGACTCAAAAAGGAGGTATTAATAATTACGTGAAGTCACTGGTAAGGTACTTGCCTAATATTGACCTAAAACGTAAGGTGGTAATAAATCCTGCTCATGCTAAGAAAGGGGATCCATATGCTCCCGGTAATTTTTTCATTTCATACGCTAGGGAAACTCCAGATGGAAAGGACGAGCTTATCCAGCAATATTATAAGAACGGACAGAACGGATGGCCTGATAGGGTAGAGAGCACGGATATAATGGGTAACAAGAAATTCGATTATACGGCTCAAGACACTTTCGCTTTTCAAGTATTTAAACAATATCTTGAAAAGTTTAAGGCTGAAAACAAAAAATCGGAACAGGATAGAAGCCAAAGCATGGGCGCTACGCCAACCGCACAGACGCCCCCACCGTCATATGCAACGCAGGCTCCATCGCAAACGCCTCCTCCATCATACCAGCAGGCTCCGCAGCAAGCGCAAGCCCCTTTGTTTGGAGGTCAACAACAACCTCCTCAATATCCTCCTTTTGGAGACGACAGTGATCTTCCATTTTAATTAACTAATTAAAAATCAGAAAGTTAATGGAGAGTAATTTCAATATATCTACTAAAGTGAATCGTGTCTCGATGCCTACCCAAAATAAGGTAGATACGGTTATGAAGAACCTAGGGCATCGATCTTGTATAGCGTATTCCGAGGAAAAGGATATGTATTATAAGGATGGAGAATGGGTAGCGTCAGATCTTGACGCTACTATCTTACCTCTTAGGGAGATGTTCGAGAAGACATCTGATTTTAAGTTAGGACTGAAGATCGTTTATTTAATAATCAAATTATAATGGCCAGTATTGAGGATATTAAAAAGCTTCTGGAAAGCAAGTCGTTTACATCAGCCAGAGACCTTGATGAGCTTGAGGAGAAGCCAGATGATAAACAAAACGAGGTTAGATTGAATTGCGACCCTATGGTAGGGATGATGGAGGAAGAGGGGAAGATCTTCCTTAACTCCGTAAGATTCTCGAAAGCATGGAACTCGTTGGGTAAGGATATTCCTATCAAGCAGGGTAATGCCTTCCCATTAGGACAGGGTGATGTCCTTGATATAGACACAGGGGTATGGGCATCGTTCCCGGATAATACCATAGGGGTGTTGATGATGCTGCCGTCGTTTACCGGAGATACGGGACTTACTTTGGTAGGATCACCGTTCGTCTCGTCTAATAACGGGAATATCATGATCAGGGTCACTAATGTCCGTAAGGATATGGCTATAGTCGAGAAAGACAAACATATAGCTGAGTTAATTATAGTCGGCAAGATAAAAGCCGATATTTTTAGAACTTATAAAAGTAATGAACATGTTCGGATTGAAGATAGTAAAGAGTAGTTATATAGATACTCTAAAACAGGATCTTGATGAAGCTATTAGCTATTCAAGTAGATTAAAAAGGGATTATGAGGATGCTAGTAAGAAGATAACGGAATTGGAAGAGAAAATAAAGTATCTTGATACGCTTGTCGATTCTCTTGATATGGATATAGATTCCAAGGATTCTCATATAGTTAAGATGGGGAATGAGCTTAGTAAATCAAGAGAGCTATATAATGAGTCGGTAAAAGAGAAAGAAACTCTTAAACGGGCTTATATGGATATCGAGAAGAAACATAAACTATCATCTAAATTACTCGATGAGGCTAGAAGAAGATATAAGGAACTTGAGGACCAGAATAAAATCATGTCAGATCGTATCAAATATCTTGAGGCAGAGATTTTAGACATCGATGTTCCTGATGAGGTTGTTGTTGATGAGGATAAGATGGATCCTAACTCAGGTCATATTGATATACCTGAAAATAACGCCCCTGAGGTCGCTGATGCTGGTATTGACGTAAATGTCGAGAATAAGGCGGAGGATAAGAAGAAATCTAAGAAACGTAAAAAATCTAAGAAAAGTGAATAAGATCTTGTTTTTCTTGTTAACGTTATTTACCTTAGCGGTTGTCGGATGCAGTACGTCAAGAACCTACTATACGGAATATGATACTACTGATATATCTTATGTGGTGGATTCCATAGTGTCTTCCGGGACCGTGATGGGCCAATGGAAGGAGTGGCGGTTTACGCTGGACGACGGCCGGGTCGATAACTTTGGCTTCACCGCCCTGTACGACGCCAAGGGAAAGGCTAGAGGGTCTATACAGGTAAGGCAAAGATCCGATACGTTTAATATCAAGATAATTGATTACCATAAAAAGGATAAAAAATGAGTTACGGGTTAGGATATATACCATCCCCTGTGGATGACAGAGACGCTATCATGAATATGCAGCATGAGGCTGTCCCTGATGAGTATAAGGTCAACAACGTTGATAGCGTAGTGGATCAAGGATCTTCTCCTATTTGCGCTGCGGTAAGCTTAGCTGAGATACTTAACTGGAGAAAGAGTATAAGGGCTATTAAAAGACCGGCTAAGATCTCTCCCTACGATATATATGATCTGAGAGAGGATAAGGATCAAGACGGGATGGTTCTTCGTGACGCTATCAAGTCTATCAAGAACATAGGCGTAGATGGGGAGAAAATAAACAGTTACGCTAGGATCATAGATCCGGTATCAGCTAAGGTGGCTTTGATGCTGAATGGGCCTCTGGTTATAGGTCTGTATTGCTATAATTATGGTAATCGATTCTGGCAAGGCCAAGGGCAGAACTTGGGAGGTCATGCCGTTATCCTCACCGGCTGGGACAAGGCCGGCTTCGTCCTACAGAACAGCTGGGGGACGGGATGGGGTAGGTCTGGCGTGGAGACGTTCCCGTTTGAGGATTGGTGTTATATGCTAGAATGTTGGACCGTAGTTTCATGATATTACTATATAAACTTCGAGAAATTCCGATCCGCATCCTCTTGTGAAAGCCGATGTGGAAACCATCCTGGCGTATCCCCTCAAGCTTATACCTTGTAGAAAGGGTAGTTGGTCGCACGTGGGTTCAAGCCCCTCCGCCAGGACTACGTTGTTTTTTTGGGGAAAAACTAGCATAGAGTTTTGTCATTAGATTTAGAGTTTAGATTTTGTTTGATGTCCTTGTCCGGGAGGATCGGGACATATGGATCCGAGGATCATTGGATGATTACCATAATATTGGAGATGCTGGTTCGATTCCAGCCGGATTCGCTAAAATATTGTTTTAATATGGATAATGGATATGTAGAGATAATAGATACGACTCATCATAGAGCTAGAAGTTGCGGAGCTGTATATGAACATATAATCGTGGCTGAAAGAAAAATAGGAAGACTTTTGAAGCCGGAAGAAGTCGTTCACCATATCAATAAAATAAGGCATGATAATAGACCTGATAATCTTATGATATTTAGATCTAATGCCGATCATACAAGGTTTCATCATGGAGCTGAGGTTTACTTTGATAAGGAAGGGATAGCGTATTGTAAACCCGTGGAAGTTAAGTATTGCTCGTGCTGCGGTAAGGATTTATGTCATGATACTGAGGGAAGTTTGTGTTTTGATTGTAATAACAAGAAAAGAAGAGAGGATATGTTATCCAAATATGGTGATATAACTAAGGATAAGCTTTTTGAGATGCTTAAAAATGAGTCTTTCCTAAGTGTCGGTAAAAAATTAGGCGTATCTGACAATATGGTAAGGAAAATATGTGATATCTTTGGCATTCCAAGACATGCCTCTTACTACAGAAAATTAAAGGATTGATAATTAGGGGAGTTAATTTAACGGATAGAATTTACGATTCCTAATCGTAGCGTGGATAAGGGTTCGATTCCCCCACTCCCCACATGGTGTTTTCTTAAACATATTCCCGTAGGTCGGTAATTAGCGATAACCGGTAGACAGCCTACGGGAATCAACAAAATCTTACGTGCTTAAGATCGCTTTCAGTTCTATTTTTCGTGTGTAATCTATAGGAGGGTAGCACGACCCTCCTTTTTATAAATACTATTTGCTATGGACATTAATCAGATAAAAAAGTACCTGCCATTAGGATGGGATGTGGTTGATCTAATAGATCACGGCATAATTGATCTTGATATCATGAATGGTAAGATGATGGGTGAGTATGTGGCTGTGTTGATGATAAAATCTTATGATAAGACCAATGGTCATATTCTAACCACTTTCTCGTTCCATGATAAGGATATGGAGAAGTTGAGGATGTTGATAGGTAACGCTATAATGGCGGTAGGATATAGGAATAATCCTCTTACTGGAGATGGGAACACGGCAATCAAATAAAGGCACGGAATACACTGAAAGAGGGATATTGGATATCCTTAACAGACAGTTCTTGGTATCTCCTAGATGGATTATAAACAACTTGTATGTCTATAACTGGGAGTCTGATTATCTGGCTATAACCAGATCCATGTACGCTTATGAGGTTGAGGTGAAGATCTCGTTGGCTGACTATAACAAGGATTTCGAGAAAGAGGGTAAGCACCAAGTAATGCAAGGCTGGTTCGAGGCTCGGAAGCAAGCCCTGTACGAGACCGGTGACTGGCTCAGGTACGGCCGCCCCAATTACTTCTACTACTGCGTTCCGGATGGGTTGGTTGATCCTAAGGACATACCTCCTTACGCCGGGCTTGCTTATGTTTGTGGCAGGAATTTGAGAAAGATCAAGGACGCACCTATCCTGCATCGTGATAAGTTTGATCCGGAAGCCTATAAGATGGCTGACAAATTCTACTATAATTGGTGGAATGAGAGACGTAAGGCTAGACAGATAGAGGGGAAGGATATGAAAGACGAGTTTAGGAAAAGCATGAAAAAGGTTAAGGAGAAGATAACTGTTGATGCTAAGATCAAGGCGATGGAGGCGTTCAGGAGCGTCTGCGATTACGCCTACTGGCCATACGGGGGAAGAGGGGTTCCCGGAATGAGACCCAACTGTTCCGCTTGTGGAGAGGAATGTAAATTACAATGCCCGAAGGGGAAAGAATTTAAAAACAAGATAAAATGAGTAAGATTAAAGATTTATTGGCAAGAGCCATTTCATTGGCATCAGAGCAACCTATGAGCTATAAAGAGGCGGTTGAGTTACTTGATGGTATAGATACGTGTAAGGTCAAGATCTGGCTGGAAGAAGGGGCTAAGATGCCTAAATACGCCCATGAGGATGACGCTTGCATGGATCTGTTCGTTAAGAACATAGAACTTGACAGTGGTAGGATCATATACCATACTGGCGTACATGTAGCCTTACCTGAGGATTATGAGATGGAGATCCGCCCTCGTAGCAGCATCACCAAAACTAAGTCCATTATCCAAAACGCTCCGGGTACCGTAGATGAGGGATACAGAGGGGAGATTATGGTAGTGACTAGACGTATAGATCGTTATGGTGATCCTTCTTATTCGGCAGGGGATAAGGTAGCTCAATTGCTTATCCGTAGACGGGAACGCATCGTATGGGATCAAGTAGATTCGTTAGAGGATCTTGGAGAATCAGAGAGAGGTAATGGTGGGTTTGGTAGTACCGGTAAATGATAATTGATATGGAGAATAATAACACGTCTACCACAACCAATGAGGGGTTGAAAGAAATCGATAAACAATTAAATCATGTTATGTATGGATGGAGATGCCCTGTATGCGGAAGGGTATATTCACCTTTTACATCTATGTGCGCTTATTGCGGAAACAATAATAACGTTAATCATATTACATGTAAATTGACATGAGCGGAAGGATTAAGATAAAACCCAAAAATAAGGATAAGAAACCTAAGATCGATGTATTTAAGGTAATAGAGAGCCGGTTTAAGAACATGAACGAGCTTCGGGATCTGATCGATACGGATCCAAGGAAAGGGCTGGTCAGGATCCGGGACGGGGCCGGCTTTAGGGAGGTGGAGCGGGGAGGATGCCTGCACCGGAACTACCTTAACCTATTGGAGGATGAGCTGGGCGCTAAATTATCCATAGATCTTATAGAAAGGTATATCAAAAGATAATAATATATTAAATCGTAAAATATGAATAGGTATGTAAAGAAAACAATTGCAGTAGAAGCTATAAAATGGAAGGGATTTAACAATCATGAGATCGAGGATTTCGCTGGTGATAACGTTAAAATAGAAGTTATTCGTGAAGGTGATGCGGATAGAGGGATACCTCCTTGTATTGATTGCAGTATAAAAACCCTTGAAGGTGTTATGACTGCCAATGTAGGTGATTATATCATAAAAGGGGTAAATGGAGAGTTTTAGCCTTGTAAGCCTGATATATTCGAGAAAACATATTTACATGAAGATGAGATGGGTAATATATCCGACGGGTATCATACATTTAACGAACTATATAGATATCGAATGCTTTACAATGCCGCTTTCTTCAATGAACTTGCCAAAAAAGGCGACGTAAAGGTATGTAAGTCATATAGGCATCATGATGGGGAAGAATGCTTCGGTGGAGGATGGTTCATCGTCATGGCCGAACTCCAAACAGGACAGGTATCCAATCATTATGAGAACCTGTATTGGGAGCTGTTTAATATCCCAGAACTTGATACGGCATGGGAATGGGATGAACATACGCCTAATGAGGCCGCTGATAGAATAGAATTGTATTTGAAGTCAAATTGA